ATTGGCAGGGCAGGCATCTCTCAGCGATATGACCATTGACTTGGAGACACCGGCTGGTCGTAACGCTGCTGTAAAGATGTACATGCCAATCGTTTATAAGATCGCAGATCAATATGTAGGTAAGAGTCGTCTAGATCGTCCATCCCTGATCGATGCAGGCACCGAGGGTCTGGTCAATGCTATGAATACCTGGGATAGGAAGAAGGGGGGTTCATTCCGTACATTTGCATCCTACACTATTCAACACGCTATTCTAGATGAGATCAATGCAGTTGGTCATACATTATCAGGAACCAACTGGTATGCAGAAGAGACTTTCGGATCAGCTATGCTGGATGCAGTTTCCTTGGATGGGTTCCTAGGAGATAACGATGATGACTTTGATCAGGACCACTTGAAAGCTCTTGGGGCTGCTGACAGTGCACATGATTATGAAGGAGAAGAGAAGAGATGGAAAGAGGTGTATAAGATGATCGAAGACAAGTTCTCCGCTCGTGATGTAGATATCTTCTATCGTTATTTTGGTCTTGGTCCTTATTATGGTAAGAGACAAAAAGTCAAAGACATTGCCAAAGAATATGGCATGTCCGATGGTAATATCCAAAATAGCATCATCAGCAAGATTCTTAAGTTCTTGCGTACCAATCCAAAAGCAGCTAGCATCACTGGTGCTATCAAAGATGCGTACACTGAGTCTGTTGCATTGGAACACGCACTATGTGGTAAAGGTGCTATCAAGGAGGCACTGTATGATGACAACGTATACATGATGCTGGAAAGTATCACTCGTTGGAACGACAAGCGCGCACTAGAACGCGCGGTGCTGAGTGCATGTGACAAGTTAGATGTTGCTGACGCCAAGTTCATATTGGATTGTTTGACTAAAGGTATAGATGTCTTCAATGCCGGACTTCGTAAGAATCGACGCATGATCGTATTCTTCCTTGGTGAGGTATATCCTACAGAAAACATGAGTCGCAAGAAAGATGCTGACTTGGCTGAATATATGGAGGAGCTCATCTCCGCTACTAAAATGTTAAATATAGAATGGTAAAATAAACAAAAATCAATATGCAAAACATTACAGATTTCTTATACGAGAACTTGAATGAGGCTGATGAGGCAAAACTTAAAGAGCTCGAGGATAAGATCAATGAGGCTGAAAAAGATGATAAAGCCACTGAATCTATCAAAGACGAAAAGACTTTCCGCGATTACGCTGAAAACAAGTTCAAAGAGGTGTTCGGTGACGAACTCGACGAAAAGAAGATGAAAGATACTATCGATGGTCTTCTTAACGACAACAAGGATCTTGTAGAAGCTGGTGAATGGGGTGAGCTCGTTGGTATGCTCAACAAGTCATTCGGCGCATAATTAAACGATTGTAACACATGGACAAATTTAGTCAACTTATTGCCAAAGGCGTTGCAGCATTCCATTATACACCAATTGCTCGAGCAATACCGGAACAATGCCCTATATGCCGTGCATACAACAATACCTTCGGTGCAGCGACAGACACTCATATGTCTCATCTCGATGACGGACGTATCGTTGTCACTGGACATATCATCTCTGATCCCCACAAGTTTGACCAGTTCATCTATTCGTCTATGTACGGTGGGGTCAACTTCAGACATTCAGGGTATTGGAGTTTTGGTGACTTCATGATCCGGTATAATCTGGTAGGTACCTATGATGTACTGAACGGAGATAATGTTTATATACTCAAGCCTATCGAGGAACGCAAAGGTCCAGAAGAAGGCAAAGAAGGTGCATGTATAAATGCATGTCCCGACTGCTGCAGCGCTGTATCCACAGCCTCTTTTATAACCAGTGAAAGCACCATTCCACAAAACGGTCGTTTCCTTTCCCGTCATGGTGATTACATGGAAGTGGCTGCTTGCGCTAACGACAATCCTTTTGCCATGGCTAAGGCAATGAATGAATCCGTTAACATCTATGGTAATAACTGGTGCGTAGCTAACCTAAGTGACGGAACCCATATCATTGGATTCTTTGATAACAAGACATATATCCTTTAATAAACGCTAATACAACATGGCAGCAATAAAATCAATAGAAGAACTATTCGGAACTCTTCAACAGAGTGTGGTAGCCGAATGGCGTAAACACCTCAAAGCCGATAATCATGACGTTCATGTCATCCTGGATGAGTTCTACAAAGAGATGCCTGAGAAGGTCGACAAGCTCATTGAAGACTTCATGGGACATAACAAACAGAAGGTCGGCGACTATAAGAACGTACTCGATGCTGACGAATACGATGCATTGAAGTATCTGGAAGAGCTCCACTCTGTTTGTGACTCTGGTCGTAAACTACTGAATGAAGTCCCTGAACTCGAAAGCGACCTGGATGACGTGGTAAGTCTTATCGATTCTTGTATGTACAAACTCCGCGAGCTTACCAAAGTCAAGGAGAGTTTCCATATGAAGAGCTTGACTGAGTTCTTGTATGAGGCATTAGAGAAAACTCCAGATGAACGTTTGGATCTTGACACACTATCAGATACCGAACTGGAAACACTCGTCGAAGACATTCTCAAACACAACAAAGACTTCGATAAGAAGTATGTCGACAAGGCTGTTCACGCACTCCTTGGAAACGGATACAAGGTGACTGCGGCTAACTTCATTTCAAAGACTTGTAAGGCTGCGGGAGACGATGAAGTTCATTTCATTTATTCCAATGACAACAACCAGTGGTGGGATCCTGAAAAAGGTATTTGGACAGCGTTCTAATAATCATGATTCAAAATTTAAAGGGTTGCTCAATGAGTAACCCTTGTTTTTTGCGCGATTTTCTTCGATTTAACGCGATATCTATATTGAGCCTTATAACTTATTAACTCAATACAAGATCTCTTGTTATAATGCAAAATTTACAATCCTATGCGATCCATAGCTTCCATTGCTTTGGTTGCGTATGTACTTGCCTGTTCTGCTGTAGCGCCCAGATGCATCAGTTTGTTAACCTCTTTCGAGAGCACTTCGCGTGCTAAAAGAGGAGACTGTTGTTTGGTGTAATGGGAGCACTCCCAATCGATTACCAAGTCGTCCCAAAAGAGCCAGCCGTGCTTAAGGAAGAACTCTCCATGATGAGGATGAATGCGTCTGTGGATGTACTGTACTTTCTCGTACGGGAGAAAAAGACGCAGGAATGGCTTTTCGATGTCGTGAAACAGATAACGGAATTTCCAGGCGCCTAAGTTAAGTGCTGTCATGTTATAGGCGCACCAATGTGCGAACCAATACGGGAATGTTGCCCTGTCTTCTTTAGTAAATCTTATGTTCATAGTCTATTTTCTAATATGAATATATATATATGAAAAAAGAGGAAATCTTTAGAAAGAAATCCCCTTATTTTTTTGCATCTCGTATTAACCGAGGCGTTTCATTACCACTTGTGATACCAGTTTACCATCCGCGCCAGGAAGTTTGGATTTGATAGCCTTGATAATGGTACCCATATTCTTTTTCTCCGGAGATATTTCGTCCACTACGATCACCTCATCGAACGCCTTGTTGATGTCCTCTTCGGTAGCAGGTGTTGGGAGAAACTTATTCAGAATGCTGATCTCTGCCTTTTCTGCTTCGGCAAGATCCGGGCGATGTGCCTGTTCGTATAGGTCAGCTGACTCGGTGCGCTCTTTGACCATCTTGTTGATGATCTGCAACTCGACCTCTTCAGTAAATTCTTTACCGATGTTTTGTTTGGCAGTTCTCCACTCGGTGAACTTGGCTTTCATAGCACGGAGAGTTCGAACGCGCACCTCGTCGTGCTCTTTCATGTAGGACATAATGAGTGTGTCCAGTCTGTCGTTAATCATATTACCCATAACTTATAAGTTTTCTATAAACAGTTTCAAATAGTCGATTGATGGATCAAATCTTGATTCATAAAAACGGTTGATGATGATTTTTGCTGCTTCGATAGCGCGTTTCTTTTGATGTTCTACACCAGCAGCGAACTCACTTTCCTGGTAATCTTGTTCCTCAAATAGAGTCTCCTCAAACTCAGGAGAGAGCAATGTATCGTAGAACGGACAGTCCTCACTACATTCGTTACACATACACCTACAGGTATCATCGTCCCCACAGTGTATACAGTTTGGATCATATACGCTCATATTTCAAATAATTTTCTGATGGACAATGGGTCACCGTTTTTTAGGATCCGTATGTCAAATCTTTTTTCGTTGATAAAGTTTTCACCTTCCAGATTGAAATGTCTGCAGTACTCAATCAAGGCACGGATCTGAGCTTGTGTAGGATCCGGTGTGTAGATCTTTTCGCCGGTAACAGTATTTCTGCCAATATACATGTGTGCGAAGTATCTGATATCCTGAACGTGAACTTTGATAAATCCGTTCTTTTCCAGTGTGTCCTCAAGACTTACCCCCAGACGATTCAACTGAATATACTGTGTTCGCGCATATTTATTATATACAACCCCAGACACTTCTAGATGGGCTAGACCGTTCTCTTCTTCTTCAATGACGTAGAACTTACCATCTGGTGTCAAATATCCCACAGGATGCTTGTATAAGAATACGTTGTCGTCAAAGATTGGTGATAGGTTAATCTCACCTCCCGATGTAGGTACGTATCCATTGCTGAACAGTATGTTTTCCATATTAGATAGGGTATCACCTTCTCCGATGACTCTACCTATGGCGTTTTGAGTGGGTACTTCCAAATACAGAGTCACTCGAGCTAGACGTGTCTTGTGATTCTTGGTTCTGTATTCGTATTCTTCATCTGGCATCATAAAGCGCTGACTAATGTTATATTGTTAGACATGAATACGATCGGACCACCCTGAGACATGTGCGGTCCGAATATTATCATCAACTCCCAAAGGGCACGTTCGATAGTGTCGCCTTCTTTGTAATTAGTAGGGAATATCTTTTCATCCAGGTCTTCATCACCGGATATATGATATCCTTTGTTGTATTGGTTAATGACAGACGCACCGTGTGCGGTCAAGATTACTTTTGTAATCACATTGATGTTGATATCTTGTGGATATGTCATACTGAGTATCCTTTCTTTACTTTATAGTAATCAATTACAGCAGTAACGCTCTGCATGCTGTACATGTACTTGAAGATTCTGTTGATCCTTGGGTGGTAATACTCTACTACAGCATTGCGCAATTTACGATACCACTCTTCGGACTTGTCGTTGTCCAGCTTCAATACTTCTGCAATCTTATCCATCTCCTTTTGCGAAGTGAACATATTGTCTTTAGGGAAGTATTGAAACAGGAAGTTCTTTTGCTTCGTTGTCAGTGTAGCTCGTACGGGTTTCATATTAGATAACGTATCCAATGATTATACTAATGATTAAGAGGAACAAGAGGACTACACATCCGATAAGGGAGAGTCCCATTGTGACCCAAAGGAAGTAACTCAAGATCCTGTCGTAGACATAGTTGCTATCCCATCCTACAAGAGATCCAACGAACATTACGATCCCTTCGATTAAAAACAGCGTGATTAACACTAAGATTACTAAGATTCCTACTCCTGTTACTGTCGTTGTCATTGTCATAGTTGTTTTCCTTTCCTTTGATTGTGTTATGTATATATATCTGAAACTTTTCTAAATCTTTAGTGAAAATCCATAAAAAAAAACACCCCGACTCTCACAAGTCAGGGTGCCCTGTTAAACATTATATCTGAGTAAGATACTAATGATTAGAGGAAGTATGCACCGTCGGCATCTACTGCGAATGTGAAATAGTTCTGGTCTGGGTGGAAACCGGCGTCAACAATTTGGAATCGGCTGTTTACAAGCAACTTAGGAGCCATTGTACCTTCAACAACGGTTTGAACGGTGTCGGCAAGGATGTACGGCATGAAGATTACACCAGGAGTGTTACCATCTGACTTACGTCCTACGCAGATACGGCAGTCATCCCAAGTCATGTAAGGATCAACGTATACTTGAAGACCTGCAAGAGTACCTGCGAAGTACAAGCTGTTAGATCCATCTTGTGTCAAGGTGTTGGTCATAGGAGCAACAACGAAGCCGGCGCAGTCTTGAAGAGCTGAGAGGACTTGAGTGTTGGTTACCAACCATTGGCCACGTCCGAAACGAGATACGTTTGCGATCAAGTTAGCAGCGGCAAGAGCGCGGCTCATGATACGACGTTGATGAGTATGAGTGTTCTCAGCTGCAGTGTTCAAAGTTGCGTTCTTAACAACCCAACCATTTGCCCAACCTGTTGCATCAGCTGCAGATACGCCATTCAAGTCAACAAGATACTTAGCTGCAGTGAAGTCGCTCAAGTTCTTAGTTGCTGTGTTGGTTGCACCGAAGAAGAGGTTCAAGTCAACACCCTGGTAATCGTATTGGGTCTTTGCGTTCTCAACACCAAGTTTGAATACGCGGTCCAAGATACGGTTGTTAATGTGTTGTGAGATCTCGTTCTGCATTGCCTCGAGAACCTTACCGATAACGTCTACTCCGTAGAGTGGCATATCCTGTAGCTGTTGACGAGTTACGGAACCAGTTACTTCGTAAGCACCCATTTGTACGAGACGGGTGAACATACGAGCGCCGATTGTGTTACCAACACCGGTTTCGTTCTCTGCACGGCTCATAGGATCCTTAGATCCGGTAGCGAAGTTAGCGAAACCTTGAACGTGGTCAGCTGCACCGCTTACGAACTCTGGACGAGCTGCTGTTACGCTGGTTGCGTCGCCGGTACCCAACTTGATAGTCAAACCTGTCTGCTCAAATACGTCTGCGATAGAAGTGTTTTCGTCTCCGCAGTCAACCACCTTAACGATGATAGAGTTGTCAAGACGTGAGCTTCCGATGTAAGTTGCGTTCAATGTCTTGCTGTCTGCACCGGTTACAACAACTGCTGCACCTTCTGCAAGAGACTTAGCGTTTCTCTGAACAGCGCGATCTGTAATGATACGGATGTAGATAGGTTTGTTAGCGTCATCTTTACCCTTACCGTCGAGAGAAGTCTCGTTGAGTTTACCGAGCTTACCACCGGCATATGGGAAGTCCATATATGATAGCATTGCCCAAGGACCACTTGCAGGAATAACTGGGACGAGTTCCAAACCGATTGTCATAGCAGCGATTTCAAGAGACATTGTCAAAGTTGACATAGGAATATCACCTGAACCTACTTTCTGATTATGGAAATCAGTTGCGCCGATGCCGATACCTGAACCTTTTTGGAAACCGTTGGCAGGTTCCGGCATTTGTGGGTTGCCCATACCGAGCGTGTTAAGAGGAGTGCTGTAGATACCAGCTGCAGGGTCGCCTGCTTGAACAGCCTCGAACATCTCGTGGTTAGCAGCATATTGAGACATCCAAGCCAATTTTGACTTATTCTCTATGTGAAGAGACTCACTAATGATGCTAGACCATTTTTGTGCGTTTTCTGTTAGAATCATTTTATTGATATTTATTTATTTTCGTTGGTTAAACTTTCTGATTCTATAATAATAAAATCAGTTTTTCAAAGTTAATGAGTTGATATACAACGAGTTACTTATTAGCTGGGTCCTCAATTTCTGTGAGTTTGTACTCTGCAACCATAGCATCGGTGAGGATATTCTTGGAGACCAAGCAGATTTTTCGACCGTTGGAATCGAATACCTTCCAGTTGCCTTTAGATGTTTTAGCCACTTTAATACTCTTATCGTCGACATCCTTTTTATATACTTGAACCATCGCCATGAAGTTGCGATATAAGCGTTCGTTGTTCGTGATGTTGCCTTCTATTACCATAGGGTTGTCTTTTTATTCTATAATAAAAACAGATATCAGCAACTGTTATTATATAGAAAATGGACACACCAACAATAAATAGCTCACCTAGTCTTGCGACGAGTATACCTTCGATAACAGTACCGAAGGTGGACGCATCTATGTTCACAGGTACCATCAAAGACATTACAGATCAGTTGATCAATTCCGCTTCGACTGCCATCAGTGTTATCACTGCACCTCTTTCTGCTACATATAGTGTGATTGATACCATGTATCAGACGTATGATACTACTTTGAACACAGCCAGCACAGCGTTGGTAACCGCCAGAATAGCCATGCCTGGTACTGTAGCCAAACTTCAGAAAGAGATAGAAAGAGCGTCTACCTACAAGGCCAAAGTCGAAACGATCAAAAAGACCTTGGATAATGCTATGATAAAGGTCCAAACATATATTGACGAAGGACAGAAGATAGTATCCGATGCTGCTCACCACTCTATTCAATGGATAGAAGATAAGATCAACTGGGTGCTCGAAAAGATATTCGGATTCGTTCAAAAGACCCTGGACAAGGTCACTGCCGGATTGAACAAATTAGCTGATAAAGCAAAGAAAAAAGCCGAACAAGAAGCCAAGAAACTGCAAGCCAAACTCGAGGCGAAAGCTAAAGCCAAGGCAGATCAGATTGCAGAGCGCCAGAAAAAACAGAAGGAACAAAAAGCTAAAAATCAACAGGCAATAGCCAAGGCATAATATAATATAAGAATATGAATATAATTAAATTACAGGATAAGATTATCGATCCTTCCATGGCACCTGAGATGTCAGAAGGTCAATGCGAACTGTTTAATGAGCAATTCAAAGGTCGATATGTACATTGTTTGAACTGGACTCATTGTGTTCCATTAGAAGTCATGACAGCTGTTCAAGCTGTCCGTGCCAGTCAAGATCTTCAGAAGGGACTATCTGGTATACTGGACCCATATCCCACTCTACCTTATGAATACATCGATGAGTTTATCGATCCAGTATTAACTGACGTGGCTAACGACATAGATAAGTATATCACGTTCAATAGTTTTAGCCCGTCTAAAGAACTGACTTGGAGTCAGATAAAGAAGTTCAGAACCTGGCTAGCTCAGACTATACTGTCATTTAATATAGTACTAGACCACGATACCACTCATATGTTGGACTACTATGCTGGTGGCATGTACAATGATGTGGTAGCTGCGCTGACTACGTTTGGAAGTACGACATTATCCTTGACGACAGTCAACACACCGGGCTGTGGGTGTGCCGGTTCTTCTGCTGGTGTTACTCAATCAGTAGTAGCGACGACTTTGGGATCATCACAGTGTGGATGTGCAGGCAATCAAAATCTGTCTAATCTGTATGCTCAGGGTTTGGCGAACTGCAATCCACTATGGATATATCGTAAGAACATTTATCTCAAGATGGTAGAAGTATTCTCTGAGATCGATTTCTGGACACAATTCGAATGTGATTTTATTCAGGAGTTCAAGTTGTATATCGATAACATCGTTCATATGAACCTAAGTCTGATTGCATCCGCTTGGCAAAGTGACTTTGTAGATTGTGGATGTATCAACGACCAGTACCAAGCGCAAATGCGTAATATTGAACGACTCAAACGATTGTCCAATGCGCTAGAACTGATCTACAACAGTATGACTGGAGGAGACCCTATCAAAGGTCATACCAAGTATATCGCTTCTGCACTAAATGAATGGGCAACGTTCCTATATGAGACGATGGAATGGTAATAAACGAAAAAAGGAACCGTGAGGGTTCCTTTTTTTATGCTTTCAGTTTCCAAATACCATTTAGATTGCGTCCTCGTTCTTTGTAGTCCATCCCATATCCTACTACAAAGAGGTTGTCAACAACGAATCCCCAATAATCAGGATAGGCGTCATCGTACTCACAGGCATCCGGTTTAAATAATGCAGTGCATACTTCTATACTTCCTACACCCAGTTCTATCAGCTGCTCTCGCAGTTCATGAATGGTCTTGCCGGAGTCGATGATGTCTTCAACGATTATCACGTCTCGTTCTTTTAGACTGTCATCCAGTCCGAAGACTGTTTTTACGGTACCTGATGATTCTGTACCGCCATTGTATGAGGACAATCGGATACAACGCACCTCACAGACGCCATTGTAATGCCCAAGTATGTCTGACGCAAATCGCATGGCACCATTGGTCACCACAATGAATACTGGCACTTTCTCAACAAGATACTTGTGCTGAAGCTCTGTGGTTATTCGGAGTATCTCAGTGGTGATCTGATCCTGTGTAATGAATTGCTCGAACTGTTTGTCTAAAATGGTTACTGGATGCATAGGATTAAAAATTAAAATCGTAAAACTTAATAGGTTTGTCGGACATGGTATACCGATTACCATTGGCATCGTACCAGAAACCGTCACCGTGCAAGCGTACTGCGAAGTCGAAATCGGATATGTCTTGTGAACGAATATCCCATTCCTGAACATCGTTGTCCGAGATTCCGAGAAATCCTGTGGGCACAAAAGTTTCCTTACGTCTTTTCTTGGATTCTTCTGTTTCTGTCGCAAGCATTTCTCGAATAATCATCTTTTTCGGAGTATCGATACGTATCACCTCATAAGGATGCATGTCTGTGTATCCGTGACGATTCATATAGATGTGGTTACCTAGCCAGAGTTCGTATTGTTCTATCTGATTTTTGAGATTCAGATAAGCGGACTTAGCTGCAGCGAACTCATCGTACACCTTAGTACGAAGCGCTTTATTCTCTTCCGATCCGAATGACTCACCTTCAGTCTCCATTTGCACAGCCTTCCATCTATTAGATGAGAAAACATAACGATTTTCTAGTTTACGTAGCTGTCGCAGTGCTGCTTTATGTTTGGATGAAATCTCTTCAATGTAGAACACAGCTGCTTTTCTTATCTCCATATAGATATATAGTATTAGTTATATATAAATATATAAAAAAAGAGGAAATCTTTAATGAAATCTCAAGGCTTTCAAGACTTCGTTAGTGATTTCCTCTTCCTTTATATTTTGGATGTATGCGTTAATAGATAACAGCACGCATTCCACCTTTCTTGTAGATAGTCAACTCTTGAACCATCTTTCCACTACCCATACCAGGTTCGATGCTTGTGCTCAATACGAACATTTCGTTGTTGATGACGTCTTCGTTATTGTTCTTGTCATCGCACTGGTTGTTAAAGTCGTAGATACCACCGTTCGCTTTGACGTTCTGGCATATCGTATCGGCTTTAGCCTTAACAAGATCACGGAGAGGTTGTGTATTGAGTTCCCATTGGTAATTCTGCAACAAGTCTTCGATTTGGTCTTGCAAGTAGATAACCAACTCTCGAACATTAAGTTTAGACAATGCTGAAACAGGTGTTTGTTTAGCAGTCTGGTTGCTGTTGATGAACGTACCCTTACGTAGAACGAATACTGTTGCGTTCACACCCATTGGCTCGAGAATATTCAAATCAGCGAGGCTGAAGTTGTAATCAGGTCCAACCAATCCTGGATATGACAAACGTCCGTAGTTAGGTCCAGCTACAATATAGTATGGTTTGCGTCCACTGTATTTTGCCATGAAGTCGTTGGAAACGAGCGCAGCAGCAGGAACTGTTGTCTTTACTACACCATCTGAGAATACTACCGGAGTATTGAATGAACACCAGGATGCACCGTTGTCGGTGGATGGCAGGCTGAAGAATGCTGCACCTTTTTGACGGTTACCACCCTCTTTCACATACTTCATTTGGAACGCACCGTTCTTATCTGTGAACTTACATGCTGTAGACTTAACAAAGGTTTGGATAGCTGGGAAGTTAGTCAACAGTACCGCGTTGTCTTTCTTCTTAGCGAGCAATGCAAGAGATGCCTTCAATTCAGCGTCAATGAATGACTCGAATGTATCCACGATGTAGCGGTAATCGATATCTTTGCGGTTTGTCAACGCCTCTACCAATCCTGGGTAGCCGATTGAGCTGTCTGTGTTGATAGCTGCGAGGATGTGTTCCTTCTGCCATTTCAACTTAGCCTCAACGGTACTGTTAGCAGGTTTCTCGTTCTCCTTGGTATAACCTTCGAGATACAATGGACTCATCGTAGCAATGTCCTCGGTTAGGATATGTGTAGCCTTAACGATGACTGTTGTGTCTTGTTCAATAACAGGCAGATCGGTATCTGTTTTGTCGGTATACTTGATAGCATGATCTGTATTCGCTGATATGGTAGCTTGGTATTCTGCATCACCAGTGATGGTTACTTCGTCTGCAGGCTCCACCAGCCAGTAACGATAATCACCAGCAGCAGTACCAGCAACACCATCCAATACAAGTGCATTTGCAACGGCTTCACTGACATCTCCACAGTCGACAGCGATACATACTTTACCATCTGCATGAGGAACGACCTGTGAAGTGATCACGATAGGCTCAGCGTTCTCGTCGGTTGTAGCGATCTTGACATTATCGGCACCGTCGATTACTTCTGATATGGTAACGAGTTTGACTGCGAAATTGTTCTCATCAACAGGCACCTTAACCAGGATACGATCGCCCTCTGCTAGTCCAGCATCTTTGAACTCCACACCAAGTGTGAACACACCACCTTCAGCTGTCACAGCAGTCTTGGCATTGTATACGTATAAGTCTGGAGTGGTAACATAGTCGTCACCTACGAATGACCAAGCAGTACCGTATGAACCTACTACTACGTGAGGAATGATAGCGGTGTTGCTCATGAAGTCGATACGTGACGCGTATTCGGTAGTCTCACCAGCAGCCACTTTGATTGCGTTAGCAATATCATCCACGGTCAACTTATCATAACCGCGAGTAGTGATATCTTTCATGGTGAATGGGGTCAAGTCAGTAGCTGCAGCACTTGCATAGTAACCTCCATCATCCAAGAAGTCGCTGTTGAGCTTCATCATCATTTTATGGAGATCATTGTCTGCATTGAACAATAGATCCAATGAAATGTATGCCCCATTGATGTTTTTGAAGTAAGGGATCAATATACCTTGATAGCGTTGAACGAAGTTGCTGCATTCATTTTCAGAAAGAGCGGTAAGGGTATCCACTTTCTCACCGAAAGCGTTAACCAGATAAGGTTTTAATGTTACCTTACCATCAATCACGTCAAAGTATTTCTTGAGCTCCTCGGTTTTAGCGAGTGCAGGAGTGAATTTGCCTTTGAACACAAAGATTTCAGCGAAGAAATCACTCAAAAGCATATCTTCGTATCCTTCCATGTATGCTGGCATCTCTTCATTGGTGTTACTTGAGTACCAGGTTTTGATAGTTACATCGTAACCAGAAGGAGTGTAACCACGCATGAATATGGTATTTGAAGAATCTTTTGAGTCGGTGGATGTGATAGTGATATACTTACCGTACTCTGTTCCAAGGTTGCTTGGTAGACTATCAGGATCCAACGTCCAGAAGCGAGAGGTGTTGAACACCTTTTCTACTGCGGCTTTTGCAGGATTGTCGAACGCGGCACTAGCATTACCACCAACATACTCAACCTGTTCGTTACCGAACTTTTTAATATTGAGTGCGAGTATAGGACCTCCCGCAAGCGCCTGAAGAGCCATGCGATGGAAGAACACACCACGTTTCTCCAACTTCTTGTTTACGTCACCAAATGTAGTCTTAAAATCACCTGGATTATCAATATATACCGGAGTATTGAAAGGACCCTTTTCAGAGTAACCTACAACAAGACGCAAGGTCTCTGCTTCGGTAGCAGTGACTTGAGATTTGTCCCATACAAAGCGGTAAATACCAGACGATTTTATCTTGGCTAAATAATTAGGTAAACTCATTTTGTATACGTTTATTTATATTTCAGTTTTCTTATAAATTATAATAAGTACCCCGCACCCCAAAATAAAATGAGATGCTATGGGTATAAAAGACAAAGAAAGAGGTGTGCACACCTCTTTCGTTTTATGTTTTCATTATTTATCTGGATGAGGAGCAGGTTCAAGTCCTAACCAGACTAGGTTGACATTTGCTGTGCCTGAGTTGGGAGAAATTGAGGTAATATTGACGTTATCTGCACCTACGAAGTTGATTGTCTTGGCACGATTGCCATCGAACTCCATAACCAGTTGCCCGTTGGCTAGGATAGTGAGTGTTTGAACATTACCGACCAGATCAGAAACATCGCAGTATAGGATTTTCTTTACAGATCCCGATACCTCGTCTGATTCTTTGACTACCAGCTTGAGATATTTGGAAGCAGATACTTCAATAGTACATTCTGGATCCGAGTACACGTGATCAAAATCAGGATCACCTTCTTCGTAGTAACCAGGCGCGTCTGTACCAGGGATATATCCGTATTTTGCCAGAACGATAGACGCTTCTTGTAAGAAGTTATCCGCACCTCCCAGTTCCATCCAACGGGGTCCTGTAGTCATCTCTCCAGGTCCAGCAGGACTAGGCCAGTAGGTAGCTGGTTTAGATTCATCGATTCCTACTAATATATATATCTTGCCAGTCTCGGCTACTGATGTAAACATGCCGTTGAACAACCAGTATTCAGGATGCTGATCGTCTTTCTGTGATCTGGACCTCCAAGCGCTTTCGTCTGTGAGATCAGCCAATGTCTTAACACCTAAACGTCCATCGATTGGTGTTCGAGCAGTAAGATCGAAACCCGCGGAATAGGTAGAACCCATCAGTTGTTTGATAGGCATATCACTTGATGCTACTGCCATAATTACGAAACAATTATTTTATGTGTACCTCCTGAATAAGAAGGACCGTTATATACATATCTGTCAATCATAATGTGCACATCATTCAGCGCTGAACTTGTCCATGAACGACTAGGCACGTTAGTAGATATTTTCAAAAGCTGCTGTGCATTAGTAGCTGGGTACGTACCGTCCAGTGCACGTAAGATGACGGTTAGTCTTTTACCTGTTGGAATATCTATATACCAACTGTTGTCTGGATTAGGATTACCAGATGACATTCCCGTAGCCTCGCTCAATACATATTCTGTTCCACCATTTTGGGCAGCATAGGATTGTCCAATACTCAACTTGGTGGGTTCAGATTGGCCTTTGGCACCAACCCAGATGGGATAAATAGCAGTAAGGGTCTTATCAGTGGCGTTGATTCTTCTTCCACCTACCACATATCCATTCCCAGAAGCAGATAGATATTCTGTATGAAGTGTAGCCGATGCCAGAGTAGTATCGTTATCAGCCCATCCACGAGCGGGATTACCTTTAGTGTCCTTGATCAATTCCGTTCCTGGTGAGAAATCCGCTACTGCTGAATAAGTGTACTTTCCTACAGAATTAGCTACGACTTCAGTCCCAGCATTATCAGTAGTTCCGTCAGGATAAGTTCTTGTATTCTGCACAGTATTCGAACCCCCGTAAACTCTTGAAGAAGATGATGTATACGTATATGCAAATGTTGTACTACTTGCTATACTCGGTAACAGATCGTATATGAATATGTTGGCAGATGCTGGTCTAAGTATAGTACAAGTAGGCCCGGCATAACGTGGTGCATAAGCTGGGAACAGTATCATATCCAATACTTTACTTACAGAACCTTGTGTAGAACTCATAATAGAATCCAGGGTGGTGCCTGATTTGATACCACCGACATCAGTAGATACTACAGCACTACCGGATTCTGATGACACATAGGCGTCCCCCAGTAGGTTATCTCCTTTATATAGACGATCTACTCGGTCCTCTTCTTTGGTTACGTATAGCGCGCCGATATCATGGTTGACTCCTTCGTATTCGTTTTGTGTACCTTCTTTGAAAGATATGTCTTGAGTCTCTCCTTCGGCAATAGGGTCCCAATGAGCATCTGTTGTTTCACCACCTACGCTACCATAAAAATCGTACCAATCGTCGATGGTTTCTGTTTCTGATTCTTTCAGTTTCTTTACTCGAGCGATGATGCCATCAGTACAGTATACCAGAGTACCCAACCCAAAATCCGCAGCGTCTGTATCAGTAAGATCACTATGTGGACCTGTGTACAAAGCGTGAGTAACATCTTGATCGATAGAACCTCCTAAGATACGCCATTTCATGACTGCGGTGACAGCGCTAGAATTGCGATTGATTATATCATAGAAGTCTGGACCACAATTAGGTTCACCTGGAATGACATCTTCACAATCTTTCTTACCTATCGCAAAAAGAACAGCCACCTTTTGATTGGAATCATAGTAGCGCACAGCCAATGGTTGACCGACATGATGATACTGATATGAGTTCAGAACAGCCATAGCAGTGTCATAATTGGCCATCACAGCAGCATTACGAAGTATTTGTAATTGATATTCTGTCATAGTTATAACTTTGATACAATAATAAATGGAATGAACCACGTGATTTAGTCAAGAAGGTTTGGAAGACATCTTATTATATTTTATAAGAAATTGACGTAAACTATGGCTATTTGTAATCTTTTCAGATCATTATCCAAGAAAACAGGCAATGTTATGATGTTCTCACAATACAGTGAGGACCTTACACAGTGCTATGTGCAACACGATAACTATGATGTAATACCTTCACGTTTTGTAGCATTGAATATCGACTATAGTACGTTCAAAGCACCAGAAGGGTTTGTACCATCGAGTCCCGCCAATCCTAATACAGACATTCCTACATACCTGCAGAATTATTTTGAGAATGGTTGTGCTTGGATGAGAGGTACCAAAATAGGTGAAGACTGGGAACCGACCAAATGGAGTCCTGCTGTTTCTACTAACCTATTCTGGAATGCTTTACTCCAGTCAAAACTGATTGAATACTCTACCATAACTGTAGAAGGGAAAAACATTCATATCATTCCCCAGGTTAAGTATGTAGGCGATATAGACATTCACTCATACGAATCACGTGATGGTGTAGGTTACAGTGAAGTATACTGTTATATACCTAATGCAGCAGAAGGAACACAATATGAAGTGACTCCTGGTGATAATGATAGCCACTATACCGATCTAAAATCATATATCGAAGGATATGATGATGATTTGAAGTCGGTTACTGGTGCACTGACTCCAGATATCAATAACCCTGACTACTATTACGAGAATCCATTCTATTCTATATTTACACATCAAGTAAAGAATGCTGAGTACCATGCAATTCCTATTATGGATGGTGAACAGACCAAGGATTCATTCGAGTTCAACACTATTATCGTCTTATATGATGTGATGGTAAAAGACGCAGATGCTAACATCACCACCGCATATAAGAATGTGCCTATGGCTATGTTCTTGACGGGACTTATCAATACAGATGGTTCAGTCACTAACAAAGTACTTAAATACAGTCGCAGCGATGATGCCTATGGTGCAGGAACCTCCTACGGGCTTCGTTTGTGCACAAGATATACAGTCACCGCTAATGCTACTACTATCAATAATATAGAATTAGATGTAGCAGACCAGTATGCTGGGTTCTCTCGTGCTATGGACGCCATGGCAAAATCCCAATCCAAGATGGATGACATATTGGAAGAAATTGTGAAAGAATCATCAGACATCAAGGATCATTTGGCAAACTTTAGAAATTATCGGGTTAATGTGCCATATGTCATTCTGATAAACAACGTTCCTTATTGGTTTGTCAATGGACGCAATACCGGAGTACGTGCTGGGGGTGATGGCAAATCAGCATATGAGATAGCTGTCGAACAAGGATACACAGGTACTGAAGCTGAATGGATAGAATCTCTACACGGTACGCCTGGTACACCGGGTGCACCAGGTAGTGCAGGAATGGCTGGTAACTGGTGGTATCATGGTACTGAGTTGAATTTTCCTGGAGCAGATCCCAATCCGGATTTGCACAATTTTGAGCATTATGGTGTAGCACAACGAGTGGGAGATCTTTATATCAACGAATCAACCGGCGATGTATATGAATATCAATCCGTTAATACTGTTGCGAAATGGGTTCGTGTACCTGATTTCACAATAAAAGGCAATCGTGGTGAAACAGGTCCAGCTGGTGTCAACGGTACCAATGGTGCGGATGGTAACAACACAATGTGCAGAGATGTTTGTTATCTGAACAATAATCAAGTAGGATTCATCGATGATCGGAGCCAGAAATGCAAATCCGGAGATTTGGTGATATATACAGGCTTCCCTAACGACCAGGTCAAACAATATGATTTGTATGTGATGACTGATGAGACGTTTAGAATATCCGTCGGAGCATCATATAAGACCTGCCGTGTCGGTCGTAAACAAGGTAATATCAAAGGTGCGCAGATTACAAGCATGGTTCCTACGGAAACCAGCACATACACAGATATATTGGTAACCTTGTCTGACGGATCCACTATCAGTTACCGAATCAATAAGACAGTTCATGGAGATCCGCAATTCTCATCGTTCCAACGTAACTATGCATGCTGGGATAATGTAGTGTACCATAGCCAAGGTAATAAATTGTGGGTGGAGATACCTTACACAGTATCTGAAGAATATTCAGGTAATAATGTAACGTTCAAATTGATTCCTGTAGGAGTATTTGGTGGTGCACAAGCATATCAATATATCATCCGTTCAGGTAGTTGTACAAGAGACATCTGTACGTCCGGATATATAGAATGGACTCCTGACGTCACACATACCGTGGATGCTAATACATATGCGAGGATGAAGACGAAGTACGACAGTCATAAACGAATGGCTGCTATCCACCTATATATTACTTTTGATGAGTATTGTAATCTGACCGGACAAAGTTATGTTGGTAATGGCATTGTTTATGCTTCATACGATTACGATACAGTATGCGATGATAATACCTCCCTGAAATGGATATTCGAGCCCAAAAAGTCCGCCGTAACTGTTGCTCGTCATAATCTAACATGTCTTGGTAACGATTTTGGCAACGGAGATATATCACACGATCCGAATAAACTCGGGTCATTAAGCGAGATACGGAACATCAATGAGTATATCAAAGGAAGACATCATCCAGAGGCGGTCAAAACTCTGATTAACTTGTGTTCTCGTGCCATCAGTCAAAATGCTAATCGAGGATGGGAGGTGGTATATCCTATGTATACTGATAAAGATGGTACAAAAGTAGCTCCTGTTGTATGGATCAAATGGCCTACCCGCACATCCCAACCTTCTGAACGGTGGCAAGATATAACCGGAAAAAGCCCTAGTGAACTGACTGGAGCAAAGGGTACCAAGTACGTATGGCGTCGCGATCTTAAACACGATAGGAATCGATATAGAGTGCATACAACTGATCATTTCGTGGATTGGACAAACTTATGGAAACTGTTCAATAAGACAAAATTGAGAGGCAGTGCAGCAAACCGCAAATATAAACCATATCTAGAAGTAGCACTATTCGATCGTCCTGGATCAATAGGGTACTTATACAGAGTTATACCTGATGGCCTCAGAATAGAGACGGATGACGACCTAAGAATTTCATTTGTAGGACGTGTTCCTTATTTCAAAAAGACCAGATAAAGGATTATTATATATTCGATATCAGGTTAAGTAGCGCTTAGGTTTCGTGGGCGGCCAGCGAAATCCTGGTATCCCCAACTCGGGAGTATAGTGATACGCTTATATACAACAAAAGGAACTCTTTCGAGTTCCTTTTTTTTTGTGTGTGCCTAGGATCAGATATGTGCAACAGTCACACTTTCATAATCATCTTCTTTCAAACCGGTTACACAAGCCGACACAATCTCAGGGTTGATTGAGTGTGAATACTGCAGTCGTGCTTCGGCGTTTCGAATAAATCCTTCGTCGTACGGGAGGTTGTCAAACACTACTTCTTTGTCTGAATTAGGACTCTTGACCTTTATCGAAGTCACGCCTATTTCTTTGCCGTCCTTGGTGCACATCTGCAATAGGAACTTGTGTTCCGTGAGGGGAGTATCCTGATAAGCGATAGGATCTTTCAAGCCTAACTTCTCAAAAGCTTCAAGACGCTCTACACACGTACCACACTTACCACAGGACCGGCCTAGTTCGTCTGGATTGTAGCAGGAGATTGTGTTCGAATAGATGATCTTCCAATCAAGTCCCAGTTTCTCGCACGATTCGATACCTTTCTTGAGTACCGTGCCTTTGTCAATCTTGATAAACGGTGCAACGTAGTCTACTCGCTCTGATCCCCAGTTTGAGATGCGGAACAGCTCACGAGCCATCTCTTGTGACTCCGGGCGGCAGTCAGGATAGATCGTATGGTCCCCAGCATGCAGTCCGAGTGTAATCACCACGTTCGATTGTGTCTTGTTAGCCCAAGCCAGTGCCTTGCCATAGATGATAGAGCTGAAGATGATATTGCGGTTTTCTACCACGGTACTCTTCATGGTCTCGTCCCGATAGTCTCCTTCGGGAATAGCGTCTCCACCCTTATGCAATGATGAACTGGAATCTGAAAAGGCATCTCTCAAGTCAATCGTCTGATGCGTGATAGGATAACCTTTCGATTGTAGATAGGCGATGTTTTTCTTTACCAGGCTGAGCTCTACGTCATGTTTCTGTCCGTAGTTAAACCCATAAGCTCGGATTTCATAGCCTTGCGAGAGCATGTATAGCGCAAGTGATGTGGAGTCAAGTCCTCCCGACATCGAGATAACACATTTCTTATTTTCCATATGTATAATATATTGGATGTTTGTATGTTCTTTAGAACGGGAGGTCCGTTGCGTCTGCTGGTTTTGCTGCTGCACTCAACGATACCGGCTGCGTTGGTTGTTGTGTGTTCGGAGCCGATGGATCGAATTTAGCGACGCGCCATGCCGTACATCTTGTGTACCAACGCCCGTTGTACTCTTCAGACTCTACATCGTACGAAACCGTGACTGTCTGACCCTTTCTGAACTGGTTATTATTGATACGTTCCTCGCCAAAGAGTTCGAATGCGAGATGCTTGGTGTACGTGCCTTCCATGAACTCAATGGCGAACACTTTCTTTTGCCAAGGGCGTCCTGCCTTGGAGGTACCGGATTGGGTCTCGGTAAAAATTACTGTTCCTGTTACTTCCATGTGTGTTATTCGTTTAAAAAACAGGAGGAAGCTTACGCCTCCTCCGGATGATTCTGTTTCCACTCTTCTACTGTGTAGGAGCCATTCACTGCAATGATAGAGTCTTCGCGGCAGGAGCGCCACCCATTGACATCCATATCCCAGTACGCGATGATGCCTTCGATCTCTTTTCCGATACCTTTTGGTGTCTCACCATGAAGGACTTCAATACCTTCTGGATTACGAGTACCGCGTGCCTCGCGCCATTCGCCGTTTACTTTTCGGTAGCTAAAGCTTACCATGCCCTCGTTCAGTTTGGAGCGTAATTCTTCTGCTAATGTCATGTTACTAATATGTTTGTGTTAAATAATATATAAGGAAAACCTACCGATTTTTAGTGAATCATTGTCCTTCAATAATATTTTTGGTCATGGTATATACTGATTTCTTATGCACTTCGTCAATATACTCCAGCTTGGCATTGATTTGCCCATCGAAGTACTTATTGTCCAGCTCCACGTGCGAAATAATAAACAGGGTTTGTCCTGGTTTTTGATTTTGACGTAGCACCTGACACATAGTAGAACGTAATTCTGCGTCCATGTTACTAAATAACTCATCCAAGAATGTGATATTGAATGATATGTTGGACATGATAGTACCAAGCACTCCCATAATGACACACATATCCACCGTCTTAAGTTGCCCTGTGGACAAAGAACTCAGTGATATTTCATCATCCATACCACATATTTTGATGCGACATTTGAATGACGGATCGAATTCGATTATGTACGGTTGATATAACTGCTGGGTGTACTTGAGGATGTTCTTATTGAGAGTAGGTATGAAAGATGCAAGTATCCTGGAACGCACACCTTCGTTGAGTATGTTATACAGTTCATCCCATTCAGCCTCTTCAACGGAAATGTTATCCCGATCTTTGGAAAGTTTTTTATTCTCTTTCTTCAGCTGTTCGACTGCTCCCATATTGATAGCAGAACGCTTCTCTTGCTCTTTCAATTGAGTCAATAGATTGCGCAATTCAACTAGGTCGTCCCTGAACTGCCCATCTTTTATTTTGACCCCTATTTCGACGTGACCAATATCCATTTGGAGCTTGTTAGCCTTCTCTGTGACTACGTTGTACTGGTCCAAAAGCACTTGGCGTTCTTGTTCTTTGATAGGAAGTGATGACTGATCGATAGGTGCACCGCAGGTAGGGCAGGTACCCTTCTTGATGAAGTCAATCTCTTTCTTCTTGTTGGAACCTAGAGTTTTGATCTTGCTGATCTCTGCTTGATAACCAGCCCACTCTTTACGCATACCCATTAGCTTTTCTGCCATCTGACTGTCGTACTCATCGCGCTCTTTTTCAAGCTTTTTGATATCCGACATGGTCTCCTGCATATCCCCTTCGATGCGAGATAGACTGGCCAACTCCATTATCTTGTTGATTTGGTCTGTATTGCTATTTATCTGGTTATCCAATTTGGTACCTTCAGATATAGTCTGTCTGCGGAGTTCTTTGCAGACCTCAGAATACTGAGATAGTGTATAGAATCCTAGCACTTGATCCAGGAACTTCTTGGTGTCACTAGCGTTGAGGGTGGCCAGTGACTTGAAGTTATTAAAAGATATAATACACAGTAGCTCCAAGGTAGTACGGGTTACGTCATAGTACTCAGACTCCAACTGCGACTGGGCGTCTCTTTTATTGCTGAACACCAATTCCTCTCCATCCACTTCTGCATAGATAGGGGACTGTCCGTATTTATTGATTTCTCGCTTGATATAGATGTTGTGTCCGTTAGATTGACACCACAGTTCTACCAAGGCATGTTTCTGTCCCCAAGATATGAGATCTCCATTATTCTTACCACCAACAGTTCCGAATAGACCGAATATGATGGCTTCTCCTATAGTAGTCTTACCAGTACCTACTGCACCGCCTATCTCCCAAAAACCACGGACATCCTCGAAGTTTATTTCGAGGGTGTCGTATATGGATTTGAATCGAGAGATTTTAATTCGCTGTACTTTCATTGATCGTTGTTGTCATTTTTTGGCAAGCGATCATCGGCATACTCAGACATTGCTTGAAGAATAGAATCGCGATGCCAGCCTAGTCCTGTCAAGCAAGTACAAACTCCATCCATAATAATTTCCAAGTTCGCATCACGAAATTCGTATTCCCAACTTACCGTGGTAAAGTAGTTGTGCATCTTGATGCTCAATGAGTTGTTTTCGATTACTGCCATATTATTTTTGTTTTTGATGTATAAATATATAAAAAACCTACCCAATCTTTAGTGGATCAGATAGGTTAATTATTTTGAGTAACAAAGTCACGATGTGCCTTTGGTACTTCGTTAACAAAGTCCTGAGAGCCTTTGGGATTTCATTATAATCGACGATCTTGTTCGAACTGAGTACTTATGTTATTCTTAAAAGATCTCGCGTTAGATCGCATTAAACCGCGAAATAAACAGATTTTTCATTGTTCATGTGGATTATAGAATCACTGGAATGAATCACATTGCGCATTTCATCTTCTCCGTACTTCTTGCGAAGCTCGTCTTTGATGACACCGACCTTGTCGAATATCTCAGGACTCATTACCATGTTTTCGTTTTTGAGAATCATGGCTGTGGTAGGTTCGCTGGACATGTACTCACACAGATCCTTGTACCATTCTTCATCCTTGTGGATAGCATAGAGTCGTTTCGCTTCCTTGAGTAGGAGTTGTTTGGTGGTGATTTTCTCCAATTTCCAATCATCCTTTTCGAAACGTTCGAGAATCTCATGAATGTACTTGTAGAATCCTGGCTTCACAATCACAAATATGCGTGCAGGATCTTTGGTGTTCTCCAATAAATAAGCAGACAGTTGTTTCATCATCGATTGAATATATTAGTTTGAACAAATTTATCTCGGTTTTTGTAATTTGATTCACCTATTATATTGGATTTATCGAAATTATTAGGGTTCTCATAATTTACACCATTTGTTGAACGATTATAAATGTTTGTTTTTGGAGGTGCTTTATAAACCCATCCATTTCCCAGCTGTTGGAAGGCCTTGCCACCTTCTATGACTCCTCCTAGATTACCTGCCTGAACAGATTGAGATAGACGTCGGAAGTCTCGGGTCAGGTCTCCGATGGATGCTTTGAAGATGTTACCGAGCAATTGACTCTGGACGAAGTTCGAAGCCACGTTGCCTGTTGCGTCATCTATCAATCCGAGGGCATCAATCTCTATTCCGGATACACTGGAGTCATACTTATATAGTCGACGTTTGAAAGCATCCAGTACCGTTGTATTGTCTTTCTGTTCTTCGTCTGTGAATATATAATTGATAGCACCCGTTTGTGAATACGTATTGCGGACCACATCGATAGCAATAGCATCCCCTATCAGACGATCGATATATGGGTTGTAACGTTGTTCGAAAGCATCTCCTACTGTAATAGGTATAGAGAACTCTTGGGTAAATCCCTCTGCATTAGCTAGAGTCCCGTATCCGGATTTGAGTGCGTTGTAGTCGATTTCACAATCATGGAGTTCGATGCATTTGTATGACGAGAACCAGAAGTCTTCAGATTGTAACTTGCGAAAACCACTATCTTCCATACCCATGGTGGCACCATAAGCACCTTTTTTGGAATGGAGATTGGCAATTGGTGAGCTGAATATGTATATGCTCATATCGAACTTACGTAGGTTAGCTGGAAGAATCTCTTTGTGCCATACGTACGAATAAGCTACTGAGCGATACAAGTCCAACAGGGTAGCCACGCGATTGTCTTGCGCGTCTGGCATACATTTGATGGTAATCTGTTTTGGGTCCTCTACCTTGTATTCGTCATTGGATTTGAAAGGACGTTCCATGACTGTATCCAGTCCAGATACTTCAGCGAAATACCATGGGCTGTATGTACTGATATTTGATAACAGAGTAATGAACTGTTTAAGCAAGTCAGCACGTTCTAGTTCGTCATTGCGAATGAGGAAGTTATAAGCGCAGTTCTGTCTCAAGGCTTGTTCCAGGTACTGGTGTGGATCGTAGTGATCACCCATCTGATCTTTTTCTAATTGTTCTTGCTTGTCGCCCATCTTACTCCTCATGGACTGGCTGTCAGCCTCACTCATGTACAACCACGCTGGTGTTAGTAGGCCGTTATGATTGGCATAACTCTCATCTACGCTGTAGGCGTCGCCGTTCCAGAAGTGAAACACGACCTTAAAGAATAGATGACCAGGCACATCAAAACGATTGAATTCTGATGATCTGGTACCACTACGACGCCAATCGTATATAATGTTTTTGATAACCTTGTATGAAAGAGGATCCACCTCGTACATGGTTTTCAAATCAGCACCACGTTCTAGTTTTCTATCGATTGAGCTCATTATCGTTCAATATTTTCATATGCTTCGGTCATGTCTACAGGACTCATCACTTTGTCTCGTGGACGAACCAGTTGTAAAGTATTGGTCCATCGACCGTTTTCAAATCTGATCACACTGTTAAGTATATAATACTGTCCAGTTATCGTTCTGTTCAAACGAAACATAGGCCCAGTCTTTTCGATATCCTCTTTATCATCAGGGAGAGGTATATTAGAGGAGGTAGGTTGGACAACGTCTCCCAATTCAGCTTTTATATCAGTGAGATTGGAACCCATATCGTACCAAGCTAGGTTGACTTTACCACCTCTTGTCAAAGATAACATAGGCGAACCAAGTGTCACTTCGATGATCTGCTGTCCCATCTTATTCTTCATCATATTACGACATCGACTGGCTAACAAATAATTGAAGTCACCGTAGCACTCCCCTACGTATTCATATTTGGTGAACACATCTTTCTGCTGATCACCATCGGATAAGAGATAGTCCAGTGATTCGCCAGCATTCATATTATATATAGACAGCACCCTATCAGATCCTCCTTGAACCTGAGTCGAGTTGTTGATGGTGTTGTAATGATCGATAAACAGTTCTGTACCGTTGGTTAACGGGTTGTTAGATATGATGGCCGTTTCTTTCGAATATGTGTGTTCGTCGTCCTCATCTTGTCCTACTGCTATCTCGGATGGACCTATCCATACCTGAATGTTCTCATCTGGCTCGACTGTATTGTATCGTTCATACACATCTACAAAATTGAGATTGTTCCAGAAGTCTACCCAGTAGTCGTATAGGATTTGTGAAGAGATATCTTCACCCGATGCGCCAGAAGTGGATATAGCACTTTCCATCAGGTCGTTGTAGGATGTATTGGCGCAGTACAGATATCTTATATCATCACTGGCTTCTACATTAGACGCAAATCCCAGTTGGCATTCCTGAGCTATCTGCTCGAACATGTCGTAAGTGGATACTTCTCCAAAGCATTTGATCCGACTATCATAAAGTGATGGTAGTTTGTACACGCAGTTAAAGGATAGAACAGACCCCTGAGCACGATAGTTTTCAGCATAAAAGGTAAGGTCTATCTTCTTGTAAGCGTTCTCGAATCGTGGAAGAATCTGAATGCGGATTTCGTTATCGGATCCAGGATTCTGTAATCCACGTATTTTATTATCGCGGTCGATGACGGAGAGATTTAACCTTGGTAAAGGGCCTCGTCCATCTAACTCCATGCGCACAATGTTATTCATGTCCACAACTATATCTTTTATCTTGATAAGTGGGACACGGATACCATACATAGCCGTCTGCTTGATGGGTACATTAGATCCGGTCATCTCGTTGACGCCTTGTTCCTCACTTCCGTCAGGAGTGACGAGAGGAATCACAATAGGAGTCTGCTTGAGCTGATGATCAAATTTAACTTCGATTTGTGCCATAGATTAGTATATGACTGCTCGGTGCTCTTTGTCGATCTTAAATCGCTTGTCACCAATAACAGCTTCGTTCGGTTTGCGTTTTTCGATACGTGTCTTAGGTGCGGGATTGACGGCCTTGCCAGATTCTGAGTCTTGTTGAATGGTGTCTCCGTCGTAAATATATTTCCATAAGTCAGCAGCATCAGGTAGAGCAAGAATGGTGCCTTCGTTCAATTCATAAGGGTTGCTGATGCCATTGATCTTACATACGATATCAACAGGGTCGTCTGTTCCGTAATGAGCCAGACATATGAGATCAGGGCGAGCTACATATTCGTGTGTCACCTTGAACATAGTGAATCCAGCTTGTTCAGGCATAATAAAAGTAAGGGTCAAAAGATCCTTTATATCCTCACCACTTCGCTCGTTTGTGATATTACGTTTATTCTCAAGAACTCGATAATCCATATATACTATATAATAACAAGAGATACAATAAAAAAGACCCCAACTTCATATGAAATTGAGGTCTGAAATAATGTGTGTCGGAATTAACCGAAACGTTTGCTGTGCCATGAAGCCAACTGTGCGCGGATAGCGCGTTCGCGTTCGTTAGTGATTACTGTTGCACTCTCTACGATGGTTGTTACAGGTTTGATAGTGTCGAAGTTAACACCTGCCCAGAACTCGTTAACTGAGTGCTTGTTGAAATCGAACAATTTAGCGCGGCGCTCGATAGCCTCTTTGATATCCTGGCTTGCCAAATCGTACTTAACACGCACGTCGGCAGGCATCTCGGAGATGTACTTAGGCGCACCTTCTGTAACAATCGGCGACTTCGGTGTTTGTCCAGGATAAGTAGGTTTGGTTGGTTGAATACCTTCCAATAGGCTGAGTGTGCTTTCGATGTTGGACAAGCTGTTCTTCTTGCTCTTCTCGACGGCTTCGGTGATCTGGTTTGTTACTTGTGAACCGAAGTTCTCGGTTACCCACTTCTCGAAATCTGGTGCACATTCGTCTACGAACCAGTTTTGGATACCGGTTGCGAACTCGGTTTGTGTCCAACGTTGTACTTCTGGTGAGTACTGTTCGAGGATCCATTTTTGGATTTCTGGTGAGTACTGCTCAACAACCCACTTCTGTACTTCTGGTGCGAAGGACTCAACAACCCATTTCTGTACTTCTGGTGAGTACTGCTCAACAACCCACTTCTGTACTTCTGGTGCGAACTCTTCGAGAACCCATTTTTGAATACCATCACAGAGTGCTTTCTTGTTGAACTTGTCGGTATTTTCGAGCTGCTCTTTAAGATTTGCGTTATCGGCCTCCAAAGCGGCTACTTTGGATTCGAGCGCAGTGATCTTTTCAAGTATTTCTTTTTCCATATCTTGATTTACATTTGTTTTGTTTGAATTAGGATCTTGACCTTCGTTGATGTACACTACACCACAAGACTCACAGATTGATTCAGCAACCTGACCTTCATTAAGATGGAGCTCTGCTTGAGAGAAGCCTGGTGATCCAACCAAATCATAAGTTGCTAGGTTTTCCAATGTAACAACACTTGTACGTGGATCTACCATACCTTGTGCACGTGAAGATATATAAAGTGGTGCGCCGCCCTCAACGATAGCCTGTGCTACCTTACCTTTTGGAGTGTTCAAAAGAACGACTTCACCAGAAACAACACCATTCTCATCGATATTGATATCAGTGATCTTGTGTGATACGTTTTCGAGGGTGATGTTCATTGTTGAAGGGTGCTCGAGCTCACCAAGAATAGGACTATGCTCAAGACGTTTCTTCATCTCTGCTACCATCTTACCGTAGTTGCCGGCTTCGTAGATACGTTGGTTGTTATTCTTGACACCACATACACCGAATGTACCTTTCAAGTGCATCAATCCGTCTTCAGTGACGGTACGCTTCATTTCGTTAATCGGTTGAAGTGTTTCGTATACCAAACAATTTTTTGCCATATTACGTAATAGTTTTTTGTTTTTGATTTAACTAATAATAAAAACATGAATCCTATGAATTAAAAAATCCGACCCGGTTGAGGATCGGATTCCTTTTGTCGGTAGTTGCGATTAGTCATGTATATTTTTAAGGATTGAGTCACGTAATGATGTGTATTGTTTACCAGATTCAGTCAAGTAATGATTCGACATAAATTGTGAGAAGCTGACACTTTCAGGTTTCATTTTAGCTTTTGTTGCTTGGTATTTCTTCAGTTTCTCCTGGAACTCCTTTTGAGATATGGATTCGCCTTTTTTGTTGTAGTAGGATTTGGTAGTCTTTCCGGTAGCCTTGTTTTTCTTTTTATGCCAAGTCTGTGCTGGGTTTTTCAAAACCTTTTTCTTACCACCTTTTTTATCATCTACCTCTTCGCCGTCAGCATCATTAGCATCAGTATCTACGGCATCGCCTTTTTCATCATCTCCGTTGGATACGTCATCACTTTTAGCGTTTTCCTCGTGATCTTTTTTAGCTTTTTCAAAATCATCAAGCGTACCTTTGTCGACCACTTCACCATCTTTATTGAGCAATTCAACAGTAGGTTCCCCTCCATCTTTAGGAGTGGTCTTCACCCATTTTGTACCATCAGGATCACCATCAGCATCGTATCCAGGGATTTCTTCAGTCTTGGTATCCTCGTCCTTTTTAGGTTCGTCCTTTTTGGGTTCGACTTTACCTCCCGCATCAGCAATCTCTTTGTCTATCGCATCAATAGCAGTTTTGCGTTCCTCATCTACCTTTTTGATAGCTGCTTCTACCCGGTCTTTTCGTGTAGGATTGGTGCTGTCCAGGAACTTGGCAGTCTGACATTTGGATTCAAACTCTGCTGCTTCCTTTTTCTTGTCGTATATCTGTGTGGTGATGTTTTTGTTGAATTCGGCCTTAGCCAATTTGGCCTTTTTGATAGCTTCTTCATCCGCACCTGCATCTGCAATAGCTTTGTCCAGCTCAGCTTGTTTAGCTTCTTTTTCTTGCTCTAGGCGCTCGATTTCAGCCTTCATCTCTTTACGTTTGGTCGCATCAGCTTCGAGCTGTGTACCCATCTCCGCAGATATTTTGGTAGCCTTTTCTTTTTCTGCTTGTACGTCTTCGTCAGTTACTTCAGGAACGCTGTCTTTTAATTCTTTAGCCAGCTCAGGAGTCAATTCAGTGTTACCTATTTGTTTATTGGCTGATTCGACGATCGACCGGAGGTCCTCAGCCGGAATGTTCTCTGTCATCCATTTTTGACTTTCTTCTTGTGTACGAGGATTACCATCTTTATCATATTGAGCACAACGAATCATATTAAGTTGCTGCGTCATCTTTTCCTTCTCAACAGGATCTTTGATGGCCTCACAAGACTTCGCTATACCAGCGAATACCTTTGGGTTACTCATACCTTCATTAAGAATAACCTTGTTTTCCTCATCAGATTTTTTCAACTCTTCTTTTTCCTTGTCATCCACCTTACCGTTTTTGGTATTTTCCAACTCCTTACGGAGCTTGGCCATTTCAATTTCATGCTTTACTTTGTCTTCCTCTTTCTTACGACGGTTTTCAGGAAGGAGTCCCATTATGCAGGTTGCAAGCAAACCACCAATGCCGGCTCCAATGCCCGCTCCACCACCTTTTGCACCATCAGGAAGAGCTTGAGCACAGAACCACGCGCACATACCAACTGCTATTAAAGTTGCTAACATATGTCAATTATATTTGTTTGAGTAATTCTTCAACGTCAGGAGTTGAGTTAATAATAAAGTATAGATAACCTGAATCTCCGCTTTTCTTCCAAAAGAACTCTGATATGGATTCGGGCACCACACCTACAAAGTCTGTATTACATTGGTTGACAAAGTCTAGGTCATCTACTTTGGATTTTTTCGGTTTTTCGCCAGTCTTATCAGCAAGTGCTTTTTCCGCTTCTTCGCGTTGTTTCTTCTCTTCAGGAGATAGATCGAGTTGATTACCGTAACGAACACCAGCAGCGACTAAGTCATCGATATGATCAATCATCTCCTTGACCTCGTCTTTGTCGTACTTGAGTTTCATTTGTTCCTCGGAAACAATGACCATATTCCCAGAATGAAGCACGTCGTATACTTGCTGGGCTTCTTTTTCTGTCAGTTTGTTATTCAAGGCAAATGCTTTGACGTCGATTTGATCTGAGTACAACTGATACAGTTGTTCGGAGTCTATCTTGGTCTGTTGTAGTGCCTCGAGTAGGTATTGTGAAAGTGATCTCATATATTTCGTTTATATATGTATAAAATAATAAAATCCAGCTCCCTGATTAAGAGAACTGGATTATAATGTTTGAAATATCTGATTACCAGAGCTTAACAAACAACTCTCCACGAATTGTTTTGTACTCTTGTGGTTTCATGTTAAGGAGACTGCTGTAATTATCATCATCTGTATCAAGTAAGTCCTGCAGATCTTCCACCTTATTGAATGCTACCAAAAAGATGGATTCGTCATATTGTGAATAAGAAAGAAAACCGTACTTGTAGCTACGTTTAGGATCTACTACATCTACCGTAGTATATGCGGCTTCTCTATTAGAGTCTGCTTGAGCAATACTGAACGTCTTCCTTAATCCACTTCCGATTGATTCTGTTAGTGTTTTCATATCGATATGATTTTTATTTGTTGGTAATAATCCACGTATTTTTCTGGTTGTGGAACTCGTCCGATCTCATGACGGTAATGATGTCTACTCGGAAATGATCCTTGGATTCTCCCTTATGTAATGAACACACTACATTGAGATCGGTATTAGGGTTTCGAACGATGAATCTCCATCCGAGACGTATGTTATTCTGGAGAATGTCCTCAATGATGGTCTCGGAAGCTCGTTTTACCTCTTCGAGTATCTCGTCGTCACTGATGAAGTTGTCCTTATCCGTACCATGACGAGACTGACGTTCGGTGGCATGCAAGGACTTATTGATAGTGAAGTCCAACTCAATCTTCTTGGTGAACTCCATATTCTTCTCTAGAACCAATTCGTATAGACTTTTCATATATCGTCTTTATTTTGTGCAATTGATCTTTACGATGTCACCCATTTTTTCAATGAGTTTTTTGTCGCACACGTAAGGTTTTATATCTGGTGTGTAAGATTTTGGCATTTTTTCGTACCACACTCTTAATTCACCATCCGGTCCGATATCAGATTTAGATGTGTATTTGTGTGGCTTGAAGCACCATCTGATGAATGGATCTATGCCATCGGTGCTGTTAAGCACGCAGAAATCTTCTCCAAGACTCCAATCACCTTCATCTGTTAATCTAAATACAACAGACAGATATGTTTCGCCTTCAAATTCAAATGGTTTTATGAATACGTACACATTGTAAATGTAAAATCCATAACGGTCGGAGTTTCCGCTTGTGAATTTGTGTGCATCTTTTATGCTTATTTTGAACTCATTCTTTGGTTTTTTGGAGGCTTTGTATGATGATTTATTAAACTCCCAGCCTCTTATATTAGATGGTTCAAATTCAAAACCACTCAAAAAGTTCACTGCGCTTTTTAAGTTATCCGACATGGCTTCATTTACATACTCAAACAGGCTCTTCATACCTCTTCTTTTTTATTTATATTCTGTTAAGTCATCATTCTCAATATCTATGGTTGCTGATTTTAGTAAATCTAGCAATTCGTATTTATCCATATATTTTAATGACTTATCATACCATTTTATAAAATTATTCCATACGTTTTTATGAGAGCTTAATGATGGATTAAACTCGCTCGCTTCATTAACCATCCCTTCGGTTATTTGCTGTGATAAACTTTTCATGCCTTTACTGTATGTATTTTTATACCTAATTCGTTTTCAAGTGCTTTAGCAGCCTCCAGGTTACCTTCGTTGTCATCAAAGAAAACGAGAGTATGGTAACCGAGCGCTACCAGTTCACGGATGATGGCTGCTTTCTTTTCCTGAACAGACCCTGCCAGACCCAGACGGGGATCACCAACGGCGAACACGAGTTCGTCTTTGATATCGATACCATTCTTGAGGAAAAAGCGGCGAATCATCTTGGCGTCGTTACGAGCCGTGATAATGCTTATGTGGGTTCCTTTGTGGTACTCGCGTTTGAGAGTGCCCCAATATCGTGTGAAAGTTTCCCGAGAGAGGATTTTCGGGTCGTTGAACTCCCGGTAGTCGAACCATTCGCCCGGTTTCTTCTTGTAGTCATTATATTCTGCATTGGTCAGAGTCTTGATATGTTCATCGTCCTTCATCACCCATATCTTAGCGCTGGTGTGGATAAGAGTATCGTCCACGTCGAAGATAAGAAGTTTCTCCGACTTGGTTCCAGCCACAGTAAAGTTACCATGTAGTTTTAGATATGAGGATAGACTTTTCATTTAACTACTTTGTCAATTTGTTCTTTGAGTATCTCGTAGTAGTCATTTTTCAGACGAGCAGATAGATGTACCATGGGCACCATAGAATAGAATGCTTTTTTGTCTCCATCGATGAGAGCTTTGCGTACCTTGGTCGCGCTGACGTCATCTCCGGTACGGAAAATTTCGATCATCTCAAAGTCGTCAGCCAAGTTAGCCTGATCATGGTACTTCTCCGACATACGAGTATAGGCATCGATACGATCGGTGCCGCAAGTCCAACTGGCGATCTGGTATCCCTCTTTAGCGAAGGCTTCACTGTTTTTAACGATATCTGCACTGCTGACCAGAATGAACTTCTCCAGGTTCTTGTCCTTTTTGAATAGGTCGTTGTATAGTGGAAGTGTCAATGAAGATGGAAAAGGGTGTTTTTCATCTACCTTATCCATAGTAGTGTTGATCATGGCTACTACAGTGGGTAGACCTTTCTTCTTCATGGCCTCTTCTACACATTTATAGTGTCCGGTCGTAAATGGTTGGAATCGACCGATCATTAGGTTAACTCGTTTCATATTTTCAATAATAACACACTGCGGTGTCAATATTGAAGTTTGGCGCGCTCCATCATTTCGTCCCAGAGGCGATTGTAATCATGGATAGAAGAGAGGAGCTCCTGCGCGAGAACCGCATGTTTGATAGAAGAGTACTCTTCGCCTCGTCTGATGAATTGCAGTTGCAACTGGTCTTCCAACTTGTCTTCGTTAATCATGACCGGACGCACCTCTGCCAGTCCTAACAGAGAATAAAATACACTGCCGGGTTCGAAGCTGAATCGAACCCAACCGTTATCGTTCATGAACTGGATTATCATCTTTTCGAATGCTCTGAGTGTTTGTTTGGTGAACTTCATATGTACTAATGTTTTGTTGTTGATTATATATATGAAAAAATAGAAAAAATTTAATGAAATCCCGCAGAAATTTATGACTGCGTTAGTGACACCTACATATAAATTATTATTTAATCAGTATGAATAACTACCAACTGTATAGAACGAACGTAGCCCTTAGTGGTCAGCTCAAATGGAACATATCTGTGGATAATGGTCCTAATGGTCTGTTTGTAAGTGATTTTCATATAGTTCCTATCAGTGAAAGAGTGCCATTCAATAGGTATGTACAAGATAACTTATTGAATTACAGTCATTTGGAGAATATCAGATCGTATTACAAACGGATAGAAAGCTCCTTCTATCTTTCGTATGCGAATCCATTGTTGACATCCAACCAACCGTACATATCCGATGAGACGGACAGAGCGGACCTCATGGATCTACATGACGATACGTTTGATATGGGGGCCAAACGCGCGCGATATTCAGTATATGGAAAAGAGGTCGAGATATTCTGCCCAGTATGGTTGGAAGATATGACTTCCGGTGGTGGACGGAAATTTCTATCGTTCGTATTCGATATTAAAAACAGCAATGGAATGGTTCTGTGTTCAAAGACTTTGAAGATCTCTTCTGAAACAAACCATGATTTTCATAATAAGTTTGCGGACTACCTATATCAATATATAAAAGATATAGACTTGGATGACCATATGATTCATATAGACTTGGATGACAATACTGCCTCTATCACAGGTATCGATGCTTCCTCAGGTCTATCTAAAACCATAAACATCGATAAGTTGGCACAGGATCTGACTGACAAAGAACGTCTACTCATGGACGCGGATAGTATGATTATCGAACAGTACGCAAATAATCGAATGATTGCCAAACAGTTGTTTAATTTCAACTTTCTGTTCAACATGGAGGATTTTTTCCCACCGGTTATTATGAACATGATAAGTGGCAATCAAGTTATACTGGATGTTCGGGTAAAAGTTGATGATGAAGAGTTGGAAATCAAAGACTTCTACACTAATTACGACTACATTCCGAGTATATGTGTTCATGAGACCTCAGAAAATGTTGACATCAATATATTTGAGAGTTTAAAAGACAATAAAAATATTGATTTGATTGACAAAAACAAGGTAGTACAACGCATTTGTCATTGGTCCATAGTAGGAGATGATGACTATATATTTAATGTATATCCTGAGTTTGGAGGATTTTATATATCCGGCGGTGAGGCACACAAAATAGGACAGCTTTATCAGAACACACCGAACATATGGTTGGAAAAATATTCTGAAAACTCTAATACCAATGGTTGGGCAAATGACTGCCCCATAACGACTATTGATCAGTATTTTAAGTTGGATGTAAGTGTGAATGAACTAAAAGAGATGGCTACCGACATAAAAGACTCATGGATTAAACATGTCAAGTACAACTACCAACCAGATGAACCGAACGGCGATTTATTCATCTTATTGATGCCTTGTACAGAAAGGGTGTGGCCTACTGTAGAAAATGATATAAGAACCAATGCTGGGGATGGCAGTTATTTTGTGTGTGATGAAAAAGGTGATGTGAAAGGTCAATATTGTCTTTATGCAAGATGGTTCGGATCTGATGCTCGTGTATTATGTCTTTTCTGTAGTGAAAACCCGAGTGAAACAAGAGATATCCTATCATTTGGCGGATTGACCAAACTCATTAAAATTCTTAATAATAAATCAGGTGACAAACCGGATTGGGTAGGGCCAATGTACAAGTGGATGACGTCAGTAGTACCCCCTACTATGATAACTCTGGATAAGAAACTAGGCTTCATGTTTGCACAAGGTCCGAGTGGGGTTGCACAAGGCCCGAGTGGCGGTGAGTTGGAGCACTACGGCACCTCTGAAAGCACTAAGATAATTCGAATGGGTGGATACATACGTCCTTCTTTTGTAGATATAGAAGACAATAATGTGTATACCAAAATAAAACACACTAAAGTAGGATACAACACTTCAGACTTTCCGAAATACCACAAGACTGGATATCCTCCGAAATATCCAAGTTTAGGATACTATCCTTGGGAGGTTCATAATTTACAACATCCACAGACTGAAAATACCAGAGATGTGATGCCTGTCTTGAATGAAGATCAGTTGCCGTACGAGTATCACTGGTACACAACTAGTAATTTGTACATGCTCGTACCAGAACTCAATTTCACACTGACTCTTTCCGACACTGAAAGCGTTGAAGAGAATATATTGGGATATATCCGGGGCCTGTACGGAACAGATGAGTCACAGGCAAATTATATATATAAACTGTACGATTGGAAATCCAATTGGGAGTATGCAAAACCACAAGATATACACACGTACGTATATACGATAAAAATGAAACTCAAATAATTATGGGAAACAGTTTGATTAACGACATAAAAGCACCGGAGTTAAGTCAGACCGGTTATGGCGCAGGTATCAAAAACGTGTTTGAACAGATCGATGCCAATTTCAAAATACTTGGTAATCAAGACTTTGTCAAAGGTGATCAGGGTTGGAGCATCGGACACAACGAAGTACATATCACATACTCCAATGACAATAGAACATACTTCACCAAAGAAGGTATCGATGTATTGAATGTTATCATCAAAGAGATAACCGACCAACAGTATGTATACGATGCTGATGACGATGAGCACCAGAATATAGAGACTGTAAAGGCCTGGTTAGATACGATTGACGCACTAAAATCCGTCAACAACATCAGTCTGATCGACAGTATCGTACCTAGCGACCTGTTCAACGAAATATATGTGTACGACCCTATAAATCCTAGCAATCAGTATACTATTGGGGCTACCAATGACTATGTGTTCAAGGATCGTAGATTTGTGATCGAAATGGACAATTATGATGAGATTTATAGCTCGTTATATGATTGTTCGTGTATGGTACATCTCCAGGCATATGAGAAAGTGGATCCGGATACCGGGGTCAAAACACCAACCAAAAAATTCGTAGTCATTCAGAATGCGCCTACCTTGTATTTTGACACGGATCTTCAGGCGTTCTGTTGGAGAATAGGTGGACAGAACACAGGTCTCATAGCACAAGGCCCAAAAGGTGATCCTGGCCAAAACGCAACATTCTATATTGTCGAACTGGGTGATGCGATTTCAGATGCACCATCTACAGCGGAGAGAAAAATGGTGACAAGATACATGGACTCTAATGGTGGCTGGGCTGAGCTCGGGCCTGAGCACCCAGCGCCTGCAGATTTCGCTGATGCTAAATGTATTGCGTTTGAACCAACTGAAATCAACGACGACGAAACTCCTACCTCATATTTCGGAAAGATAGTGAAGGGAGATGATGGGTCGTTCTCGGTATCTTGCACAAATGAAAATAGAATCCAGACCAATTTGAATCTTAATTGGTTGGCAGCTACTTTTGCTAGTATCCGTACGAATAAAGCGTTAAAAGGTCTTTTCATACCTATCGTACCTCCAAGACCTGGCAGTTCGTACAACAAAGCTCCGGTTCATGCCATCTGGCACGCGTCTGCACGGGGTTCTGAATCAATATTTTCAGAACTTCATATGTCGCCGATGCTCATGTATGCCGGGATTGATGGTGCTGCTAATAAGTTGGAGGAGATAGAGATAGGTGTCAGAGACGGAAGCAGACTCAGTGTATATGACGACTATATATACACCGATCAAAACAATCCGGTACCATTAGTATTCGATTATGATAGTGTCATTTTTGCTGGTCACCATAACCATGCAAATGGCGTCAGAATAGGTATTGGTACGAACAATATTTTTAATGATTCAGTTGGATCCAATTCATTGGTTCGCTTCAGTGCGAACTCCATGGTATACATGCCTGGAACGTCATATCTCGAGGTAGGCAAAATAAATACTGATCATATTGTTGCACGAAATCAGGATATCGACATATCTTGCAGAAATCTGAATATATTTGGTAAGAATGCAGGATCAGATTCAGCCGTGTCTATAGCAGGAACGTTAACTGTGACGAGAGATACATCATTAGGTACAACAACCATCAATGGTGCAGCAACCATCAATGGTATAGCTACTGTAACAGATTCTTTGAAGGTTGGTAATACAGCCACTGCAACAGTGAATGGTGTTCCTAATGTCTATTTAGGTTGTCCTATTGGAACTGTTGTTATGTGGGCAGGAAGTATGGAGACTGATGAAGCAAATATACCGGATGGGTGGTTGTTGTGTGATGGATCGCGGATATATGTAGATCCGTCCAATTGTAATCCAATATGGCTACGTTCGTTAATAACTCCAGATACGTCGTCTGCAATTAAAGAACTAATTGAAACTCTATTCCCAGATCCAATACGTATCGGCGGAAAAGATTTCACTAAAGACGAATATGATAAGTTATTACCACTTTTACAAGTAATCAGAGGCAAATGGGGATTTGGTAATGAGGGGTCTGGTGCTTTCTCGATCGATTACTGGAAATTACCGGACCTTCGACAAAAATTCCCATTGGGTGCGGCAGCAGGATCACTGAAAAATGGATGGGATTCATCTGATCCTAGTAAACAAATCCTAGCAGATACCACATTGGGTGCTCAAGGTGGTGATCCTGAGGTTAAATTGAATGAGCAAACTATGCCTAAACACAAACATAAGATGCTTTTTTCAAATACCAACTCAGATGGTCCTTGGGTTGGTGGAGTGCGCGCAGGATCAGATTCATCGGGCGATAGAGCGTGGAGAACATCATACAATAATGGTTCTGAAACAGATACTGAAACTGTTACCGGTGGAGACAAAGCACACTCAAACATGCCACCGTATCTCGCGATCAACTTCATCATCAAGTACAAATAACAAAAAATCTAGCCTCATTCAATTCGAATGGGGCTGTTTTTTATTATATAGTTAAATATACCAAAAATACTATATGGTCAATAAACTATTAGCAGATTTGGAGTTCAACTCCATCGTTAGTGAGTCTATGGCTCAAACACAAACCGGATCAGAGTTCCTAAATAAGTTCAAGTCATACCTCATGGCTAATGAGTCGACTTGTGGTTTGGTGAACCGATTCATAACAGAAGGTCAACAGTATCGTTACGACAATGGCGTCAATGCAGTACTCGAGAAAGTAGCTGATTACATCCAGAGCAACAAGACATCCTGGGCTCTAGCATCCGTATGTGAGAATCTCCGACACGGACAGACTTCTTACAACTATCTCAGTCAGTCAGCTATCGCTCAGGTAGAGAAGCTTTTGGAGAATGATGAAGAGACTGTTAACAAGTATATCAAAGCCGGCGCGCTCAAGAACGTCATGTACGTGACTGAGTTCCGTAATGTAGCAAAACAAGTATACCATGACATGCCTATGGTAGAGGCTGCAGCTGATTACACAGTAGTACGTCCTATCTCATTGGTAGAGAGTTGTGGTGATGGCTACCTCTTCGAAGCAGCTGGTCGTGTTATCAAGATCACAGCAGACAAGACTATCGCAGAAGGAAACTGGAACGAAGTATCCAACACGTTCCGTACTGTATCATCATTGCTCGAATCAGACATCTGTGCATTCGACGCAACCAGTGAGTCTCTCACTATCCACTATAACGGGACTGAATATCAGATCAACGAAGCTGGTAAACTGGTTAAGCTAACAGGTCAGGAAGAGAAAGAGATGACAGTAGAGCAGTTCCGCGATCATAACCGTCTCATGCTCATGACTGCCAATCCACGTTTCCGTAATCAGATGGCACAGGTACTCGAGGCCATCGCATTGACTTGCGAAAACTTCGATCGTATCGCCAAAATGGATAATACTGGTATCTACGAAACACGCGGTGACAAGTTCCTCGTAGTAAACGAAGGTACCAACATGTTTGCAACCCTACTCAAGAGTAATCATTCAGGTCTATGGACATACAGTTCAAACGTAGTAGAGGTCTTGGAATCTATCAAGAAGAGCACTCGAGTAAGCCTATCAGAAAACTTCAACGAACAAGTGAAAGCAGTTATCGAACAAGTATCTGAAGAAGACAAACAACGTATCGCAAACGAACTCAAAGAGGCAAAACTCCAAGGTATCAGAGATCGTATCGCAAACTTGACAGAGAAGTTCAAAAACGACCCAACCAAACTTGCCATCCTTTCACAAATGGCACAAGACTTGCAGACAGCAGAAGATTGAAAAAAAAAAACAAAATATGAAAAATTTAAGTGAAGTACTTATAGAAAGTCTGACAAATGAAGCTATTTCAGTAAAGGACAAGGCTGGAATAAAAATGGAGCTATCTGACATATTATTCGCAGGTGGTTCTGAGAAAAATTTAGAGAAGTTGGACCGATATATGGATATATTGGGTATTGCAATAAATGGCGCATATTGGAGACTAGCTAACTCGCGTTATAAAGCGAGATATGAATATGTAAAAGATGTTGATGGAGGTGTCGATAATGGAGGGACCACAGATGTTTATATTTTTCAAACAAACCGGACTGGAAATGTATTGGCGGTGCCTATATCAGATTATATCGACGAAAAATGGATAAAGAAATTGGAAGATGCCCTATCATTAAAACCAGGAAAAACGACTAAGAATTATATTTATTACTATGTAAATCCTTATCAATTAGATTAACCCGATAAGTAACCTAGCAAAATACCATACGAAAGACTCGATCGTTTGATTGGGTCTTTTTTAATGTCGGAGTTTGATCACATTATTATATATACATGAAAACCTTATACGAATCCATATTAGATAGTGACATCATGGACAAAGCCGATAAATCTGCAGAAATGTTTTTATCGATATGGGGACCTTTGAAAAAAGGTCTGCGTGAAGAATATAGCGCACCTCGAGTCAAACGTAATATAAAAGACGCTATCAAAAAGCACGACTTGTTACCACATGATGATGAGTGGATAGAAATAGTCAAATGGTTCAATACATATCTTGGTAAGAAATGTGTTGAAGAGGCTCCTATCAAATACGAGCTGTATGTGACCAGTTCCTTGTCTGACCGTCATGCAAATAGACTATTCTATTCTGTGGAGGTCTATGGTTATTGGAGAACATATTACAAAAAGAATGGCGAGATCGCCAAACCTGATGATCTTAAAAACGCGGCTGTAATTCCATCCATAATGAAGTTCAAATATGATCCTTTGGATACTAAACCACGGATTATTCAAGTAGGCGCCACCAGTGACACACAATGGGCAAAGCGCTTGGCTAACAAGTTCAACAGAAAGCCGGAGTTCGACGATAAAGGGAATGCTGTTTTTGTGTTCCGTTGATCAGACTTTTTGTTCTATGATATAGTTCAGACATATTATTATATATAAAAATAGAATATATATATGAACTCTATTCAAGAAATCCAAGACGTTCAATATCAGAACATGATTAAAGAGCATACCAATACTCTTAAAGACTATATTATTGAAGTATCACAAAAAGCTCAGGCAGAAGGCAAGCCAGTTGCTGAACTCATAGATGAGGGACTGTTGTCTAGCATCGTTGGCGGAGTCATAGGTGGTACTGCTGGTAAGTCTATCATGGAGGCTGTTTGCAAGGCTTTAGGCATAGATACCCGTTCTACACTGGGTTCATTACTCACTTCACGCATGGTACTGACTGCTGTCGGAGCATACCTTGGATATAAATGGTAATAAGTTATGAAGAGCTTGACGGAATCGATATTAGGTAATCCAGAAGACATCATGAATGGTGCTGAAACGGACGCCATAAAAACAATAGCTGAACTGGTCCGAACTATGAAACAAATTGCTCCAAAGTCTGCGGAAGAACGCACCACAAAACGCGATGTAGATGCATTTGGTAATAAATTGGATGTTGGTGACATCTTTCTCAATTTCGGTAATGTAGTATATCCTGTAGTAGGCTATTATATATACGGAATCAAACGCAAAAGATTGATTGCCAAACAATTTATATACGAGAAGGGTCAAGTTATCGAGAGCGGTGAAGAAGTGTACGTTGACGGCATATATGGTAAAATTAAATGGCCCATCAAAATATAAGTAATATATAATATATGAAAACATTATATGAAGTTTTGATTGAATCTACTGGTATGTTTAAGCAGGCTGAAAAAGTAGTCGATATTTTAGTAGATGAAATAAAAAAACATATAGATGAAATAGATGTAAGTGATGGTGACTATTACCTCGACTTAGATGAAAGTCCGTTTAATAGTATTCCCCAATTATTTTTCAAACAGATAACGATAATAGTATCTGATAAGGTTAATTACAAAGGGATGTATTATGTTGGATCAAAAGATGATGATGATTATATAATCAGTAAATGGAATGATGAAGATAAAACATTTAACTGGATTGATATAGTGTTGAATTATGATTATATTGAGCCTGGTTTTTTTGACGAATATGAAATAGCCGAAACATTGCAACACGAATTGCAGCATGCATATCAAGATTGGCAAAAGTACAAAAATAATGGAGTAAATGCATATTTACAAAAGTTCAAAAAAAATCTAGATAAGCAATCAGACTCGGACGAATTTTACAGTTATTATTTGGACAAGGACGAAGTTGAAGGTTTTTTGAACAACATTCAAAGATATGTTAGAAACCTTAAAGGTAGGTATGATGTAAAAGATATCTATAAGAAATTAGGTTACTACGATGATTACAAAATTTATAAGAGCATATATATGTCTGCGTTAAATGATAATCCAAAAATGACAAACAAGCAGAAGAAACTTGCTAAATATTATTGGAACAAGCTAAATAATCATATATATTCTTTCATCACACAAAATTAACCTGTTGACAAGGTATATGTGGACACCAGAATTTGAAGATAATATAGACCATCAGTTCATCTTGAGAGTACAGAAAGAGGTCACACAGAGCTGTGCCCTCCCGTTTGCTGTGCCTGCAGAGCGCATACCGGAGTACATTCTTCAGGCGGCTCAGTGGTTCTGGGAGAACGTAGACATGGCTTGTGAAGAGCGTATGTACGTGATCAAGAACTCTGATATCTGTGTCGGTAACAAACTCAATAAGATGGTCCAGCTCCCGCCCCAGATTATGGGGGTGCATGGCTGTTTCAAAATCCAAGAACACATGAAATACGGTGCCATGGGCGACTTCTCTCTCGAACGTATGATGCTCTCTACGTACAGTATGTTCGGAGGCACCGGTACAGTCGGAGGCGGATTCAACGGTACTACCGGTATGGCGGGATACACCCTTACGGACGTTATGGCCAGCATGTACGAAGTGGATACTTTCAACCAGATGCTCAACCCACCACTGACGTACAGCTTTAACATGTACTCCAGCAAACTCAACATCATGGGTGACCTCGGTTGGTCAGATATCTTGATTGATTGTATGGTACGCTGTCGCATTCAGGACTTGTATAACAACTACTACTTCTTCAGATTAGTAGTGGTGTTTGTCAAACGAGCACTGAACACCATTTACGGTATGTTCGAGTTCAAACTGCCAGGTGGGGTAACTATTAACTATAGCAACCTATCGGACCAAGCAGATAAAGATTTTGATGAAATAAAAGAATGGGCGGAACGGAATCGTGCATGTGACTACTTCTTCCAGCCGAACACCTTGTAAATCAATTAGTTATATCATGCCAGCAAAATCAAAAGCACAACGCGCCTTGTTCGCTATGGCACTCGCCGTACGCAAAGGCGATATGAACAAGTCAGAGGTAGATGATGAAGTGATGAAAATCGTCAATTCCGATATGACTGACAAACAACTAGAGGACTTTGCGAAAACCAAAGGTCTCAAGGAACATTTTGAAGAATCAATAAACATAGAAAGACATACTATGAAATCATTACAAGAATGTTTGAACGAAAGCCTGGTTGTCGAAGGACACGATGAGGACGTTCTTCGCAAGCTCTGTGATAAACTACCTGATGATGCTTGGAACCCTTGGAAGGTATTCCAGATTGCAGTAGAAAACGGAGACGATCCTGATGATCTAGCAGATAACGCCGAGACAGAAGCACAAGATATGTGGGATGATGAGATGGAAAGGAAGTTCCGCGCTCTCATGAATTCACCACAGTACGATAAGATTGTGGACGCAATCCGTAATCTGAAGAGTCCATACAAGACATATGTCCGCGCGCTGATGGCTTCTTTCGAAGACCTACTCTAAAAAAAACCAACTCCGTGTATGCAAAGTATAAACGAAGCAAAACGAATAACCGAAAAACTATCCTCTGATTTTGAGGTGCAAGGTAATGACTGGCGCACCGAAGAGACCAAGAAGTTCCTCAAGCGCCTGGATGCACGTCAAGCCGAACTAGGCATCACCAAAGAAAAAGCACGCGATGCTGTCAAGGCATTCTGGTCAGGTAATTTCCCTGAATCACTCAAGCTAATCTGGGGCAACAAAGTCCGTACTGAAAAACAAAACGGTGCTGGTGGCATTACCTCTACCATCACCTATACTATATCTGGCTGGGGTACGTACACAGAGACCATTGATTATTCAGGTTTCAATACATACGTTCACAAGATCACTCTTTCGTTGGAAGACAATCCTGAACCGGATTTCTATTTGAGTTCGGTGTACAATTGTTTCTGTCGTCGCAAAGGAACAGATTTCGTTTCTGACCAACGTAAGGCTGATGCCGATGCTTGGAAGATCCGAGTAGCCAAAATCTGGAACTGCTTGTTCGTAGGATTTGAGACTCGAGCCCTCCCTGATGTGCTAGGATCGTACTACTGCCGTATGGCTAACCCAATTGAGTTCAAGCCTGTTCCTACTAAATAACTAAATAAATATCATAACATGAAATCACTTACAGAATGCATAAACGAATCCTTGAACGAGGCTTCTATGAACGACAAAGACTTGCTCTATAAGGTTATTGACACCATCAAAGAGTATGTCAAGAAGAGTCGTGTCAAAGAGGTAAGTCGTAACGATGGTGTTTGTGTCAACTACGTTTATTCTGAAGACTTGTTTTACGATATCGAAAATGAATTTGAATCGATACATCGAAAGAATCGTTCGCAGGTTACCATGGATCTGTCTTCTGAAGAATACTTCACACTCATGTTCAATAATCTGGGTATGTATATAGAAGTATCCGAGGATGTAGGTGCCAACCCCGAATTACGCATAGGATTCTACCGCGAGGATCGCAAAGATGCCGAAGCAGAGCAACTATGTGTGGATGCATACGAACACTACGTATCCTAAAATCTTTGATTTAAACGCATCAAAAACATCTCCTGAATACTTTATAAGGTATCCAGGAGATCTTTTATTATACTCGAAATAATCGCGCTTTATATCGATTTATAATTTATTTGACATAACCACGTACCAACCATCTGCAGTTTTAGGATAGCACCAACGTGCGGGACCCATTGACTTCTCAGGAGGAACACGTGCGCAGTTGACTTCGAAGTTTTCTTTGAATGCCGAGTTCACAAATGTAAGTCGCACGTTGTTGTTTTCGACAATGAACCATTCCAGTTCGGGAAAGTTCTCAACGGGTAGAATATCTGCCAGGCATGCACCCGGTTTCAATTTAAGAATATGTTCGCGCAAGCAATATCGTTTAGGATTATTAGCAATCGCGATAGCCTTCTTCATAGTCTTGATAGGGATAGATACTGAATGACCTTTATCCTGATCCAATATCAGACAATCATGTGGTTCAAAGAGACTCCAGAGTTCACTAGGAAAATCATCCAGTGTATATATTATAATCTTTTTGCAATTGGAACGAAGACCCTTCAGACTACTGGGTTGTTGACTGTGACACGAAAATCTAATGAATCGTTTGTCGTACTCCACCATAGGATCGAAATTTATTTCCGTGTCTTCGAACTTTATGCTATCACCCAAACGATCCGCGTATTGGAATGTGACACCATTGTATATTTTCTTCCTATTGACTGGGTCATTATGATATACCATCGTGCCATCAAACGTGTGATATATATCGATGTGTACACCAGATACGGTATCCAGGCCCATTCCTAAAAATTCCCCACAGATAACTCCACTGCCTACATGTTTATTAGATAGGTGTGTAACATGTTCAACCTCAAAATATGGCGCTTGGATACGATTGATGACGCCGTTTTCAAATAATGGATACAAACTAGGCTTGTCATCTTTGATATGGATTGTGTCGATGGTTGTTAAAGTCCCGTTCTCATCTATTGTCAATAAATAATCGGAAATATGTTCGCGATGATAAGACACAGGACTATTACGGAGTGCTGTACATGTATATGTGTCAAACAGTTCACCTTGGCGTGCATTCGAATCAGCATTGATTCCTAATCGTTGTGTACTGATGTCTAATGTTTGCTCGTTGTCTAAATCCAGTATTGACATATACTTTAATTTCTGTGTTGTATATATATAAGAAAAAAGAGGAAATCTTTTAGTGATTTCCTCTGATTTTTTAGAAGTAATATGGATTGAACCAATCGAAACACACCACTTTTCCGTTTCTATCTTTACCTATGTTATCCTATCATCACATAAGGTAGATGGACTTTGTCAGAATCGAAACTGATGCCTTTGGCAAACATAGCTATCTGACTTAATACGGTTGATGCATCAGCATTTTTCATCTTGGCAAACAGCACTCGCAATATGGACAATATATTCCATGATGCAGATTTCCATTTGACCGCTTCAAATATGTTAATGAGTATCTCTTCGTAATTGGATTCGTTTATATCAAACCCTAATTTCTCCCCATATGGAATCAATACCTCATTCCAACCTCGTGCACTTGTTTTACCTTCAGCATTGTTGTAATCAGTGAACATATCGAAAATCACATCAGCATTGACTGCCACCCAATCAATCAACGCAGCTGCACCACCAGATATTTTAGGTACATCACCATTGATGTGGTACTTCATCATAGGCGCGGTAATGTCTTGCAAGCGCTTATTGAATGTCATTGCGTCAGCCCACACACTTTCTTTGGCTGTACGATTGTATTTGACGGCCCCAGTATATTCGGTGTGTGTTTCTTTCGCCCATTTTTGCAGCAAGTCTTGTGCTCGACCTAATTGACCACCGACTTTGGCTGAATTCAACTGAGTTCCAACAGTGACATTGAAGCAGTCGTAAGCGTTTTTGTTATCTTTCTTTTCACTATTGAACAATCGACTTCTTGCACTGGATGATGCTGTTCGAATATCCAATATAAAATTCATAGTATCGTCACCCAGGGTAGCGTCAAATGAAAATTTGGCAGATGTGCCACCCGTCTTGAGTGGTTGATCGATCTTCGTAAACTGCACACCATCAAATACAGGAAGGTATAATTTGATAGTTTTTTCGTCTATCGAAATGGATAGTTTATCCATATTATAGGTGTGGATATGTGATAATGGCTTTATCAATTGTTTTAGTGATATGCCTACAAACGGAGTTGTTGAACCATCGATAGCCTGTTGCCAGTATAACAATTCCTGAGCAAGATCATCCATAGGTTTATCTGCAACATTTTGAGTGAGTGCATAAATGTCAGCCTTTTGGTAATCGTCTTTGCGTGAATAACCTGCCTTTGACACACCCTTATCAACACGATCCGCTAGTGACCATCCCGAAGATACTTGACCATTACGTACACCTAGTGAAGTGTCGTGATGGAGGAATACCAGGTTCTTTGCTGGGAATGATTTGTGGTCCTTCAACCAGTTATCAAAGGATTCGCATTGATATAGGAATGACTTTTGCCAATCCAACGCCTTCTTGGTATAGCGCTCTTCCTTATTATTACCACGACCCTTTAGCTCTGTCTCCAATAAGAACTCATCGAAGTCCTTAATCTTGAGACCACTCACACAGAGTTTGGTTATCACAGAATCCTTGACCTTGTTGTAGTATTCGATGATATCCTCAACCTTCGAGAAGTTCTCATTCTGATTGAAGTATGCATCGAAGAACACGCAGGTCATCAGCTCCTGAATCATGGTCTCTTTGGAAGCATTGCTACGTCCGCGCTCGAATATAGGATGCAGATTTTCTATTAAGTAGTTTGATAGACTTTGCATTACTGATTGATATATTTTAGGAACTCATCGCGATCGAGACCGTTACGTTCGAGTACTTCAACGTAGAAGCGGTCTTCGATAGTACCTATACGATCCTGGTATTTGTATTTGGTATGAAGTGCCTTCCAAAGGGTCTCGAGACTCTTGAAGTCCTCATCCTTACCACCATCAAATAGCAGTTCGATGAACTCCTTTTTGTTCTTGGTTACTACCTGCTCGAACTCCTTGACTTTCTTCGGGTTCTTGAGCAAACCATTACGTCCTCTGTAATCGAGGAACTGCTTGGTCACACCGAATGCGAAGTTCAGTGAGTGTTTCCAACGGGTCTCTACCTCGCCCTTATCGTTGACCTGATCTGCCTCACCTGTAGGCACCTCGGATATCATTATACTCAACAGATGGTTGCGGATAGCGGCCTTGTAGTGTGACTCATCGATTGTGAAGTCTGGAGAGTTATATACGAATAGTGCCCACTCCAAGTCATCCACTATCATAAAGTCTACCTGAGCATATGATGTGCGACCTTTGTAATCGTATGGGTAGTTGATAGAAACGATATTCGGCATAGAAGCCTTCGCGTATTCAGCATCCGGGAAGGTCTTCTTAAGTATCTCCTCGAATTGGTGACGGTTGAACTCGATAGCAACATCGATATCCCCATTGTAATCACCTTTCTTCTTTTTGCCTACTGAACCTAGAACAGCAATGTGACCTTGGAGTGTATGTGCTGTCTCCAAGAGCTTTGCCTCGATCTCCTTATAGATAGGCATGGACATCTCTGCTGGGATTGGTGATGCTGTTACTGCATGACCCCCTTCGAGTATGAATTGATATAGACTTTTCATTTTGCGAAACGTGAATTTGCTATATTGATAGAGAAGCTACCGGTAATCTTGACTGGAGCATCTGTCTTGGTGATTGACTTGTTACGAACAACGATACCTTCATTATCATTACCTGCACCAATCTTGCTGTCTATACAACTAAGTATCTCGTCACCGAAACGTCTGTTGGCTTCGTAGATGATGAAGCTGTTGATGATGTTAGGTATGTCTTGTTCCTTCTTGAATACACTGTTGAGAGGTACATCAACGTTGGTGCAAGCAACGTATGCTTTATGTGAGATGACACTGATGCGACCGAGGCTGAACGTAGTAGCATATTTGGTCACATCGAACTCGTTGATGTCATTCAACCACTCTTCGATTGTTTTGCTACCAGGCTCACCAAATGCGTTGATAGTGAGTGACTCCTTGAGCACCTTATTGAGATCAGGTTTACGCTTGATTTCGATACCAACTGAGCCTACTACATCGAAGCCGTATTTAGCTGATGCTTTGTTGAGCTTTTCGATGAGATTATCCAATGTCTTCTGGTCATAGTTTACTTCGTGAGTGGTGCGGTTTTTGCCGTTCACTTCGAACTTGAGCAAGCCATGAATGGCTAGGAAGCTGTTACTGTAGGAGATGAGGTTGGTGTTTTTGTCGACATACTCTATATTGAATAATATAGTCTCGTCATCTAACAGACCTAACTGTTTGAGTTCGGACTTACATGAATCAATACATGAGTTGAATATATCGAGTACGAGACCACCCATCTTAACAAGACCATGTCCTGCACCAAATCGATCAGCGAGTTGGTCTTTCTTAATACCTTCGATGTCCTTTGGAGACATGCGGTCGAAAACGAACTCACCGTCTACCATACGGATAGATACATTGACACCATCAATCTTCATGCTGGCGTTCAAGTTCTCCATATTCTTGGCAACCGACTCATAGAACTTGATGAGGTCCTTACCAGACTTCACCCAGTTGAGGAGATATGGATGGAGCATATGACCTCCGGCACCACCCTCAAAGATAGGTGCGACGTGCTCCATTAGATATGTGGATAATTGTTTCATGATATAAATAATAAACAGGAAGTGGCTATGATTTATATTTTGGTGATAGCATCATCTCCCCAGACTCGATATACCACAGACGTATCATCTTTGTCTGCGATTTCGAAAAAGTATGTATTTTCACACATACTGATATGGGTGATGTAACCAATCTTACCTTGAGACATGAAGGAGCCGATTATCTTTACTAGATCTCCTTTATAGAAGTTCGGATGTTCTACTTCAGGTTCTTCGTGGGCTTCTTCCGATTCTTCTACTTTACGAAATCGACTAGCAGGTGAATCCCATATAGTACGACCACAGCATGGGCAAACGATATAATCAGCATCTCCGTCCCGCTGATCATTTATGTGTTGAATTTCACTTTTATGGAACTGCAGCACGGCGCCGCATCCTTGGAGTACTGGGACTACGGTGACAGGACACTCTACTTCATATAGAGGGTCCTTAGACACTTTTTTGATAGGTGGTTTTACAACTTTCATATATGCACGTCAGACTTGAAACAGGCCCAATCCGCGGGAACTCTGACCGACCTTATCCATGTCGTGTTTTTTTATAGAAGTGATTTCATAAATCAGCTTCTTGATGAAGTTTAAGTCCTCCATCTGTTTCTGTTCTTCGTCACCCCAAGAGGTAGATTCGTTTCGGTGTTTCGTCATCCTCATCCATACGTGCCCGAACTTCAAATCGTGCATCGCTCGTACTGGAAAACACGTTGGTACCTGATGGGAACCAGATCTGCGCATCTTCGAAACCGTGCTCTTTTGCGAACTCATAGAGCTCTGTTACAGTCATTGGTCTTAATTTTGTCATAGTTGTAAATGTGTTTGTATAGATATATATAAGAAAAAAGAGGAAATCTTTAATGAAATCCCGATGTTTTTCAAGACTTCGTTAGTGATCTCCTCTGATTTTTTTATTGCTTTGCACCACAGAACGGACAGTACTTGAATTTAGGCTTAATCTTACGTCCACAGTTGGTACAGTAAACCTTCTCCAGGTCGTTTTTGGTATAAGGTTTTTGTGAACGAGGTAGGATCTTGATTGTTTCTATGTTGAATGGAACAATCTCGGTATCCATATTAACCGTTTGGAACTGTTGTGAAGAATACGAGCCCTCTGATACCCGTCCTGTTTCTTTCGTGATAGGCTGAGTGTTTGTGGAAGTACTCATCGTACAACTATCCATAGTTGCGACACTATAGTCTGCCTCTATTGGGCTGACGTTGTAACTACTAGACAAGGTATTGAGCTCAATCGGAACACTTTTGAAACACTTACTGTACATAGGCTCTATGCCTTTGTACGTCGGGATCTGAATCGGCTGTTGACCCGGTCTTTCCTTGTGGAAGGATATGGTGATCACGCCATTATTACGAATAGCACGTTCTACTGCGACCGAGCCTGATTCGACAGTGTACGTCTCGAATCTAAACTTGTTGGGTTTGTCGAAATAACGCTCCAACCATACAGTCTCACCAGGACGCAGGATAAGTTCGTTGCCTAAAGACTCACCATCAATTTCGATTCGGGCTGATACTCTGGTAGTAAGGGGATTGAAAAGCTTGATTTGAAACTCGGTGCAATCGTCCATGAATACAGTACGAACACCATTAGAAAAATACTCTTTCAAGAGTGATTTGTTGACAGCGATAGCCGTCATGTTTTCATTTGTCATAAGTCAATTTGTTTATTTTTAACTTTCCTGGCGTATCTTCGTGTCTGTTATAACACTCAAGGGGTCCGGCCGTACCCCGATATCGCAGGATGAACTGTTGTGTATATAATATAATAGTAGACTCTTGAATTTTAGGACCGACATAAAAAAAAAGACACCTATTCTCACGAACCGATGTCTTTGCGAAAGGAAAAAAGTTATGAAAGAATTTTACATCATCATGCTGTTTCACTTTTATTAGTCTTCGTCATACCCAAGGATGCTATGACGTATATCTTCATCTTCTTCAAGGTCAGCAAACACAACACTTATATGTTCGCTACCAGCGATCTGTTCACCTTTTCTGAGATCTACAAAATAGTATGCGCGTGAACTATCTCCGTCCACCTCGGTGTCTTCTAGGCCTTTCAACCATTTTTCAGCAGCACGATCTGGGTTGATCTTCTTAAGATCTTCAACCTCTTTAGCATCGCGAAAATCTTTGAGGCTCCATTCGTCCTCGTCCAGTGAATAGAATATAACTTCATCGTACACTTCTCCAGCATCGATCATCTCCTGAATGTTTTGTGCGATGTCTTTGGAGATCAATTTTTTGAGACCAACCAAATTAGATGCAGCAACGCCAGTTATTCGAATTGATTCGTCATTGTGTCCGCAGAATGCGATAGGCTCTTTTACATCAATGTCGTCCCAGTTCCAATCTGTATTCCGAAGGCGCTTGTATTGGTCTCTGGACATATTTTTGATAAAATATATAGTATCCGGATCTTCGTGGGACCAAATGGCTGTCATTTTATTAGAACTTTCGTTGATCGATTCTTTAATGCAGTCGCTTAAATTTTTCATAGATTGTGTTTTTTTATACAATAATCATACCATCATACTGTTCCATTCACCTAATGTTACGTGATGGTTGAAGATTGAATTTTTCAACCCCTTGGTGGTAACAGCGACGGCGTTGTGACTATGTAAGCTTTCTTGATGAGAACATATGATTTTGTAATCTCGAATAACTGGGTTTTTATCCAGTTCGTGTTTCAAATAACGAATAGCGTCCTCAACGAACTTAGTCTGCGCACCATTCTTCTCCGCGAATGCTTGTTCGTCCTGGCGCTTGCAGAATACCAATGTCTCTGTGGTAAGTGCGGCTCGACATGCATCAATGACATCTTCGATCCATAGATCCCCGGTGTACTCCATTCCGATACGAGCTATCGAACGCTGACTGTGAGGAATACCATAGACACCGCGCTCCAGTGCTGCATGTTGAGAAAGTTCTGTAGAGCAAGGACATGCTGAACTGTAAACAAAATCCACCCACATGATCTTCTTGAACTCACCGGACTTATCGAGATTGACATCGAACGTGATGTTGTAGTACTGGTAGCCTCCCTCAGGCGTACCGTCCTCCTTGACTGAACGAAGTGCGTCTTGCCAGAGATAATAGCTAAAGTTCATAAGGATGTGTGCATCGAAAGTATCTAAGTCTTTCTTGTACGCGCGAAGGACATTCTCCAGATGATCACAGCTGAATACATCGTCTTTGGACTTATAGAACGTGCGAATGATACGAGACATGTTGATTCCTCGTTTCTCGGCCTCGAGAGATACCGTACCAGTGATGCTTGCTTTGACCTCTTGAATGTTACCATCCTTTTGGATTACCTTGAGTGGCAAATGGAAGTTTTGAATACCCACGAAATCAATCGGAATATCACTATACTCACCGTTCTGCAGGTCCGGCATAGAGTCGAGGTACTGTTGAGAAGGTACGAAGTTCTCGTCGTAACCTCTTGTAAGGTCTAATACTTTTACGTCTTTGTTCATGTCTAATTAGTTTTGTGTATATCATAATATATAAGAAAAGGAGCCAATCTTTATTGACTCCTTATTTGATTGCGTTTGCAGGGCAACCGTCTAGGCAGGTTCTGCACTCGGTGCACATCTCAGGGTCGATGACGTACTTGCCAGCTTCCTTCTCTTCGATAGCACCCATCGGGCAATTCTCTGCGCAGGTTCCACAGGCTACGCAATTGTCAGTAATCTTGTATGCCATGTTCTTCCTTATTTTAGACAGATATAGGATACGTTATTGATTACCTTAGTATCCTGTGGTTTCATACTGAGGAGTTCTGAGTACTCATCATCATCCGTGTCGAGTAGCTCTTGGTAAGCCTCGATTGAATTGAACGCAACTACGAAGATGGCACCTTCGTATTGGTTATAAGAAAGGAATGCATGCTTGAACTTCTTGATGCCGTCAGCTGCGTCGAGAGTGGTGTATGCTGCATCCTTATCTGCCTCCCACTGAATCGTATTTGCAAGCACCTGCTTGGCTTCATTCACTTCGAGTGATTCCTTAAGTGTCTCTGAAAGTCCTTTCATATTGATATATCATTTTTTGCTATCCATTTGGTCTAGTATAACCCGGTATAGGTCTCTGTAATCGAACCCACTTGCCATAACATATATGTTCATCTTAGAGGCGTGTAGTTCTTTGTTGAAGTCGTACTGTTCGATTGTGATATCGATAGTACCGAACATCTTTTTGCCTTCTTCGATCGCGATATTGTATCTCTTAATGAGATTATACATCAGACCCACGCCATACTCCCGTCTCTGACCTGGTGTAGTCATGGATTCCTTCTTGCTGGTAGTATGAATGTTTATCTTGAACTCAGGATACTTCTTCATATCGTTCTTGAAGTCCGCGAGGCGCTTACGAACCGTTCCGAACGGATCATTCAATCCATTTCTGAATTTGAAGTACAGTGGGCACTTGTATGATGTTTGTGTTGGGTCATCAGCACCCTCCTTGCGAACGATATCCAGATGATCTACCAACATCTTCATCATGTCATATGCATGAAGCAAACGCTCTCCACCCTTATCACCTTTAGCCATGACATCCAATTCGTCATCTAATATGCTTTCGTAAAGGTTTCTCATTATCTGTCTAATACATTTTGATAAAATTGGGACAAGCCAGTTTTGTCGCAATATTCGATCATATCATCTTTTTTAACCTCTTTGCACACCCTTTCGAAACACCACAAATAATCATATCTGTGATACTTATCAGGGTTGACCCTTTTTATACCCCATTCTTGAGCGTGTTTTTCTAGCGCAGCCATCACGTTCCAATACTCCTCGTCGATATCCAATTTTTTTGGATTCTTCTCTCCCAGTTCGTAATGATCGATGATAAGATCTAGCGGGGTAAATATCAGACGTTCTTTGTACCAGTCTATCTTGTCTTTTTTGATGTCTTTTTCGTTTTGTTTTTCAACCCAGGACGAAATCCAATTAGAAATCTCATCGACTTTTTTCTGTGTTACATCTGATGTACGACTGTGTATATTTATATCACCTTTAGCAAGTTTTACCTCCCAGCCTGGTCTGTCTACCCGGTATTCCTCGATTCCGAATTTTTGGTTGGTATCCTCAATCCACTTCTTTTGACCAGTTTTATCCTCGTCATTGACCAGTTTTTTGATCTCGTTAAACCTTTCTCGATCCTCACCGGACAAACACTTGCTTAAAGCATTCATATATGCCTCATGAACCTCTGAGAGCATCATCATTCGTGTGATGATTAGACCGTTACCTAATTGAGGGTAATGTTTTTTAAGTTTGTCCACTAATTGCGGAGTAATGACGAAGATCAGTTTATCCTCCATGCCGGGCATATTTTTCATCCATCGCATGAACTCCTCTGGCGCAGGATTTTGGAAGAATACAATCACCTTCTCGTAACCCATATCTTTGATATATTGATACCCACGGTTACAGGAAATCAAATTGTATTTGAATGCTACAGATTCCGACTCATCGCTATGTGCCCATTCATCCTCACGTACCGGATACAATTGTGAATATTCTTCCGGTACTATACCATACGCGCCGCAAGCAAAATCGGTAAACGATCTGAACCGTTTAAAGTACCACTTTTTTGCAGAATCCTGACAATATGGTTTAGAATTGGAACATTCCAAAACAGTAAGTATCTTGTTCTTCTTCGGTCTAGGATTTTTCCGAATCAGTTCAAAATATGACCATTTGTGGGGAGCCATTAAAGAATTTTCGATTTCTCCGATCTGGTCTAACATGTTCCAATCAGATCTCCCAATAAACTCGTATTGGTTAGGTACTAATTTGCCATTGACAGATTTGAACCATCGGGCCAAAGCAGATTTATTACCTGGAGCTCCAGGAAAATGCCGTTTAACCTCTTCTTGTTTATTTTTGGGCAAGTGATTATATTTGTGCATTCCCAACCGAGCATATATAGCTTGATCAGAAGAGCCGACATATTTGTCTTCATTAAGCAGATATTCAGTCAATGGGTGCAAAATTTGAAATCCTGTATGGGTTAGGGTCGGTTTCGAATCAAATTGTTCCAATATCGTATCCTTTAATGACTTCATATTATATGTATATTTTTTTTACAATAATAATCAGAGATCTCGGAATGTTTTGACATTGGACTCAATGCAGTGTTTCTTAGTGCGAGACAACTCCGCATCAATGAAATCATCTATGATAGATGCGGGTTTGTGATCTTCGAATCCTAATAATGTCTTCTCGTATCCTAATTTGACTGGATACCCAGTGTCCATAGAATAGAAGTCGTGGTAAAATACTTTCTCCAACGGACAATGTGATCCGAGCATATGCACTTTGTCGAACCGTTTCAACAGTTCCTCATGTCCACGCACCCACTGAACACGACCTATCGCGTACTTATAGTCTTCACCGTCTGTGAATTTTGTCTCTCCATAAGACGTTCCAAACTCGAACAGGATGTCATCTTCTATATGCATGTGCTTGTAGAACTCCAAGTGAAATGGCACTCCTACATATTCGATACCCAGTCCGAGATACTCTTGGAAACACTCTACCAATTCTATACTGGTGTTACCTTGTGCTACAGCTAGTGGTTTGGACACCATGTCTTTATCCGCATAACACGTCAAGAACTCCCGAACACCATGCAGTGTCTTCTCTTTGTCTTGGAGTACATCTGGCAAGATGTAGTAATCCGGCTTGAGTTCCTTGATGGTATTTTTGAATTGGAGCATATCCAGTTTTTCTCCTTTGACGAAGAACTCGTACGCAGAGTTGTCCAGGATCATGAGTCGTTCCGGATGTTCTACTCTCATCTTCTGATAGTACTCGCGATAGGTCTTGTTAGACTGATATAGATGGAACAAAACGAAATCGAAATCATTCAATTCCAAATTCTTGTCCATCATGCATAATGGTAATTCACAGTTTGTTTTCATGTTAGTCAGTGATTTCTTCTTGATGGCCGCACTTTGGACAGTTAAATCTATTGTCCATATACTTCTTATTCATTACACCCCTCTCTTATCTCCCCAGATAATGATGTGGATACGATCGGTGTATGTCCATCCCCGTTGAATACAAATATTTGCAATCTCTTGACGTTTGGCTGCGAGTTGCTCATTGGTAATACCCTCTGGCATCAACATAGTGTGTTTGTTGGGGTGGTTCTTCAAATAGAAGCTGACCATAAACGGGTCGTACTTCTCAGCAATAGCACCCATTCGTGAATAGATGTCCATAATCTCATCAACACACTCAGGCCCGCTATACACGAACTTGAACTGATAGTCATTGGCGTTCATCACAATGTCTACCAGGTTCTGCGGATCGATCCTCAATTGATTGTGACGGTCTACCATTTGCTGGGTGACTTCGATATTGCCGTTCTTGCCGTACATACCCGGTTTACCAACGCTGGTGGCGAGTTTCGGAGATACACTATAGAGCGCGATCTTGAAGTACGGGCTCAGCGGATTCAGGACCGGATAGGTTCCGTTGGTTTCGATGGTAATGACCATCTCGTCATCATAGATATGGCGGAGGAACATATCCAGGTCTTTCGCGTACATCAGGGGTTCTCCCCCGGTAATGACCAGGTGTTTAACCTTTGGAGACTTCTCTTGGAGTTCTTTGAATAGACGCACCAGTTCCTCTAGGTCTTTGGCGATAGGCTTTTCTGGCTTGAATGAGGAATATGGTGTGTCACACACGCTGTCCTTAAAGACACAGCGAAGATTACAACCACTCACTCTTACGAAGTGACTCGGTATTCCGGCGTACTTTCCTTCCCCCTGAATACTAGTGAACATTTCTACTACTGGCAGCATATTACAGATCAATTTGACGTTCAACGATTGGATTGACAATAGGATGACCTAGTTCCAGAGCCTCACGAAGTTCCGGTGACCAGTCTTTCTTGACACCGTCAGAGAACTCAACGAAATCGAAATCGATGGTGTTTTCGTAGTTCACACAATCTGTTAGATCACACTGTGCATAACCCGTGGTGGTCTCATGATAACGAACACTTGCTACTCGTACAGGTGTTTCTTCACCGTTATTGAACTCGGTCATGTCCAAGATACGTTGTACACCGATCATGATGAACATAGACAACATCTCTGCGCTCGGATTGAACGGCAACTCAATGTATCGATCGCAATTCTTTTTGATAAACTCACGGAACTCAGGTTTGTCATGTGAACAGAGCAGATAGCAGTGATCCATAGAATCGATAAACTGCTTGATGCTGCCTTTCATCAAACCGAAGTCTACGAGCATTTGAGCGTTGTCCAATTGACGACCTTCGAAGATGACTTCAATCACAGCACTGTGTCCGTGAATCGAATGAGAACAACGTTCGGAGGTGCAGTTTCGCACTATGTGTGCGCTTTCTACTCTAAACTCTTTTCTGATTTGCATATATATAATGGATTATCATATAAATATATAAAAAATCGTACAGAGTTTTATATACCCCACACGATATCTATTTGATTACTTAGGCGATTACGAATGCGTTGCCAAAGACTAGGATGAATGTACGTGTTGAATACATATTCAATATTCACCCACTGTGCATTGATCCATTTGAACTTTTTGACGGCTTCTACAGGTATCCACATAGCGTGTTCTACTTCACCAGGTTCACAATTGGATGGATCCAAATACGGCAACTCTTTTACCTTACCTATATTACAGTAGTAGTTGAAGAGCACATGCTGTTTCTTACCTGTTGGGGTTGAATTGACACTGAACAAATGAAAATCGCGCGTAGCTAATGGGAGGCCTGTTTCTTCAGCTACCTCTCGTTTGGCAGCATGCTGTGTCGTCTCGTTGTGATCCAGGAATCCTCCGGGCACGTTCCATTGTTTGGGTAGGGTTTGTGTAGCGCCCCGTTTGACAGCTAGGACATGCCAGGTGTTGTACCAGTAACAGAACACATATCCGCAGGATACAATCGAACGACTATACCAGAACTCTTGTCCGTCGTGTTCGAAAGGGAAGTTTTTCAAATCTGTTATACTCATTTTATTGTTGCTAATTGTTGATACTGAACTTTGACACAGTTATGAATGTTGCCTTCGCACTTAGGATTTGTCGGGCCGTTACTTGTGCAATAACATTTGCCGTTGATTATTTCGTAGCAGGGACAGTGAGGACTCCTACGGTTGGCAGGCTTGTTTGGATTGTGCCGTGGTTTTCTGCTCATAACATAGATAGTACTCGGAATATTGGTGAATCCAGAAGTCCATTCATCCGAGAGTTGATTTGGGCTTCCTGTCTCATGTTTTCGAGATATGTCTGACGATCCTGATCACTCATATTCATAAACTCCATCAGGCGATTGTTCCAGTCCTCGTATTGTTGGAGTTTGTCCTTCATGTCAAGCATAGTATGCTCTGCCTTTTGAACACGCAGATAGGCGTCGTTCTTCTCGGTTTGTAGATGCTTGATCTTGTCCTCCAGATATTGGATTTTTCCAGTGTACTGTTTAGCGATCTTGCCCCGAAGTTCGTTTTCGATTTGTTTCTTATTTGACTTCATAACTTATTGATTTATGATAGGTTAGACAACATCTCACACAGATCCTGATCGGTTTTGATCCAATCGAGGATCTTACGTTTCTTTTGGGATACCAACCCTTCACTGACGCAGAATTTCTTTGCTATGTCTTGATTCGGCGTCTCTTCGAATCCTTTGAGTCCGAATGACATATAGAACATGTCGCATTCACGTTGAGGAAACTTTTCTTCTAGACGTTCGTAAAGATAGTTGAAGACATCCCCGTCAGCGAATCGGGCTGTCTCGTACATACCCATCACGATCTCTCGTGGTTTGATATCATCGTCATCACGAACACTCTGATCGATCGATACGGTGTTGAATAAGGGTTCTCCTGATTCCTTTCGCCTTTTCTGCTCCTCAAAAGGTAGTTTTACTGTGCGAGCCTCTTCCGTGAGTCTGGTCATGATGTTGTTACGCATCTCGAACGCTGCGAACGACATAAAAGACATGCTACTCTTGGACTCATCGTATTTGTTGAGTGCTAGTGCAAATCCTTCGTATGCCATGGACTTGATGCTATCCCAATCCATCTGAACGGTTGTATAAAACTGGCCGGTAAGTTTGTTGATTAGTGGTTCGTACTGCTTGGTTAGTTCGTTTTTCTGTTTGTCAGTATAATTTGCCATATGCAGGATCAAAATAATGTTCTACATATAGATATATATAAAAAAAGAGGAAATCTTTAGTGATTTCCTCTAAATTTTATTTTGATTTATATATTAAATGACAAAAAGAACAAATGAAGTTATAAATAAAAAGAGGATCTTTTTGAGACCCTCTTAAAAATTTGTAACTAGTTGATTTAGTAGCGCTTACCCCCTCGCAAAAATTTCAATTTCATTTGCTCACGAATACGACGCTCTATCGCTTCAGCAGGAGCATCACTCAGATACAACTTGGAAACCAAGATAAAGGAGCGGATAGAGATTTCCATCGGAGCCCCACTCTCTGCTAATCTGCGTAGATAGTCGAGTGCACGTTCTTTGGATGCTGGTGTCAACAGTTCCGGAGCTATGTGTGGAGATAGTTGTGCCACCAAATCCAATACCTCGCCAGTAGTGAAGTTCAAATCACAAATCATTGCGCGTGAACGGATAGCTGTATCAATCTGCCCCGCGTTCATATTGGTGATGATAATGATACCTCCCTCATAAACGAAGTTCTTTGGATATACCCAACGTCCTTGTGAGTCTTGTTCGAAGTCAGTGTACAGACCTTGCTTCTCTTCTGGTACGAAGATCTTGACATTAGATCCGTAGGACACGATACGTTCGTCACTGGAGTCTGTGGCGGCTTTGATAAGGTTGATAGATACGTCATCGGTAATGATATCGTCTGCGTCATCGATAACGAGCAACTGACCTTTCTTTTGGTAGTCATGAAGCATCTGGAAGAGCACCATAGGTGTGCACTTACCTTTGATGACTTCATAATCACGTCCACGGACTTTACCTTCTTTCTTGATCATCTGCATGATACGATATGTCTTACCAACACCTGGTGCACCACAGATGAGTGCTGACACGTCAATACCGAGAATCACGTTGAGGATGTATGACTCCATATCACTGAAACGCTCATCCGGTGTAGCCCTCTCTTCTTCCTCAAATCTTTGTTCCATCTTTACTACTGCAGGATCACTGATGGGCACAACCACCACTCCTTGGCGGACAGATACTCGAGCATCAGCCAGTTCTTGTTTGACGAGTTCGTATTCTTTATCCAAATCGGAAGTATCCTTACCTTTGGATTTCCAGTCGTGGATTCGTTGGTAGAGATTATTTTTCTTACGCTCCAGGTTTTTGATGACCGCATCGGATGTATCCTCTTTGATGATGTTTTCACAAGCATCATCTAAAGATTCCCAGATCTGAGCATCTCGAACGGCTTGGTTGAGACCTGCCTTGTCCATGTTCACGCGACCATTCATCACATCAGCGACCAACTGAATAGCACGAACGATGCTTGCTCCTTTGAGCTTGAGTTCGACATCCCACTTGAAGGCCTCATCATAGGTATGTGCAAGGTATGCGCGGTCGAACTCTTTAGTGAAGCAAATAGAATATAGACTGGTCGTCTCTCCACGCTTCCATGTGAATGCACACCCCATACCATCTTTGTTGTAGCCGTATACGACAAAACTGGTAGCGCCGTCGATATCCACAGCTTCGACAGCCGGGATCAAGAACACACCACGCTTACGCAAAAAAGCTGACACTGAGTTCAGCGCTTTTTCAATGTCTCTATTGCGAATACTCTCGTATATAGGACCACGTGATATAGGTTGGAAGCAGTTCTTTTGTAAGTACTTACTTAGGTTCATTTATAGTATACTAATATTTTTGTACTTTGTGAAAAATCTCCGCATCAGTTATGCCTGATCTCCAAGTCTTGAGAGTATCCAAGAGATGTCCTGCACACATCCGGATAGCTTTGGCCGTTGCCTGCTCCTCGAAAGAATCATATGAGTACTTCCATGAGAAGACATGTTCGTCCCGTTCATCTGACATCTCACTATATGACTCGATATAGTTGGTCATATTCAGGTAATCACGTACAGCATTGATAATCTCGTTACCCTGACCCTTGGACCAGGCAAGATTTATAATATAATAAGTCGGTTCTGATACCTGAGTTAACTGTGGTGCTTGTATCTTATTTAGGATTTCATCCAGTTTTTTCTCGATGTCAGTATTGGATTGCTGCGTTTGAGGAGACTCAGAAGATATAGGCGACACATTATGATATGTCACAGACTCCAGTGTCTCTATCTCTTGTTGAACAGACTTCAGGGTCTCCTCTAACTTGCTGACGTCTTTTTTGTAGTACTTCCAACTGCCTATCGTTTGCTGCAATCGAATCCTTCGTTTACATAAGTCTAGATAATGGGTGATGTTATCTTGTTTTTCTGCCTCTTGAATGTCCTTTTCTATCTTACTCAACTGGGACTTGTATTCGTTGATTTTTTCAGGTTTTGCTTCTGAGTACTTAATGTTTTGTACAAGATTGTATTTCTTGTCTTTTAGAAGATTGTAATCATATACTGAAATTTCCATAAATCATTGTATACTGATTTATTATAATATATAAGAAAATACATCAATCTATATGTTATCGCTAAATCCAAGATTTGATCTATTCCGATTCAATCTGCCTAAAGATTTTTTGGATCCCGAGATACATGAAAAATATTTCAAAGTATTGTCCAAAAATGCTGGTGTTATCACTACTCCTATCGACTATCTCAACGAGTCTATCAAGAGTATACATATACCAGGTATATCTGGTTTGACTATGGAGCAGACCCAAAGGGAGTCCAATTCCGTAAAACGAGAGAGTGAGAAACCTGCTGGTCTAGGTCGTATCAATGTAGAACCACAGCATACCGTGACTTACAAGTCTGCTACTAACCCGCTGGAGAAGATTGAGCGTGAGTTCAAAGTAACCTTCAGAATGAATCAAGGTCTATATAACTACTATATGTTATATGAAACAGTGCTTCGTAGGTTTGTCAAACATATAGATTCGTCGAATGATGATATACTGTATATGGAAATAATCGATGAGACCGGAGAAGTGACTGGCCGTATTAAATTCATAAACTGTCATATTGAGGGTATAGATGGTCTGGATTTCTCATACGACAAAACCAGTCGTGAATCAGGTGATTTTGACGTGACTTTCAAATACAACAAGATAGATTTCGAATTCCTACCATTCGAAGAAGAGCAATAAAAAAGGAGACATTTGAGTCTCCTTTTCTTTTTGTTTAGATTTTGGTTATACGCCTCCGGCATCTGTGACGAACTCCAGCACCGGCTTCAAGTTACACCTGGCAAGAATACCGTTCTCGATGTGATAAGGTTCCTCGTGACGAAGCTGTTTCCAGGTGTCATCGTAGTACACGTTCTCTTCGAAGTTCGCAAGGCGTACCCCTACTCGATCCCCCGGTTTGTAGTTGACAAGCTCTTCCGCTTTGACACTGACCATGCCTGTGATGTTCAATGCAGGAACTTCAACGAATACCCCACATTTCTTTGAGGAGTTGATGATGCCTGTTACGCGTCCGGAAAGAACTTCATGAGATAGTGCATCCCATTCTTTGCCATCATCACACCACTTACTATACAGATCCACCATATTGCGCTCACCGATGAACTTGAGGTATTCCTTGACGGAACAGATAAGTGACATCTGATTGATGTTTCCTGGTTTCGGGATATAGTTTGTGACAAACGCCCGCACGGTCTTGCCTACCCACTTGTTGAAATCGTCCTCAATGTTGAGAACAATCTGTGATCCAGGGATGAATGCTTCGATGGTGTAATCTTCTGACAAATAACGACTGATGTTGGGGATCACTGCGCGACCTACAAAACCACCTTTAGTAAGTCTGAGGTCTTTTACCTCGACCGTCTGTGGTGCGTCGATTACACGTTGGGAATCCGGGTTCTCGAGAATCGGTTTCAACCACTCATCCAACATCGGAGACAGTGGATCGACAACAGCCTTTTCGCGTGTGGATGATACTACGCGAACTTTGATTGGATCTTTGGGAATGAAGTGTTTGAAGATTTCGTACCTGTTGAGATTCACACAGGAAGTGATCTGCTGTTTGAGGTTCAGGCAGTCAAATTCTACACCGTGCTTGTTGATGTTTCGAATGTTCATTTCGAGCACATCTCCAACATGGAGCTCTGCTGGCGCATTATTCACCTGATTTTCGATCTTTGGATCAACATGAATCGTAACGCCGTGACCTGCTTCGAAAGCCTCGATGATCGTAAGGCCTTTTGAGAGTTCGGTGAAATCTTTGATGTGGCCTTTGCTGGTATTGTACTTAGGCCACTCGAAATCCTTTGTGGACTTCGGTGCACGTGATTCAGGTAATGCCCAAATAGGATAGATTACTTTACAGTATTCTTGCTCTTCCGGCTCTTCGACTCGTTTAGAGTTCTTTTTACCATTCATGCCTTTTTGAGGCTTCTGGGTAGTGCGAGGTTTCGGTTCGAGGAACGCGCGATCAACTCGAACTCGATTCGCAAAAATGATTTTGCTCATTCAGAAATGAAATTAAAAGGTGAAACAATATATGGTTCAATATTGAACCCTAATATAATATATATACACTCATCCATCTTTTTAGGATGGAAGGGCATATCTGGCATTTTTTCTTCGACAATACTCTCGAAGCATGTTTTTCGTGTAGTCGGATGCTACGTTGGTGAGGAACCATTTGACGTAACCATAATCTTTTTGAAGCACCTCACAGAACTCAGCGTCTTTGTACTTGCCTACTGCAAATACTATATAGTCTCCAGCCTCTCCCATATTGGTTGCTCGCTTGATAGAGCCTTCTGGAGATAACATCTGGTTCTCTTTCATCTCAGCCCATTCCTGAAGCGAAGCGTTTTGTTCTTTTTGAAGTGCTTCAAACACGGCGATCGTTGCCTTCACATCGGCGAACGCATCATGAGCGTCTTCCAAGTCTTTACCGGTCATGTTCTTGTAGACCGCAGAAAGCGTGCTCGGATGATAGATCTTATAGATAGAGAAGGCATCATAGAAGACCTTATCCTCCATTGGGAACTCGAACCCTACTATCGCCAAGTCTTTATGAATGAACTTGACATCAAATGAGTTGCCGTTGTATGTGAGATAATCGCAGTCCTTGACGAACTCAATAATCTCTGGCGCTATGTCCTTGAGATTGACTCCATGAGCTTCAATAAACTCTTTGGTGAGCCCGTGTGTCGCAAACGCACCTGGTGTAATAGTATAGGCATGAATAGGCTTGATGTACCAATTACGGGTATCGATTACTTGGAATGTGTCAGCTGCGATCTTAATCATAGCCAACCAGATGATGTAATCCTCTTGGGGACTGAGCCCAGTTGTTTCTACGTCGAACGCTACAATGTTCTTGTTCATATGTGTTATGGTGTTGAAGTTATACATAAAAATATATAAGAACCTCAATTATTATTTAGCAATAGACAAATTTTATGAAAGACCTATTTGAAAGCATATTAGACAACGAAGACGATATCCTCGGCAAAGTTGAACAAAGCGATGAAATCAAGAAGGAGGCTGGTTACGGTTGGCTGCAGAATCACGGTTTCAAGAGTCGTAGATATGTCGGCACTGAAGATGGTCCTGAAGGTCAGCATGGTCTCATAGATGATCTTGGTGAGATAATTTTGACCAAGAAAGACACCGAACGCAGTATTCCAGAATTGATTCCCACCATCATGAGATGCAACCGCTTGTTTATCAAAGGATATGACGGTAAAATCATTCCACAACGGATCATTCCATCTCACACACCGATAGTGATGATATCTGGTTGCCCTAACTTAGAAGAGTTGCCTAAACTACCCGAAGAAGTGGATACATTCTCAATAACCAACTGCCCAAAACTTAAATCACTAGATGGGTGTCCAAAAAAGGCGAACAAGTTATTCAAAGCGGTTAACTGTGGTAAAGAGTTCGAATGGAAAGATATACACAAGGCTTGCCCTGATGTCAAAAAACAAAATGCAATCTACTAATATGAGAGATCTGATTGAAATTATCAATGAATCCGAGATGGTTTGTGAAGCCTTCAAGGAAAAACATATATATCAAGCCTGGAAAACCCTTCGAGACAGAGGTATGAAATGGTCTGATATCTTTGCTGATGGTAATGCTTTTCGATGGTCTGAGATAGATAAGAATGATGTGGAGATAGTAGATGTAGATGACATCGAAGACGAGTTCGTTAAAATCCGTCGACTCAAAGCAGGCAAGGACACTAAACAGTACGTAGTATTCGGGTTCAAGAATGAGGAACTGGTATGTATCTTCCATCCGTGGGACACCTCCATAACTATTGTATATACCAACCATACTGATAAGTTTAGAATGGATATCGGAGGAGGCCGTGATTATAAGTCCCAGAAGGAACAGTTTGATATATTGGCTAGCTGTGACTATCTGGTGAAGGTATATATCGATGCACATCTTGTGGACAAATTGAGAGACGAACGTATGAGAGCTAGGAGTGGGGCTTGGGAACTAACAGACGCCGATCACGAGTCACAGCATCTTACTAAAGGTGTGCTTGGAAAAGATGCAGGTGGTCGCTCTGACTGGGTTAGATGGGACTCGTACTACGGACGTTGCAAGGCACTAGCTGATGCAGCTGTCAAAAAGTGGAAGACTATAATAGCTGATCGTAGGTTTGCACAATCTCAAGACACTAAAGAGGTGGACGATGCAGTTCAGAATATTATGACGCGTCTGACTAAAGTGGCATCCAACATCATGAAAGATCCACAAAAGTATGAAATATCAGGTAGTTATTCATTCAAGAGCATTATGGAGATGATATATGATCAGCGCCGTCATAATGGTGGTCGTTCTTACACAACATCTGATTATATTGGTAAAGATGGCTTACTTATATGGTACAATAGGTATTGTGGTGCTGTTATTGATTTGAGGGACAAAGATAGTCACTTCAAGGATTCGTCGCGTTTGTTAAAGAACCGTGACGACTACAAAGAAATCATTCTTGGGCTGTGTAAGAAGTTAGACGCGGTATTCAAAAAATACGATGCATGATGAAATCACTGTACGAATCCATATTAGACGATGAACAGGTTATTGCCAGCCAGTCCATGAAACGTCTGAAGGATGTCTATGATATCTCGAACATAACCATGAGTAATGATGCTTATACCGATGTTCAGATTGCGCGATACTTCAAATGGAATGATATCAAAAACTACTGTAAGAAAAATGGCATCAAACCTGAGAAAGGGTATTCTGTACATGGTACTGATATAGGTGAACTACCAGCTATCATACTAAATGTACCATATATAGGTTTTGCACAAAACATCATGGTACTACTTCGCGGATTCCTCAAAGCCCGATTCACTATTGCTATAAGTAAAGATGAATGGAAGACTGATAAAATTTATACAATATACAACATAACCAAGCCTACTGGTGATCCTGAAGACACCATGGAAATGATTATCTGGTACAAGAAAAAAGCTTGATTTAACAAAAGATCTTTTTTGAGCTGAGTACTTTATTAAGCCAAATAAAAAATCGCATTAGAACTCAAATAAACGAGCAATAATGCGATTTTTCTTTTATCGTTTGATAATACGTGTATCGAACTTCTCGGACTTGTATAGTTTCATCTTCTCGATACCTTGTACTTTTAGTCGTTCTGTAGGGTACTCATCCACCAGATCAAACAAATAGTACTTTTCTTTATCGTTAGCCAGACACAGACCACGACCGAGTGCTTGTTTGTTGATGATATGAGATTTGAAGGACTGCGCAAAGATACCGTAATCGATGTTCTTGAGAGTCAGACCAGTACCCACACAACCATATGATGCAAAGAGAATGGCACCCATGTCAGTAAGTAGGGCACGGATGATTTTTTCACGTGCTTTTTCTGCGGTGTTGCCAGTAATGAGATATATGGGGCGATTCGGAAACTTCTCTGTGAAATACTTTTGTAAAAACTTCAGATATTCGGTATGATGTGCAAACACGATGCAATTCTTGTGCATCCTGTTTAATAACTCTTCAATCACATCTAGGCGTTTTTTGTCCCGATGCACCAACATCTGCTCTAGCATGAGGATATTGCTGCCTCGTGCCTTACAGAGATCGATCAGGTAATCGAAGTACTCATCTGGGTCCCCATTCTGCATCTCTCGAAGCACTAACGGCAAGTGGCGCTCCTCCTGGATAGTGAACTCACGTTGATCGACAGGCAGGAGTTTATTTCGTTTTTCCAACTTACCTCGCTTGTTGATATATGTTTCTTGAACCGGGTTGCTATTCAGATATTCTGCACAACGAACGTATGTCTGTCTGAGTTCTTCGGTCATCTCGTGCTTAATGCGAATCTGTGTGATGTCGATAGGGGTGATAAAACCTCCGTCCATCAGCTCCTTACTGCGTATGTCTTGTATGGTAGGACCCATCAGAGCATGACAGCAGAATGACTCAATGGTGTTCTCATCAGGCAAGGATCCTGAGAAACCAAATTTCAGTTTTAGGTTCTTGGCGAACGGCTGATTGAGAATGGTGTTGATAGAGTCACATGCTAGGGTGTGGGCTTCGTCCACTAATACCACATCGTACTGGTCGAAAAAGTGTGGATCGTACTTGACTGAACGTTTGTCCGCTCTCTTGACTAAAGACTGGAACGTGCCAATGGTCAGGTTACTTCCTTCGACAGTCTCCCCATCAGCCCACACGGTCTCGGATAGGAAATATTCTTTATAATCATCGAAATCCTTAACAGCCTGCTTGATAAGAGTGGTGTTGGGTACCACCATAAGGATCTTGTTAGCACCGTGTTCAATCATATATCTGAACACGATGTATGCAATGAGTGTCTTACCAGCACGAGTAGCTAGTTGACTCAGGGATTGTCTGTAGTGAAGTATCAACCAGGCAGCTTTCAACTGATATGGGTACGGGTTGAGTGTGATCTCCCAGTTGTTAACGTACTCAGTGAACTCTTCCAGAGTCATATCAAAATCAGTGTACTTGAACTGATCCAGGTTCTGTACCTCGACAACGATGTTCTTTTTCTTACACCAATCAAACACGGTCTTCCATAATCCGCTATGACAGTAGTACACAATCTGTCCTTTGGTATTCTTGAACTTATGGAGAAATACCTCGGGTTTTGGTACCCCTCTAAAGGAAGGCAAGAACATGTATGATGGAATCGGATTGAGATAGTCTTCCAGATTGGGGTGCCGATGTTTTTTATCTTTTCCCCGACAAGAAGCCAACTCAGTCATATCTCCTGTAAAGAACATGTACCTTAAGTCAGCAGGATTATACAGCGCGTTGATCATAAGTATATGCGTTGTTCTATTTCGAGATCACTAAAACCATGTAGTCTGGCAATTCTGCGAACCTGTTGCTCATTGATAACCCGGATTATTTCGACATCCGCATCAATACCTAAATCAGCCAAATACTTCCTTTTGCTCTCGTCTACTCCTTCTACCTTAGTCGCAAGCACTTCTTTTACCAGTCTGTTGAAGTCAGTATAATCAATATCGAAGTTATGGCGCAATCTGATGATGATAGGCAAGATATGTTTAGAGAGCATGCTCACATATTTCAATGCCTCATCTTCAGGCATGGTTCTACCATTCAAATATCCTTTCATCCAATAAACAGCAGCTATGTACAGATCAGTATACCCGTCTTTCGTATCTTGGTCCATATCTGCGAATATGTGGCCAGAATGCCATGCTGGGTGCGCCGCTATGAAATCATCCCTGAACCTCGCCATGTTTCTCGTAGAATTTTTTTAGATGATTCTTGTAGTTCTCAACCATCTCCGATACCTTTTCGTATTCCTCATCTGAAATACGTTGAGGGTTAATGGCATCTACTCTACAGGAATGGGTTTCGAAATTTGGTACGAAAATAAATTCAACACTCTCATCGTTCAATGATTCAAAGTGGTTGCGCGTCGCGGCTAATCTTTCGGCTGCACGAATCATGTCACAGTCTTTTACACCTACGTAGAAGACCATAATTAGTTTGTCTTTTAGTAACATATTGTCATCTCCACTCCTTGTGACAATCCTGACACTCATATCTGTTGGTCATCATACCCGCATAGCAGCGTACATGTTTGGACCCACAGGATGGACAAATCATTGGATTGTCCGGATGTAATATTTTTATTTCATTGGTCTGCATCTGCATGTATAAATATATAAAAAAAGACTCAATGTTTTACCATTGAGTCTTTTGAAATATATGATGGAGGTTATTTGCAAGATGTTTTACTCCCCAGAATGACAGATCAGTCTTTTTGTATAGTCTCCCCTACCCAAGAACCACTGTTCGAAATGTTATGAAGATTCCATTCAGCGGGATTGTCTTGCTGTTTATGAGTATGACAGAGATGTTCCTTTATATTATCAACAACGTCTAATAGTGCCATATTCTGTAGTTTATTTTCAATAATAAAAGGAATCGTCTATTACATAAAGTATTTGACTGCACAGATCACCCTGTTTACCAAGTCGCGCAGAGGATGAATCTCATACTCTTTGTAATAGACATTGAGTTCTTGATTGTCCGGATATACATGCTCTTCTGTGTTGAAAAGAACCCTACATTGAGCAATGAACTCTTGTTCGTATTTGTACGCGCACTTAAACGGAAGGAACAGGAACACTCTCGGACTGATGTACTTGATTGGAGAATGAATGGGGTCTTTAATTTCGACTACGATTCGATACGCTTTCATGATGTTTTCTTTTTATATAGTTATATAGTTTTTCGATAGGGTTGATTATACCATAGCACAGTATCCATATGAACAACCAAGCAATACCCCGTAATGCTCCGTATGCCAACCAGAACGGCCAAGTGACGATTCCGAATGCTATGATAGCGGGCCAACCTTTAATCTCAATCTTTTTCATTGATGATACTTTTTGCGATGGTTAATATCTGATCTCGGAGGTCTTCCAGCTCGCCAGTGATATTGACTTCGTAATCATATCGGGAATCGCCTTTGAGCAGATCCATACCTCCAGTCTTTTTGTGACCAGGACGGGATACTTTGATGATGACTCCTCCTTTATCTTTGATATAGGATATCTCCGAACGTGCTTTGATATCCTGGAAAATCTTGTATCCGTTCTTGTCGTCCGGGAAGAGGCCAGTGAAGAACGAGCTGTTAGCCACTAGAGACTTGATCCAGACGTTCAATCCAAATGCGTTCTGCATAACGTAGATACCGAAATACAGAATCAGTTCGCGGAGCGTCATATAGACATCATCTTTTAGCTCTTCCGGATCGGTAGAGGCTGTGGTGGTGATGAAGTATTCGCGCGCCTCCCATAACTTATTTGGGAAGGACGAGATGTCGTCTACTTCAGTTGTTTCAAAATTCTTGAGGTTGATAACTTGGTGGTCTTTCTTGTAGTCATTCCACATATCGCTGTAAGGGATGCCCGTCAACATGCTCAACAGCATACGAGGAGTATCTCCGAATCCCTCAATGATGACCCGGTCTAACTCCAACCTGGATATGCAAGTCTCATCGTTGCGGAACTCTTCACACCAGCCATTAAACTCTTTTGTGAATCGCTCAATAGGATGTTCATCACCGTGATCCAGTAAATATTGAATAGTATTACTTAATAGATAAGCCACAGTACTCTTACCAGCACCTCTGTGACCACGTATCCCAATATATTTCATGCTCCAAATATGTTTTTGATTAGTAATTTCTTATATTCTTCAACCCAGTTGATAGACATGTCATGCCCTGATTCAACTATCATGTTATATATATCAGGCAGATGATTGATAGCTTCTACTAACGCGAAGTTGACACCCCTCTTGTATCCCTGAGTAGCACCAAAGTAACATCCACTCATGAATGCTTCTTTCGGATTATCTAACTCAGACTGGATGCCAGACGTCTCTACTACTTCCAGTAGTGAATCTGCAAACTCCTTGCCCTGTTGTTCTATTGGTTTTGGTTCGCTCATAGCAGTCCTATTAAGAATACTAAAGCACCCAGGCTGAAACAGAATGCCCATTGAGCGGTCAGAGACTTGTGTTCATCCTCAGTTAGTGGTTTAGGATCCATACTTTTTTGTTTTGCGTCGATATTGACCTGTGCGACAAACGATATTGCCATCATGCACATACCGAGAATTGAAAGGATTGACATATCTTATATACAAAGTATTGTTATTATCCCAAAGAAAAGAGTCCCCATTGCTCCTATAGCAAATCCCGCGCCGGACAGAGTGGAATCATCATCTATAGATTCGTTGTGAGTCTTGCTGCGAATCCAACTGGCTACCATTATTACTATAGAAAACACTGTAAGTACTATCCAAAGAGTCATATGCTTTTTTGTTTTATGTATATATATCTAAAAAAGCTGAAAATATTTAATGAAATTCCAAAGTTTTTCAAGACCTTGTTAACGAAGTACCAAAGGCACATCAATTTTTTTTGAACAGTTTAATTACGAGGGCATTCTTGTCTGTCAATATCACAAAGCTTTCCATCTCCTTTGCCATGATTCCAATCTTTATCCTGATCATCACGGGCAATAAGGTAGTCTTTTCTTCCGCATTTTGTGCATTCATATTGATGCATCAATATATCTCCTTCGTAACCCCAAACATTCTGTTTGTATTTGAAATCGTGATTACAAGATAATTGTTGTCTTCTTCTTTTATTTCTACTGTGATCCTGTAACAATACACATAATAATGCTAATACTATCAGCGTTACTAAAATTATACAAATTTCTATTTTCATTTTAGTTTTGTTTTTTAATCCAGGTTACGCGCCGCTTCAAATAGTATATCGGGATTGATATTATACTTGGAAGCGTTGTATTGCATTTGCTCTATGACTGATTGGAATATCTGTGATATACGTGCGATAGAAAGGTTCTCTTGTTCTGCTATCTCTTTTGGAAGCATAGGGCGTGGTAGTCCAATGCCGAACTTTTTGAGAAATACACTACGATCACGTGGTTTGACTCCATCCAGTAGTTTGTTGAGACCATCCTTAAAGGTATCGTATGCCTCGCTCACATCCATGGTCGTATGGGTGTCGTCCGCAATCTGAAGGATGTCTCCAAAGCTGGTGTTACCATCATCGTTGACTGGTGCATCGATGTCTAGAGTCACCTCTTTCTTGTACGAGCCGTACTTGAGTTTGTCATTATATATCTCCGACTTAGGTTTCTTGACCAATCGAGAGTTGGTATCAATCTCAATTAGTATAAAAGCGCGGATCCACATGAACGCCACTGAGTTGAAAGTAGCGTTTTGTACGGTCTTCTTGATCCACTTGGACACATCGTTCTTGGTAAACTCTTTCCAACCAATCAACTTTGGTTCGGATTTCGCTTTGGACTTACCTATCATCTCTTCCAGTTCGTCCTCTTCAGACTCTTCTGTTTTTTCAGCTTTGGTCTTTTCCGTAATACCAAATGTCTTGATGAACTTTTTCTTGATGTCTCCGTACTTCATGTATTCGTATACCCGCCCGAGAATGGTGACCTGGTCTGCATTATCTGGAAGATCTTCTAGACTAGCCAGCATGTTGTCCTTCAGTTTGGCACGATCCGGATCGTATTTATCAAAGGAGGTAACCAAACCAAGGTTACCAGCGCTGATGAGTTCTTCCAATGAGAGCCCTAAGCCTTGGTAACCTTTTGCGATACTGATGACCGTCTTCAAGTTCATCTCGATGAGTTTGTCCCGGTTTTCAGGACAGTACACTATGTCGTAGTTGTTGTCGTGTTTGTCGTATACTCGTCCGAGTTCTTTGAAGTACTGTTGAAGTGTGCTATGATCATCCCCTCCCATCATAGCTCGTGCTATAATGGCATCGAAAGCATCCAGCACGTTGGTATTGTTATGGATAGCTTCACAAAGTGCGGATTGAATCGTTGCTATAGGATCTGCAGTAGGTCTTAACTTAATGAGATTAACATACATCTGGTATAAGTCATGCGTATATTCATCGAAAGAATCATCTTGTTTGCTTTCGTACGCTTCTATCAATTCAGGATTGTTATTACGGAACTTATCCAGTTTCTTTTCAAATGAATCTAATGATATCATTTAGTGTAATACTATATTTCATAGGTAAATATATCAAAAAATGTTCAAAAATTTACATCACTTGGTCATTCATATGGACTTCTTGATAGTCAACATGTTGATTTTCAAGGAACTCTGCCAACAAGAATGAGTGTTCATTGTTATCAATTTTCTCATATTCTTCGCGTTCCTTCCAAAGAAGTTCAACCTTTTCGAGTGTGCAGATGCCTTGCTTATTTGGTCGCGACATATTTACCAGACACTTGAATATATCCGTAAAGGTGTTCTGAATCTTTTCCATAGTGATCTGTGCTAGGTAGATCTTAACATCACCCTGTGATTCATGTGTGGCATACTGCCGTGCATAATCGTGTAAGAACTTGGTTATCTCTGTCTTCTTGACTGTCTCGTACTGACAGAAGTCGTATACCTTGTTCATAAAGTCCTGGATCGGAATATCCAACCGCTCTTTCTTGTTATTGTATACCAGATTGATTAACAATTTGATACGTTTGATTGCTGCGAAGTTGAATGATCCGTTCTTGTTGCGACAGCTCTCGAATATGCTTTTAATGTCCTCTACGTTATACTGCTTGGACATGCTGACGAAGATTGGCACCACTTTCTCAAATACCTCTACGTTCTTAACTGTCATCGTGCGTTTGAAAAGATCCTCCTTCCAGACATCTCCCTTCTTGATGTCATAAACCCCCTGAAGCACATCCCGATATATAGTCAACCGATCTTCAGTGATCATGTCCATTAGTTCCTCTACGTGACGTGTATTGAGTTGCAAGCGATCATCGTATGCGAGCTTAACCATGTTCTTCAAGTCAGTAAAGATCTCGCCATCCTCCAATGCAAATCCTCCTAAGTCTTTTGAACTGATCTCGTATCCGTACGCCATCATGCCCTTCATCAACACAGGAAGTTGTTGCACATATTCTCGATACTTGCGTTCGAAATATACTACTTTGTATGCTATTTCGTTCAGGTAGTACTTGTTTTCTACATCGTTGTATTCAATATATGTGTTGTCATGAATGATAGACGCTACCAAGGAGTTATATCTGTATTCAACCGGGTTACGTTCAATCATCGCATTACACAAACGCAATATAGAGTGAACATCTTTGATCTCCTCATCATTCAATTTGAAGTTCATGGGTTTGAACTTGTGTATCGAACGAGAGTTTCCATCTGCATCATTCTTGGCAATGTACAGTCGGATATACAAGTCATTCGATCTCAATCGGTTAGCAAACTGCTCTACCTCCTGAGGCATCATGAGATCATCAAAGTATATATTGAACTTGAACCTATCCAAGATGTCTACGCCTACCGAGAGGTAACTGGAGCACATCAGGATTTGAGTGTCCTTAATAGTCTTTTCGAAGTTGACATCATCCATGAACTGCTCGCCTAGATTGGACTTCTTGTAGTACTTCAATCGTACTTCGTCAAAGATGAGATGTTCCTTTTCAAGGAAGTACTGAACCGCTGCCTTGATCTGCTCGCTGAACAGAGTACCTTTATTTGTTGGGAACAACACCCTTTTGCCTTCTGCTATATCGTTTGCCATAGATCGACACATATGATACATCAGATCGCTGCTGTTTTCAACAAGATTCACCATGAACTCTTTTTTGCGGACATCCTCCTTGATAACTTTCAGGTGAACGATATCCGGAAAGAACACAGTTTCTCCACTAGGTGTTCCTGACATAAGAATAATAGGCACCTCCGTGTTACGAATCATCTCGATGATCTTAGGCATGACAGGCCTGTATTCACTCATGAACATCAGATGGGACTCATCTATAATTATATAATCAAACCCTGCAGCCTTGATATCCATCAGGTTCATGTGTGAGAACTTATCAATAGTCATGGACACGCCTCGGGTCAGATCTAGTCGTGGTTTCTTGTTACCGTAGCTGTAGTACCAGTCATCCTCTCCTTCTACCTTAGACTTGATAGTAGAGGTGAACGGCATGACCATCACCACTTTTTTACCATCGCGAACCAGGGACTTGATCATCTCCGTCTTACCCACACCAGCGCCTGCTTCGATCAGCGTGATTCGTCCGATGTTATTGAGTAACTCCCATTTGATGTTACCCAGATACTCGTTCTTTGTGATATGAAAGGTCTTGACGTACTTGCTCTCACGTATCAGTGTCGGGTTCTCAATCTTATCTACACTACTAAATATCGCACTCTCGTCGAAGGCCTCGTCCTGGATGTTCAACTTGATCTTGAATCCGTGTTGGGAGTTCAGTCGATTAACCGCCCAAGTATCCACGGGTTTCTCATGGCGAGCTGCTGTGATACAGTCTGCCTGCAACTCTTTATCAGATATAGCGTTTGAACATATCAGACGGAGATACTTGAATCCTTTCTCCAGTCCGTACAGTTTAACCAAGGTGTTCGCCAGACGCCAACGTTCATTGTGTTTGTAGTGAACTCTGTTATGAGTATCGAACTCTAGATCTTTGGCTTCAAGTACTTCCACCTTCAAGTCCTCCTCATCATTGTCTTCGAACCACTCCCAGCGTTTGAATATCTCTTTCAAGTCAGGATAAGTCACCCAGTCAATATCCGGATGTCCGATATCCTCTATGTTATCGAAGTTCACGTATATGAAATCTTCGAAGAAGTGTGTGTTGATCAAAGGGTGCTCATCATATCCGATGAACGCACCTTGTTGGGGTTTGAACATAGCCAAGTCCATCCATTTCAACAAGTCATCTTTGCTGAAGTGAAGTTCTTCCATGGCGCTCAAACAAGCTATGTACACAAATGAATACTTATGTCTGAAGTTCGTCAAGAACAACAGTTTCTTACGCTTGTCGTCCTCTTGATCTGCATCAGCAATAGCGATCTTGGTATAGACATGGAGACCCTTACCCGAACTAGATAAGGTGCAACCCAAGAACCAGTTGCACTTATTGAGGTGATTGAAGATGTGCACCTTCAGTTTCTGTGCCAACTGTTCATCTTTGATATCCATATCGATGACCTGAAAACCATTCCAGAGTTCAAATGCTTTCTTACCTATAGGTCGTTCTCCGTTCGACGTGGAATATATTACTTTACGATTGATCTTTGCGCAATTCTTATTATCAGGAGAAATGATAGTATTCACCAGATCCTCCAGTGTACACGAGATACCTTGCGTCTGTTTGATGTTCGAACATATCGTTACCTGGCATTCTTGTAAACGCTTGTTAAATTGCTTCCGTTCCATTGGATCGCACTTCAAATAATCCACATCAGAAAAGGTCTCCTGAGCCCAGTGTTGTTTCCAGGAGAGTTTGGTTGGTGTGGACATCACGCGGTACGCCTGCAATGATTGTTCCAGTGTAATATCTTTAGTCATTTCATTGATTTCAGTACATAATAATATATAGGTATCCCACTTAAACTTTATGTTATTGACCCGTTATTATTTTAGTGAAAATACGGTCATATGAAAAGATTGTTTGATTATATAGAAGAAGAATGCGGCAACAACGCCACTCCAGGTAATACTCCAGGTATGGGTAATCCTACTGCTGATGATGGGGACGGGAAAGGGTCTGAACCACTAACAGCCAAAACAAAAAAGGAACACCCACATCGTAAGAGGAAATCCAAAAAAGCAGGAGAAGAAGAATAAAATAAAAGGAGGCTCATCACGAGTCTCCTTTATTTTTGCGCTCCGTTCTTCTATTAGAAAGGAAGATCAGTACCAGACTGTTCAGTAGTAGCATCTACTGCTTGCTCTGCCGGCGCTTCCTCTACAACTTGCGCATCATTCGCTGATGCTTCTGCTGTGAAGTTTGCGAGAGTCACATCGTCGATCCATTTCTGAATACGTGCCGCTGTCTCCGGATCCCACTCCTTATAAGCACACTCATCAACCAGGTTGATGATCTTGGCTTCGTTAACGAGATAGTTGTAAGCGATACCTACCAACTCACGTACCTTGTTGTAAAGGTCTGAGCCTTTGGCGATCTTCTCCGCTGCTGCCTTTTTCTTCGCCTCCGTTTTTGCCTTCTCGGCATCGGTGCGGGCGGTGGCGTACTCGTCCAGGATAGCGATCTGTTCGTCAGTGAACAATGGAGTGCCATCGATCTTGCGGATCGGCTCGAAATCAGTGCTGAAGTCACAGAGACCATAGGAGATCTCACGTTGACGGCGCTCAGGATTCTTTGGATCGTCTGGTCCAGGTTGAACATCCATCTCCAATGGATAACCCAATACCCAACTCATAAGGTCAACCGGTTTCTTACCGGACTCTTTTGCTGGGTGCATCTTACCCTCAAGCTTTGTGAGGACGTCTGAAGGCAGCTTCATCACCTTGATCTGACCAACCAGCTCCGGCTTGTTGATGTCTTCAAGGATTTGTACCAATGCCCAAGTCGTCTCAGTACGCTCGAAGTTCTCACTAGCGTACTCGCGGATCAACTTGCCTAACTCGGTACCTTTGAAGCGTTTGTCGTTTGCCTCTTTGCCGTAACCCTGTACCGCGTTGAACTCTTGGAGGAGTGCCTCACGTTTTGCTGCGTTGCCTTCACCGGGGAACATCTTGGAAGCAAACTTACCAGCGAACTCGGAGTTTGCGAAGAATACTGTCTTCCAGGCCTTGAACAACGGGCATTTGTCTCGACCTCCTTGATCGTAAGGAAGAGCCTTGGCCATGAAGAACCCGGCACCATCACGCATTGCGTACGTGGTCTGATCAACGATTGAATCCTTGATAGAATAAGGGTTGTAGATAACGCGGAGTTTGGAACGATAGTTTCCATCTTCGGACTTACTGTCCTTCGGATTGGTTTTGTAGATGTTTGGATTTACCTTGGAACTGTTGTTCTCTTGGAACACAGTCATGTTTTCGGGGTCAAAGCCCATCAGTGTGTCAATGTCAACTGCGTTTTGCATAAATTGAAGTTTATTTGTTGTTTATTTGTTACGAAGAGTATATATACCTCTTTCATATATAATATATATGAAAATGAGTATTTTTTAGATACCCTCAAAAATTTCCTGAATATGTCTTTCATGGTCATCTAACAACACGGTGCATGATCCTCTCAGATAATCAATATCCATCTGGTTATATTCGTGTGTGTTCATGACAGACAGGATCGTCTCCGGGATGACCTCTTCATTCAACCACACCAGTTTGATGTTGTAGTCAATCATCTCCAGGACTTGCTCAGGCGTCACACCGTAGCCGCGGAATTTATTCAATTTCAATAATTCCCGTGCGATATCCTGTTTGTGTGATATCAGTTCCTGAATAGTATGTATGTGTAATGTGTGTGCTACTCCTTCCCAATCTTTTGGCCCTACACCATAGTTGCGTCCGGATTTGACTACACGCACCACAGACTTGATGTTATCACCCGAGTCTCCACAGATCACCTTACTGTTGATAATCGCATTAGGGTCGATATAGTTGACTTTCTTGCCGGAGCGCTTTTCCAGACCTTCTATAATAGGGTTTTTGTAGATGACTGGCTGCATGAAGAAGTCTAGGTCATCGGGGTCTGGATTTTTTATCTCCAGACTCTCATGCAGGGTCAAGCCAGCTAGATCATTATACCAAGCGGTAAAAATCCCACCTTTGTTTTGTACGAGTTGCATGAGGTCGTGATCCGAAGTCCAGATAATACAACTGGTGCCTTCTGCATTCAGGCGGCGTGACCAGTACCAAGTCCAGTCATCTCCTTCAATATTGGATTGGGTGCAGGTTGTGATACCTACCTCTTTGCACCGTTTGGACAGTTTGTTCAGTGCTTTAAACACGTGATTCCAGGATATTCCTACCTCTTCCTCACGATTGCCTTTGTATGTGATGTTTTGTAATTGTGAAGGTATAGGTAATTGTTTTCGCCAGGACCCTCCGTCTGTGATAAATATGATGTTGTCTATCTCCTTGAATCTATTGAGAATCATATGGATAGATCGAGCCATCCTATCATGCAGATTATTCGTTGCGGACTCCAAGATAGGCTCAGGTTGATTCTCGCGAAACAGTTTTGTCATCACAGAGAATCTACTGATTAGCAACCAGTTACCATCTACCAGTAATGTGCACTTGCTCTTCATAAGTTTATGATTATATATGATTTAATATATAGGTTTTGTGTCGAAAATTTATAAGGCCCAGAACCATCTATTATTATATAGTTATATAAATGAATTCATATGAACTACAGAGACATCAACGAGGTCAATGACCTGTACATAAACGGGATTCTAAAACGCCCTATCAATGAGGCTAAAGAGAACAAAGATGATAAGAAAAGTGTAACCAAAAAGACTCTTAATCCTAACGCAGAACACTTTGATGTTCATTATGCGGAAGAGATCAAGACATACACCAACATCTTCAAACACATCCTCATCTTTACTAACGATCGTGATCCGAAGAACAACAAAACCTTGAAGAACATTTATGAGGCTGTTGAAAACCTCAAAAAAGATAAGTGCCCTATCATTCCAGAACTACACATATTCGTAGCTGCGGAGATGGAGGCTGATGAACGCGAAGAGGAGATCAAGATTACTGATGGTGATGAGGAGTTCGTACTTAAAGACGAGTCTAACTTGGATACACTCATTTTCGCACGCCTTGGTGTACAGGGTGAAGACCAATGTGAGCATATCGTTCAGTTGCTTCAGGATCGTGGATTCTTAGTACTGAACCCAGTCAAGTACAGCGCTCTGGCTTGTGATAAATACGAGTCTGCTGTGTTGTTCCAAAAAGGCAACATTCCTCAACCGAATTTCACTCTCATGACCAAAGACATCCTCTACGATGAGAAACAGTACAATAAAGCCATGAAGACAGTGTATCCGGAATGGGACCCAAAGAACCCTGACAACAACGAGAAACTGATGTTCGTAGTCAAGATATTGGACGGCCATGGTGGTACCGGTGTAGCTATGGTAGACGGTAAAAAGATCCTGGCTATCTTCCAAATGATATTCGCTATTGATCCTGAGCGCCGCCTCATCATTCAGAAAAAGGAGGAGGCAGATGGAGGTGATATTCGTGTTCATGTACTTACCTTACGCGACAAACAGGTCATCCTGGCCAAGATGAAACGTGTTAAGCTGGGTGGAGACTTCCGTTCGAACGTATCATTGGGTGCCGAAGCAGAACCTGTTGATCTGACACCCGAACAAGAACAGATCGCACTCAAGACAGCACAGCTATCTCACCTCCCGTGGTGTGCTGTAGACATCATGCCATTGGTCAAAGGCAGTAATCCGAAGATTGGGGATAACGTGGTTCTTGAGATCAACGCCTCTCCTGGTACTGCTGGTATATCTGACGTCATGAAAGAGAATTTTATTAACTTGATACTCAATGAGTTAGACGATCCAAGCCAGTTCATGCTCCAAGATAAAACAGCGGGATATATCGAATCCGTGACACTCGATTTTGGAGACGGATTCAAAAAGGAGTTCCTCGCTAAACTAGATACCGGTAACTCCACTAGTGCCTCTCATCTGGAAGTAGGTAAGTTCGAAGACACTGGTAAGACCATCAAGTTCTCCTTGGATGGCAAACAGTTTGAATATGATAAGATTGATGAGATGGTAGCACGTGCTGGAGACAAAGAATATAAACGCCCTGTCGTAGTGATTCCGGAACTGACACTCGGACTTCGCAAACTGAAAAACGTACATATGGGCATAGTAGAAAGCCGCGAAGAAAAATCCACTAACTGCTTACTCAACTGTGATACACTGTCCAAACTCGGATATGTGGTTCATCCAAACAAAGCACACATCCTTACCAAGGAGATGGAGAAAGTAAAAATAGTCGACTAATGTATGGCGTATATACCGATGGAACATATGACCAACGGTGAGTTGTTCGAAGACGTTCATGTTAATCAACTCATCGATAACATCCAAGATAATCATGATAACAAATTGGATAAAGGTTCGAACACCCTCGACAGTAGCTTGAAACTATTTGGTAAAGATGGTATATCCAATGTCACTGTGAAAGACGATCACGCAGATTTGACAGGAAACTCTTTACATAAAGATAGTACATCTGGTCTATTCGATCGTGGTATCGGTTACTCTTTTACTCCAGATAAGATTGTATTCCAAAACTACACTACTGATTCTGACGGTAATATAGGTGCAGTCTCCACAGAATACAAGCAAACAACTAAGAATATTGAGTTGGGTGCTGAAAAAGTGATTATAAATCCAACCAGTGCATTCACAGTAAACGGTGCTATGACTGTGTCGGCTACGGATAAAGCAGCTAAATTCAACACCAAGACGTTTGAGTCCAAAGTGCAGAACACATTCACAATAAAAGACACAGATTCTTACAAACTGTTTGAGACCAAATCCGGTCAAACTACCGTCAACACCCGTCTGGATGTAATTGAGCGCGAACGTGGAAATACATTGTCACTTAGAATAGATGCATTCGAAACTAAAGTAAATAGTTCAGGCGGTGTTACAAACTGGCAAAAAATGACTGCTGGCGGTAATCCTTTTGCATTTGGTGTTGAAAATAATAGTAATATCAATGATAGCGAAAAAACATCGCTATTGAACACCCTTCCAAATGGTGACATCTACTTGTACGGAGTAGGAGGATATAATGGGTTGAGCACCGTAGGTAGTAGGTCATTACAGACTGTTATTTCTAATTTGGAAAACAAAAACATCATCGAAACTATCAAGGTAGATGGTGTGACTGTACCTGTCATAGATAAGACTGTTGAACTATCTTCATCACAAGGTCCGAAAGGAGATAAAGGTGATCCGGGAGAGACCGGACCACAAGGTCCTCAAGGAGAGCAGGGTCCACAAGGTCCACAAGGAGAACAAGGACCACAAGGTCCTCAAGGAGAGCAGGGTCCAGAAGGCCCTAATCCGAATGTGTCTGTAAAAGAAGTTATTGAATTTTTGAATCAACAAGATTAAAAAACCCCTTCGTATTACGAAGAGGTTTTTTTTATTGTTTATTTCAATTCTAAAGAGAGATCTCGCTGAGAATGAAACTCATGTTATTCAAAAAAGATCTTTTGTCAGAGTTGAGTTTTAATAAGATTGTCCCAATAAGATTTGCAAAAATCAACAATTTCTTCCGTTGTTATTCCGTAATCTGAAAGAGCTTTTGGTATTTTAACCATTTCCTTTTTGCAGATATGTTTGATAGCTTCAATATCTTGATTGATGGATATTTGATAGGTGCTATAAACATTCTTCAAATCATCTCCTACACGAATCTCTGCACTAGATGCTACTTTGAACCCCTCAATAAGAATATCATTACCTGCGCATTTTGCATCGAGACCTTTGTTTTGCAAATACTCCGTCAGAGTCGTCATGAACGCACTTGTTTGCCAGCCCCGCTTAACAGGAGTAATCACGGAAATTCCGATATTACCTCCAGAACATACAATAGTTCCACCAGAACGTTCCATCAAATAAACCGGAATACTGTGTTCTTCGCAATATTGTGTGTCACAATCGCCTTGTGTTCCCGTATTTACTTCTGTTTGTTTGTGGACACAATAGTAGGCTTTAGGACTTTCTGAATTAAATATATCGTGCAGATTTTCGTTGAAGTATTTAAGTGTTACCTTTTTCATAGTTCAAATTTTTATTCCCATGGAGTACCATCAATATGATAAACATTTACTATTGTTTTTGTATTAGCCAGTGCAAGTGCTTGGTCTTTGCAAGGTTCATAATCTGTATATATGTTATAGGTTATAGTGACTTTTCCATCGTTGTCGGAAGCTTGTGGTAACATGGATGAAATGTTATAACCTGTTGGAATTTCCGAAATATTAAATTCAACATTGTATGTCCATGAGACTGATTCTGATAATGCTGAGTTATTGAAAATTTTATTAGTATATGTTGAATATAATTTACTAAATGATATTTTTGCTGAAATTGATCCGAAAGCACCATTGAAAATTAAATCAATAGTATCACTTTCAATGTTTGTGACACTATCAGGAATAGTCAAAGAGGTCAAACCGGTGCAACCAGAGAAAGCACTACCTCCAATGCTGGTGACGCTGTTAGGAATCGTTATAGAGGTCAAACCTGTACAACCTTCGAAAGATTCATGTTCAATGCGCGCGACACTATTAGGAATAGTATAAGCATATGTGTCTTGTTTGCCTATTGGGCATTGAATAAGGGTTGTTTTGTCTTTGTTGAATAACACCCCATCTTCAGAGCAATAATTCGGATTATTCACATCCACTGTAATTGACTCTAAACTAGTACAGGCATTAAAAGCATTGTCTCCGATGTGAGTGACACTGTTAGGAATCGTTATAGATGTCAAACTACTACAACCTGAAAAAGCGGCAAATTCAATGCTGGTGACACTATTTGGGATTATTACAGAGGCCAAACCTTTGCAACCTAAGAAAGCGCTATTTCCAATGCTTGTGACAGTATTAGGAATCGTTACCGATGACAAGTTACTACAGTTCTCGAAAGCATAATACCCAATGCGTGTAACTCTATTACCTATTTTTACTGAGGTCAAATTAGCCCGATAGAAAGCATTAGTTCCAATACCCGTAACACTATTACCAATAATATATTTTTTTACTTGGCTCCTAAATATATTCTCAATAGTTGAAGATGAAGAATATGTTTTGTTGATAATTGCATCCGAGTCGATTGTTACTGAAATTAAATTACTACATCGTAAGAAAGCATTAGTTCCAATACTGGTGACACTATTTGGTATTGATATAGAGGCCAAACCTTTACAATCGGAGAAAGCCTCCTCTCCAATATTTGTGACCCCATTAAAAATCTTCACAGACGTTAACATACTACAATTTTTGAAAGCCTTATCCTCAATGCTTGTGACACTATTAGGAATGTCAATAGATAACAACGTAGCACACTTATTGAAAGCCAACGTTCCAATACCGGTGACATCTGTTTTAAATTTAATTACACCTTTACCATCAACATATGTATTAGTATCAATTTCTGGTAATGAACTTGTTTGATATGGTGTCACAATATTTCCATCTGAACTGGTGTACCAAATTTCATTTGTCGGAGGCATTGGTTGAACTTGCATTACCCCAGATACATTAACAAGTCTCTTACCTGTCTGGTTACAAACTAAATTCTGAACAGGATCCGTTGCAATTGAAGTAGCAAACGGAATATCCGATATAATATAGTTGTCTGCATATTCAACAGACTCGAATTTTTTCAAATATTCTTTCATGTATATTGGTTATTTTACACAATAAACTTATACACTTTCAGCGATATAATCCAAACTGAATGCCACAGATTGGTCTGTCTCCCAGTTGGTTATACTACCATTGACATATCTGTTTAGTTTGAGGACATTATATGTCACATCATCGACAGTTTGGGTAGTTAACTCTATTTTGAATTGTATTCCTAGATATTCGTGTAGTTGGTTATTGTTCACAAGATTTACATACTCGACATCCGGTGCATAAGGTAAAACATAGTACACATCTTGAATCCCGTCCACTGTGTTGGCATTCTTGATAAATAAGGACACCTTGCTTCTGTGCTTGATCATCTTACCAGTAGCCATTATATCTCCTTCTACTTCTGAGGTGGTGTACAGTGCACGTTCGGAATATGCGGATTCTTCGAATTCATTAGCCAGTACGGATTCGATATTTTCAACGCGTTCATGTAATGTGTTAAGATGACTGGATGTGACAAAAGATATCTCTTCTAATTTATTGGTTACCCAGATCTTGATACCAGTTAATATATTTTCTATATATGTTGGCATATGTGTTCGAATGTTTATTTATCATCTTCTGTTTCCCCTATACTCGTTTTGTTGTTTCCGAACATACGTGTTACCGATGCTAATCCAAGAAGTGTTGCACTGGTAGCTAGGTCGAAATCAATCAGGCTAGAAACAGTACCGGATAGTTCGCCTGTATGTATGAACGACAGTACCGTAGCTGCGATGATGCATAACTGACATATCGCAAAACCTATACCGCCCCAGAATCGTTTCGAACTAGGATAGCCGCCAGAACAGTGTGCTTGATATATGAATCCTTTTTCTTTTGCCATATAGTATTCTCTTTTCTATTATAATAACTCAATGGTGCGCTCCGTGAGTATCTTAAATTTGAGTCCGCGGGCATCGCAGTATTGTTTGGCTGCAACCCATTTGGACATGTTCATTGTATAAGCGTTCCATAACCACCCATTTTCAACAACAGGACGTTGTGTTTGTGAATAGGGTTTGATTTCTACCACCCACTTCTCTCCATCTACCATCTCCACCACATAATCGGGATAGTATGTATGTTCTTTTTTATCTATCATGGATATATATTTGATGGACATGCATTCAGATCCCCAGTGTTTGACCTTAGGATTGTTTTCACACCAGTAGATAAACTTCCGTTCATAGCTACTTCTGTATATGATGCTGTCCTTAACAAGATCCGGGAAGAGTTTTTTGCAGCTTCCCGGATCGATGTAGCCTTGCCTGTATCTTGAATTGGCACTAGGCTTTAACTGTTTTATATCATGTGGCATTATACTTTACCTGTGTTAGGATCTGTGGTAGGTGCAGCAAACCCTTCGTTCATTTCACCTGAAGTTACGTTAATAGCGTATTGACCAGCTGTACCGAAGTACTTCTTTACCAGATCCGCGGTACGCAGTGTGGATATCGCACTAAGGTTTTTGTTATGGTAACCGGACACGGACATTTCCTTATTCGGGATCAATTTCTCCGCCATTGACTTGGCTTCTTCATCTCGTTTTGAAAGTTCTGCAGACATGACTACCTGTGATTGAATAGAACGCCCACCAGTGGTGCCGTTTCTGACATCGTCTAATGTGTTATAACCAGTAGTAGTAACGATATGTGATGCATTACCGTTGACATCGGTATCTGCTTTGTCATAACTATGAACATCTGGTGCGTTATTAAGAGAGTTCAGTATAGACTGATCCAGTGGTGAATAGATTCGATCATTACCTCCATTGTATATACGTTCGATCAGACGTTTGTCACGAGGCTTGCCAGTATCAAAGGTACATGTCACTCGAAGTCCTGTTGGAAAATCATCAATACCTAGTGGTCCGTAATGTTCAATAGTTGTATTGGTGAGGATAAGGTTACCTATACTCATCATAGGAGCACAAGGATTACCAACAGTCACGTGCCAAAGACCTACTGCAGTATCTGATAACAAGGAGTTGACGCCAGTTTTGTATTGGATAGGTGCTAGATTCATATCACCACCAAGAAGTGCACCACCCAGATCATTGAGTAAGGTCTTCAGGGTCTCCAATGGATTCTTTGTCATGTTTGCTACACGACCACGTATCTTTTGAAAGTCCCTGTTGAACGCATTGACATAACCAGAGAAGGTCCCATGATGTTGCATACATTCGAGCGAAGACATCGGTTGCATGCTGCTGGACCCCGCTTCATGACGATAGGCACCACCCCAGAAGTCGCCGTTGGTATAACAAACAGAAAGGATATTACCGAGTAAGTCCAACATAGCTTGCTTGCCGTTGACACCATCATATGAACGAAGTTCGTAGTCAAACACTAACTTGAATGACTGTTTGAACTGAAGACCTTTTTCGGCATCGCGCACGTATATGCTCTTCACCATATCTACACCAGCATAGGCTTTGTTCTTGTCATAATACGGGGCACGTTCAGGGTTAGATTGTCCGGCTCGTCTGTTGAACATACCAGGCATGATGTGATTAGCGAGATGTTGACCTACTATGTTGTTATTGAAAGCCTTCTGGAATGCACCTCCTATGGCGCCGCCTGATGACTTGTCTACTCCAGGTTTTGATCTTTCACCATCACTCTCGAAGCTGGAATTGACTTGTTTGTAAGGCATGCTGATGTCGTACTTCATGATCTCCTTCATCTCGTTACCTGGTGTGCCCATCCAGGTGACCATAGTACCTATCGGAGCACCACCTCCATCAGTCTGTGTAGATTCTTTACCACCCATCACAGCAGAAGGGTTACCGTACGGTTTGATATAGTCCAGTACTGGGACAGTATATCTACGTAGTGTAATAAGATAGTTATTAGGAACACGCCCTAGATACTTACAGAACATGAAGTCCGAATAGCTATATACAGAAGCGCCCAACAAACCAGCAGCGGATTTTTCTACCAGGTCTCGCACAGTACACGAGTTCATAGAACGTTGCAACTGACGTGTTTTTGGTGAATCAATCAGTGGCATGTTTTGAGACACACGCCAGGCGAATGATTTGTTCTCTGCAGGTACTGCATGCCATTTGTTGAATATGGCCCGGATACCCGTAGACTCAGCAACGGTGCGTTGATTCTTCTTCACCCAGTTACCGTCTTTATCTTTTTCATAATCATCTGTCGTAAGAGGGTCTACCTCGGTAACCAGATTGACAGCAGACCACATACGATAAGTGTTGAACTCCTCGGACATGCCGTCGGACATCAAGTTTTCGTGTGTGATCCTTACTTTTGAGTGAATGTTTTTACCAGCCAGTCCACTCATCGCGCCATATATATTGGTTGTTTTAGCCATGTGCTACTTATATTACAATTATAATAACAGTATATTTTTTCTTCTTTTAAGAACCGCTTTTTGATACCTTATTATATTTGTAACAATAAAACATACAGCTCGAATGGCAAATATAGCTGAATATCTAACTCAACTACAGACGTTGACACAAAAGAATTTGGAAATCCTCCAAGCGATTAACGACTCGTTCTTTACCAAGCACGAGCACCTTACTGTATCGGTAGGGGATGCAGAATACGTAATACCTTCATTCCTATCATTGGAGAACAAGATTAACTCCTTACAAGAGAATTTTCTCAATCTGGTGAATGCCCCGAAAACAGGTGAGGCTACATTCAACTTCGACGGTAACAGCAGATCTATCGAAGTACGAGGTTATACGTGCACACCCAGCCGCCTAAAATTGGCTTTACCTGAAGGGTTTGATCACGAGCAGAATGATATCCTCAAGGACATGTTGACACCTAACCCGTTCGTCAGATTTGATTTGCAATCTCTTCCAAACGACATCACTCAGGTACTGGTTCGCAAAGTGGCTATCAAAGGCGACACACTCCAGTCGATAATAAGTGAGAAACTAAATGGATCCACCACTGTCGAATGTGAGTGGGCAGATCTATGGAAGATATTGTCGGTTTACAAAGAGGATACCGATTATATTATGTATGATACCACCAGAAGTCTGCCTATTCGCAAAAACATAGGTAGCGGTACATACACCATCAAGTCTATCGATAAGGATATCGTGGATGATAACCTAGATGAGTACATCACACTGACTTTTGCTGAAGATCTCAAATATATGTTGTTTGATGAGACTATGGAGAAGTACCTAGCTGTTGGTGATCAGTTGGTCACATACGATGACAGTGCGAAGATGGAAATAGTATCTATCAACCCAGCCGCACGCCAGCTAACGGTCAAGGTGCTTAACGGTGACTATCTCAATCTGGTTGCAGACCCTGGTGATGAGAGCTATGTCAGCGACTTGTCGAAATTGAAATTCTTCTCTACTGTAGACTTTACCAAAGACAAATACCTCAATGTACCACTGGAAGAAGATCAATATGTTTGTATATTTATTGCCGCTCTCAATAACCGCATGAATGTACAGGCGCCTTGGGGTTGTGGTGTGATCATCAATACGAATGAAATATTGGATGTGAATGACGGTCAAAAAACCTTCAAACAATACTACGAAGAGAATGTTCGTAATGTGGGAGACGTGCTATACGAAATCACATCGATCATGTCCAATACGATCATGAAATACAGCAAGGATGATTTTGATCGCTTCCGTAATTACAAGCCATATATCGATCCGAACAACCTACAGGTTCTTCAGATCAATACTCACCTGAACAACTCCCAGACCGTTAAAAATATCCGTGCATTGTACTCACAAAAACAAGAGTACATCACTGAGTTAAATGAACTCCAAGGCAAGATCACTGATATCAATAAGACACTAGCAGAGATATCCTTCGTGGATACTACGGGTATTCGCGATTCATACCTATCTCAATTGAGTCAGTACAATGCCCGCCGTAATGAGTTGAACACAAGCATCACTCGTATCATGCAGGAGATTGCCACTTCAGCAAACGACAGTGTCATCCCATTGGAAAACGCAAAATATCATATTCGTGGATACTACAAATGGAATGTGACTTCGGACGTAGATGAAGTATTGGCTCGGTTCAAAGATCATATACACGGCATCAAAGTACAGTATCGTTACAAGACTGTGGATGGAGAGACTGGTACAGCTGCTACCATAGGTACAGACAACAAATTCATTTTCAGCGATTGGAATGATATGCCCTCTTTTATATTACAGAAGGAACCTTCATACGAAGATGGTTATAAGTTCGGCTATCCACAATATGCTGTGGATGGTACCAAGTCTCAAGACAACGGTGGCATGAACGAGCCATCCTTCAATCAGATAGATATACCTATCTCCCAAGGAGAGACTGTGGATATCCGATTGAAGATCGTATGGGATTTTGGCTATCCGTTCATTGAGACTACATCAGCGTGGTCAGAGGTAACCAATGTCGCATTCCCGGAAGAACTCCTTAAAGATGTACAAGTGCTGGATATTGTAAAGGAGAATAACAATGACATCGAAACCAACCGTTTCAAGAACATCCTCAAAGAGGAGGGCGTCACAGATCATATAGGAGACAAGGTTGTCGATCAAGACGTAACATTCTTCCACAAACCTGAGAACATTTCATCAGGTTTCTATACAGCAGAACGTCGTATCATTCCTTTGCGTGATAAACTTCAGGACCTCGATGCTTCTGTCAAAAACCTGAATGCACTGGTAGCTGGTGCAAGCTCTGAAAACTTACAGGTTAGCATCATCATTGATGGTATGGAAACCATCATCAAACCTGATCAAGTTAATAAGATCTCCTTACCTGCTTATCTGGATACACAAGCTGGAAAAGATGAAGGTATATATACCACAGTAGCCACCATACAGATCGCAAACATCAGTACATTCACATCTTATCTATACAGTGTGTTCCCAGGTTCACGCGATAAGAAGATCAATGATTTGAAATCCGCTAGATGGGATAAAAAGGGATACTGCCAGGGTGAAGGAACGGACGCACACGGTGTATGGCTAGCCTATGCATCATACTCCTATGCATCATATGATGAGAGCAAAAGTATGGATTGGACACTCCAACGAGCTAATCAATGGTTGACATTCCGTATCAAAGATGCATATGATGGAACAGATTATTACATGAAAGGACCTCAATTAGGCACATCAAACGTGTTGAGTTATGACAAGGAGCATCAGGTTTTGAAAGATATCCAAGATATCCCAACTGATGGTTCTGCCATGACAATCTATCCATATCTGAGCGAAGAAGGCTCTCTTCAATTGGATAGCGATAGCACTCATAGCAAACTGATACTGGCTCCTACAGAAGCTGTCGTGGTTCCGTTAACAGTGCAATATTATGCACCTAAAAATCCTATTAGTAAAATCATCTCGTTTGATTTGCGTCCAAGTCTGTATAGCGACCCTGTCAATTACCTGATAGAATTTGATGTAACCTCAACAGATACCGTACAACAGAAGAGTGCTCGTTCATCACTTAACAGATTGATGAGTAGAACGATGTTGGAAAGCACATCAGCATCCACAGCGAGCACACTACAAGAGCAACGCGCAATAAGCAATGCATCACGTTACAAAACTGTAATTAAGAACCAATAATGGAAATTCGAGAGATAACAGAGAAAATAAGAAGAGGTGAGATTGATTGTAACAATCAGTCTCGCTTCCTCTCCATTTTGTCCAAAGGACTACTAGCCGAACTACGAGACAATGTGACTGTTCGAGGTGTGTCTGTGCCACATTATATACCAAATACAGGTGACGAGATCATGGTGTTGGAAGTCAAAGGACAAGACCACTCTAAGGAGCCTCTTGAAACTGTTAATGAGGACTATATATATACGATTGTACCTCGTTGCTCGGTAACACCCAAAGGAATCAACATGGTACTGGATCAATTGTCTAATCCGTATGCAGCAGGGCGGTTCCAGTACGAGTCAGAGGATGGAGTAGTTACTTTTGCATCTGAGTTCAGGCGTATCCCTATGAATGTAACGTTTGAGTTAGTGTATTTGGTAGATTCGTATAATGATTTTTTGGAAATAGTACAGCAAGTCATCACCCATATGGCATTCGTTCGCACGTTCAACATCACTTATATGGGGCAGCAGATACGCTGTTCGTATAACATACCAGACTCATTAGACGGAGAACACATGTTGGATTTTGACGAGGCTACTACTGATGATAGACGTCGTAAGATGACCCTGGATCTAACTGTTGAAACATGTATACCTGTATTTGATAACCGAACAGTGATTCCTGCTGATAACTATATCAAACGTACCCAGTTCAATTTGATGGGGCATGGTAAAGATGGTATAAAACAACAAGGATCACACGAAGAACTAAACAACGCCCATGAAACTGATTAACGGAGAATTGAGACCCGGTATCGTACTAGAAGTACTTTCATCTGAAGGAAAGATCAAAGCCAGTGTACCTGGATTGTTCTCTGCTGAAGATGTGGAAGCGCTACCTCCAATCTATCCGTTTTGTGTAGGCGGGTCTAATACCTACTCTACTCCGAATGAGGGTGACGAGGTATGGGTGCTGTTCTTTGCAGATAACAAGCAACAGCTGTTCTGGTTCCGCAAAGACAACTACGCACTGAACAACGGTAAGTTAGCTGGAGACATACAGCAAAAACAAAATGTGGAGGTACTGTCTAACAGAGAGTCAGGTACAGGTGTAGCCACTATATACTTCTCTGACGGCACCGGTTGGATTATCAGAAACCAAGAAGTAGCCATCCAATTAGACAACGATGGTAATATTACACTGACCAATGGACAACCTCATGGGACTATCGAAATATCAGACGACGGCATATCTTTGGGAACCAAAGGTGGAAGTGCTCATCCAGCTTGTCATGGAGACAAGGTGGCTGAGTTGTTCGATAAGTTGATAGCATGTCTATCCTGCCTCGCAGAAACAGCCAAAGGTAATCCGTACACATCTCCGTTAGGATTTGCATTAGAAGAAGAACTTGTAAAATTTGAAAATGATCCAGACTACATCAACTCCGATGTGGTAACACTTGACTAATATATGGAAACCTATCCAAACGGACATAGATTCTACGATTATGAAAGTTGGGAGTCCAAAAAGAACCAACCCTACGATTATGAACGTCACGGCTTCTTTAGCAAAGTGATGTCACAGACTATTGTGCAGGCAAAAAACAAGACGTTCCAGTACCTGCTTAAGTTTGTGGAAAACTCATTCATCGTACTCATGAAGTTCACTCAACGTATGCAGCACTTTAAAGATTACGCATACACTAATCGTTAAATGATCCATATTGTGCGATTATTTCGAGTATAACAAAAGATCTCCTTCAAGGTATATAATTTATTACCCCAAAGGAGATCTTCGTTTATATCAAAGATTTTTATATATACATATTTATTTCATGCACCATCCTTTTGGTGTCTTTACTATACCTTCACCCGATCCAGCGCTCCAAACGATGAACTTCAGATTGTCGAAATTGGATAGGGGTATCACTGTCTCCAGTTCTTCGTCGGAAATATAACGATGTTTTTTCAACAATTTTTGAATATCCGAGACTATCTGTGAAGAGGCATCTGCGAAACGAATCAGTACACAATTGGATTGTACTTGATCCAGAGCGCCGCGTTCTACATAGAATACAAAATTGAGACAAGACACATCATCCCAGTCTTTCCAATTTTCTTTGTCATGAGAGGTGTCACACCAGGCGCGGAATTTCATCTTTGGCAGCACACTACCAACCTCTCGATGAAGACTATAGTTCAGTATTTTTGGTTTATTTCTATAGGTATCGAATGTTATGTATTTCTGAGTTGATGGTATTACACATAATTTTTTCAGTGAGGATACAAGATGAACGTCAGTGGTAAGCATATTACGCATAATTGCTCCGTCCCCGACTATAGACTTGATTCCAATGCCTGATAAACTGCCGCGCACGGTGTATGATGTAGTTGTATCAATCAATTTTAATACACCATTATTAAACGATATTTGATCGGTTGTGCTTCTATCTCCGCGAACATGCGAAAGTATGCATATTTCTTTCGTTTCATCATCTGCGGCGTTGTCCACATCGACATTGGATGTTGTAATTTTGCGAACAGGCAATTCGATATGTTTAGTGTTTTTTATGCGGATATTTTCGAGTATCACCTCAGCATAAGGCGCATCCCAACGAAAATCTTTGAAAGTCACATCTGCACGCTCTATTTTGCGAAATATCTTTAATATAGTGCTTTTAGTTGTTTTCTTATTGATTCCTAGGTTTTCTGGGTTCAGATTACGCAAGGTATATGTGTTATTAGTAAGATTGATGTGAGTGGTGCCTATTCTGAATGGGTCATCATATCCATCCCCTTCCAGATCGTAAAAATGGGGTAGGGTGTCAAAGTCGAAATCAAACCCTATCATCATCTCTATCATGTTTCGAGCATATATATAAATACCTTCACATCCTTTTCTAAAATGTTCGTATAATCTTTCTGATAGAAACTTGATCGGAATAACTGTATATTCTTGACCAAAGTATTCCAATTTGAACTTATCCTTGTCACTTCCGGGTTTGATACGAAACTGTCCCTTATTGAGCATCCCACTACCGAACAAAATATCAGACCACATCAACATATTAGCATCTCTATCCGAACGAGATAGGATAGTATCTTCATCATCTAATATACTTTCGTACAGGCCTCGCATACTGGTATTACTTTTAATTTGGGATGGTTCTCACCAATGTTAATCATTTTGTTGCCAGTCTCTACTTTGAATATGATTTCACTACCGGATGCATCGTAGCCTTTGATGGTACCTATGAAATCCATGGGAAAGACACAATCGCAAATAAAATGGAAGGACTTACCTACCATTTGTTGTGCTATATATTCTTTGAAAGTAGTGATCATACATATATAATAAAAAGCAGGAATCTATCCTGCTCTTTATTCGTAATCAAGATTATTCGTTTTGATAAATTCGAACACCTTGTCTTCCAGTACTCGTAATTCTTTGTCTGCTTCCTTAAAGAGGATGCCGTGTTCTCCTACGTAGGTTATCTGCCAAAGATATCCTTTTTCCTTATGAGGGGTGTAGTCAATGAACAACGAGTATGTTTCATAATCCTTATACAGTGCGTGAGGAACTTTTACTTTCATACTCAACAAAATACATGAATTAGAACTGCGCCTACGGTTACCAATAAACCAAATGACACACTTATGCACAACCACATGAATGCGCCGAATCCTTCGTAGTGATCTCTACGACCATAGAATTCAAAATCAGAATCTTCCATAATGTTTAGTGATAAAGATGTGAATAATAATCTTTTCGACTCATCGTCTGGTACTTGTCTTCCCGGCCCACTTCAATCTGTGGACCTTCGAGAACAATCTGGTCGCCACGTACTCGAGCATTGATGATGACTTTGTCGCCTTCGGCGTTAAAGTCTTCTATCTCTTCAAGATCGTCGGCCAATTCAAAGAGTCGTTTCGATCCAGGAAACAGATGTGTCCGAAAGTCTGTTCGAAGACCGTAACATATAACATTGATGCCAAGTCTGTCAACAATATCCGCCAGATAATCAACCTGAGCCTCATTCAGGAACTGAGCTTCATCCACCAGTATGTATTTGAATTGTTTCAGGTATGCATCTGGAAAGTAAGCGTTTGGTTGCCATAGCTCACATGGATGTTTCTCTTGTAGGGGGCGCGAAGATATAAATGCACCATCTCTCGTGTCGGATGAGGGTTTCAATGTCAAATAGTCGATACCCTTATTTCGTAATTTAGCTGCGAAAGCTAACAGGATCAAAGACTTGCCTGAGTTCATTGATCCATAGTTAAAAATCAACTTTGCCATATTACCAATCTTCTGTGCATGTGATGTCTTCAGTTTCACCACATGCATTACATTTGATGCTCACCATAGGCCCTAACCCACCTTCTGTGTAGTTATATGTAAATTGCATACCCAATGCTGTAAATGGTTTGTCAGGGCAACATTTATGGATATGTTTTTGCATGAATGCTTTGGCCTTTGTCGTCTCACCCTCAGGCAACTCAAGCATTATCGTCTGTTGACCATCAGGATTGCATATGTTTTTGTGTACCTCATCTACATATTCATCCCAGACATAACCACAATTGCAACACTTGATACCCCGATATTCGTCTTTGGAAGGATCAGAGGAAACCATCTGTTCTCCGATATGAGGCTTGTATAGCGTGCGCTTCAACTCATCTTCGGAAACTACTAATTCTGTGTCGCAATGTGGACAAACAAGCAGGTAATGCGCCTGCCTGATGTCCTTATGTGCTTGCTCACGGGTTTTCATGCGAGATTGTTTTTTTTTTATTTCGTAGTATGAGGAACGTCTGCTGTCGCTGCCGTAGGTGCGACACCGAGTTCGGCGTTCAACTTGGCTTCCAAACGACATACGCTGTCTGTGAATACTGATACCTCTTCGGTGACCTTCTGTTCGGACTCAGCGATTTGGCGGACCAGTGTCTGAATCTCAACCAACTCAGTCAGCTGTGCGCGTTTCATCTTCAGAAGTGCGCGGAGTTTTGCTAGGCGCTTACCCTTCTCAACGTCGAATACATCACCAGCATCATGGTTCACTTGTGCTCGGCCGGTGAAGTAGCGACCGTGACATTTTACAGTGTACTTAACGAGACCTTTTACCTCGTCGATCTTGAAGGTGTTGGACAGATCTGTTGCTGCCTTTTTAGTTTTCTTTGCCATAATCAATTAGATTCTTTTAAAATGATTGTGTTATCGTTTGTCATGCTTGCTCGAGTCTCTTGTTCATCGACTTCTGCACCGAAATACCCTTGACTGGCGTCCACATTGAAGAACACCTCTTCCTCATCAGGGATGTCTTTGGTTAGTTCGCGAAATTGTTTCCAGTTCATTGTGTGCGTTGTTTATCGTTTTGCCACTGACCCTGATAGAGATTGTCTACTGGAGCTGTCTCAAAGATTCGAGTCTGTGCAATACGTGCTCCCTTCTCAATAATGATCGGGAAGAGCACTTGCATGAAGAACCCCATATGTTCCGTCTCAAATCCCGCATCGAATTGCCCGCAATGGATAATTGCACCGTTGCGTACCATCGAGCTTCGTGAGATGAACACCATAGCTGCGTTGTTCGGCATCTTACAACCCTCTTCTACGATCACTTCATAGTAACCCGGCTCCAAGTACCAGGCGCCATGAGGTCCCCGTTCCAGGTTAGTTGGGATGCTGAAGCGTTCGCGAAGGGTAGTCTTGCCTGTTGCAGGAACAATTCCAGGCGCTCCACCTATACCTTGTGGTGTGAATGAAACTACTTCTCGAAGTCTTACATCGACACCCTGTTGTTGGATTCCTTCGATAACTGCGCCGGTAACAATTCCGCGTTCAATAATTTGCCTACCTGTTAGCTGCATAGATCAAAATGCTTTTTGTTGATTCAACATCACACCGTATTTGAACGGGGTTAACACAGCGAACTCACTCAATGCCTCAACGGCTCCCTTAATGAGTTGCATGAACAGATCGTTATCGATTGCCTGACCGATCAATTCTGACGCGAGGTCTTGCGCATAGGATTCGACATATTTTGCTTTTACTTTGGGAGCGTCTTTTGGATATGCCGCGAGAATCTCCTTCTCAATCACTCCAGGTGTGACAACACGTGGTCCTTTACCGGAATTTACAATGAATACTTTTTCTGTTTTCATATTGATGTGTTATTCTGTTTTTTCATTCAAACGTTCCTGACGCTCATGAAGCTCTTTCAGTGAACCTTCAAGTTCATTTACCCTGCGTGCGTTTTCCGTGCGTCTGTATTTTTCACGCACCAAACCGTCTTTCAACATAGAGCATAACTTGTCGTGAGTGTATCCCATTTTGCGAGCCATCTTCAGACATAACTTCTGGTAGAATGAGGAGAATATGATATTGTCACATTTATTACTACTCGTACTATATCCACACAGCTCCGGTCCACTAGCTGTATTGAATATCAGGAAGTAATAAGGATTGTTGGATATGAACTCGGAATATTTTTCTTTCAGACTTGGATCACATTGCATATAAGTAAAATCATGCAATTCCATAATCGGAATGGAGTGACCCGAATCGATGTACTTGTTCATTTCGACGTAGTTGTGCCAGTCTTCTTTCTCGGCGAAGAATCTGAGATACAAATACTGAAATAGAGTGATTTTTGATGATCCACCAAGAATTATCAATGATAAGAAGCAGCCTATCATTAACAAACCCCAGATTGATAAGAAAATGTTTGATACCATTACCATATTGTTATGAAATTTGATTGTTAATGTATAAATATATAAAAACAAGGAGGAATCTTTAATGAAAGCCCAAAGTTTTTCATGACTTTGTGATGAAATTCCAAGGGCTTTCAAGACCTTGTTAGAGATATCCTCCTTGTTTTTTGTGGATCAAAATAAATTTTTTATCCAAATAGTCCCGCAAACAGATCCATTTGTTGGCTTCCATCTACCTGGAATGGTTTGAATCCCATTGAGTCCTTGCAAATTCTGTTCAATGGATCTAGGAAATACTTTTGAAACATTGCATTTTTGTTGATAGGCGCGTACTGTGGTGCCCATTTCGGGTAATTTTTACTCTGGAATGCAAATGGAAGGGGTGATGCCTTCTTGCCACTGCCCGGTATATTGTACAGATACAACTTGACTTTGCCTCCGTATATAGGATCACCAGGCAGACCATGCGCTTCACGTATCTTGTTGTAATCTCCCAGTGCTCGTACGTTGGCTGGACATTTTGGAGCGGTGTACAATACGGTGCCATATGCATCTATCGCTGTGCGTTGACAATGTTTTGGATCACGTTGCCAATCTTCCTCAGTAATGATGTACTTGGTATAACCATTGACACCTAGTGCTGCGCAGATATCATCCATATCAGCTTGATGATGTTTCATCTTCTCTTGCTGAACAAGCATGTTGGTATAGGCCCAAAGATCCTTTTGATCACGTGTCTCTAGGATGCCCCGTACTACTCGTTTTAGTGCCTCGCGATCAAACTTTGGATAACTGGACTTGACCATTTCCAATCCTTTTACTTTAAGAGGAAGTGAGTCAGCATCGAAATATTTGCCATCCTTCCATAACAGAATCTGACAATATCTCTTTTTGACATTCAACCAAAGACCAGATAGTGCTACTGTCTCCAGCTCGAAATCGTGGATAGACTTGACGTGTCGATCACCATAGTACTTCTCCATGTAGGATTTGTTGTGGTCGTTGAGGAAGTCTGTATTGATATGAACAATAACGTCTAGTTTCTCACGTTCGGACATCCCGTTGAACTCATTGATAGTGCTTAACAGTTTCGCATAAGATATGTAGAGCGAATCCGTATCTCCATATACCACAGTGATCATATGTTCACCCGAATTGATGATGTCCTGTACCTTTTTCTTATCAACAGTGAATCCCCATTTCTTGTGCCACTCATCCATCTTACTCCAGTTCTCATCCCAGAACTCAGGAAGGTGTTTCTCCATCAGGTGTGTCAGGTTACGCGCTTCGCCAGTAATGTCTCGTGCCAGATCGATATTGAACCAATAGAATGCGACGTGGCTACTACCACCGTACATACTATTACCTAATAACTTCATGGCCTGTTCTTTGCAGGCATAGAAGTCAATAGACATCTTCAGTTTGGACTTGAACTCATTCAGTTCGTCTAGTGACATAATATCCAGTTCATTGCTCGAACGAATATTGTACCCCATTTCGATCAGTGCCTCCCTGATGTTATCAGGATATGGTGTACCGCTTGGTTTGCGTTTCTTGAGGATGTGTTCAACATCCAACATCACAATCGCATCCAACTGCTTGGACAAGTACTTGCTGACGTTACGAGTTGCTTTCAGTTTCGCTTGAATACGCTTGAATGAGTAATCTTTATCGTTCTTGTAGACGTGGCCGTTGACACTGACAAAGTAACTTGGATCCTTACGATAGGGTTCCAGTGCCTTATAATCAGGATAAGAGGCAATGAACTTCCATTCAGGATCTTTTATCGTACCTTTATTTATATACACAGACGAACCTGCCACGAGGTACTCAGGTCTATTACGATAAGGTGCCAACTTCTCTTCATCGTAGAACGCTCCTACGAAGTTCTCAAAAGATATGTTACAAGTGATGATTGTACTTGGATACAGTGATGCGAAATCGTTGCAAGTGATGAAGTCCCATTTACCCGGTATTGGTTGTGCCACATAAGCACCTTGAAGATATCCGCGTTCCTCTCCATAATCATTTTCGTATACCACTTTGTATCCGTGCTCGTAGAAGTCATTCCAGGCGAGTGCCTCGCTGACTGCGATCTTAGAGAACGGGTCTTGAATCTTAGTTCCACAGTACAGCGCTTGCATGTACATCGTATCCAGTGTCTTGTATCGATAGTTGATCAACTGAACCAGTACACTATCGATTGCGTTATAGAAAACATAACGTGGAAAGTCTCGTTCGTACAGCAACTGCAAGTCACCATCATACTCGATCTTATGGATGCCTAGACCTGGTGTTTCGCTTGCGATGTAATCCAAGTTGTAACTCTCCTTGATAGGCATGACCGCCAAGTCGTACTCCATTACATCCATCATATCAATGATAGGTGTGTGAAGGGGCATTGGTAATGAGAACTTCTCACCTTTGAAATCTGTGAAGTTTCTGTTTGTAACCTGATGTGACACACTGGAAAGGGTCACGCTCAACTCAGGATAGTAGTTGCGAATACGTGAAGTGATGTACTGCCAGTCATATCCGATACAGTTCCACCCACTGAGTACGGGTACCTGAGACACTATACATTTCAAGAAGTACTCAAGCATGTCCTTCTCGGTATCAAACTTGATGTACTTGATCGTTGGCATCGGTAACCCCAATGTATGGAAGAACGCAGTATCATTAAGATACTTCGTGAACTCTTTGGAGACCCAGTCCCGGCCCAGTTCGTCCATGTCTTTCGTTCCTAGCACAACAGCCTTCAAATCCGGTGCTACAATAGATATAGTCAGGATAGGCTGATCAGCTACGCTAGGCTCGGTGAACTCGCGATCGACACGCAGTTTCGTCTCAATATCGAACGTGTACAGCTTTGGATTAGTCTTACCTTGGAACAATGCCTTGTACTTAGGATCGAGTTCTTGAAAGAATGTGCGGATATCGAATTTAGAAGGATCGGATGTGTACTTCTCGTCACAACGACTACCATCCCAGTTAAGGAACTTTCCATTGGGTGTCTTGTAATACGTCTTGAATTTGTCGACATCGAAATCAATAATTGACTTCATGCCTTGTTCGTTCACATACGATACAGACAACTTGTGTTGTTTCTTAATGTATTTGTAGTCTAATATCATGATTGAATTGATTTATGAATCCTTTCATATAAATATATAAGAAAACCACCCTTAGTTTATACCCTATTTTGATTTTGCTATTTATTATATATTCAATGAAGCATACCAACATAAATATTACCAGCCCATACGGCCAGATGAAATACTTTATTGAATACTTCGATAATGCCGAAATGGCTGATAACGATCACTGGTATTCGGTAAATGAAAACGGCGACGTAAATATTGTGGAATCCGAAGAGTGTATACAACGCCATAACAATGAATGGTGTCGCATCGTGGACCACTCTATTACACAGGACTATCTACCATCTGTATACGATGTGTCATCAGTTAATATTTATTTCCCACGCTTCTCTGTTGAGACCTATGAAAAAAATGTCAAGTATGCTCTAACCATCAACACCTGGATCCATGGACATGTCATCTATCTGGGCAACTATATAATTGATCGCAATGACGTGGTGGCTGCAGATACCATTCGTAAGTTTGCCAACGAAGATTACTACGAATATCTCAACATCAAAATCATAGACCCGTGGGACATTGTTTATAGTGACAGATGGAAGCGATTCCGTCAGCGGGTATGTGGTGAAGAGGAAATAAAAGATGGATCATATCTGCCTTGCACTTTGGCGTTTATCCTGGGCCCTGGTAAAGGTACTGGTGAACTGAACAATACCGGATCCATCATCAATATATCATTGCACCCCGTCATCGAATCCGAACCGGGAGTGTATCGCGAAATGGACAACTACCACGGCGGACAGAACTCCATCAACCTTTCTGATGAGGTGACTGATTATTTGACTCTCAACCTATCTGATAACCGAGATGTCAACTCGTACGATGATGATTTATTGGAGTTCAGGACTTCTCCTACATATAACGATTCGTACAAGCAAACACCTGATGGTTTTAATCAATACATCCAAGAGACTTATCTGATAGACGAATATGTCATGAAGATGGAATTTGTCGTTCAGGACGATGAGAATGTGTACAAAAGTATAGAAAAGACAGTCACATCACCTTGGCAAGCTATCAACCGAGAGGATATTAAATTTGAAGATTGGTCCGGGTTCCATGAAGGCATGTACCTTCGTGCATTCTTAAACATATATATACATGAAGATGATGAAGAGGCATTTATTTATCTGACATCCAACCCTATCATCATCACTCAACAACTATACAGTTATCTTGTCGGTGACAATCCTGTAGATAAAGTATACCTAGACGCAGTAAATATGAATAACTATACTATCAATGCTGTCAATAAGATACAGCAGAATATCATCCAGGTAGAGCGTCCTGATGACTATAAGGCGGGCATAATCAAACCTGTGTTCTTCCGTACACGTGAGTTGGCTCACTTGATTATCCATCCTACCGTTACAGAACAAATATGCATCAACCTGGATCAGTACAAGTCCAAAGTGGATACATTCATTATCAAAATTGAAGAGACTTCATTCGTAGAATACGGAAGAACTGCGGCTGGTGTCATATTCAGAATAGTAGGAGCCAACCTACCTAACAAAGCACAGAGTGGTATATATTACATTCTAGATCAAAATAGTGAATTGGTTACTACTGGTCAATATACGTACGAACAATAATGGTCGATTTCAATCTAAATGAAGGTGCACCTATAATCAATCAAGAGGCTGATTTGATCATTCAGCAGATAGATTTGTTGTTTGACACAGCGAAACACGAACTGATGGGAGACCCAGATTTTGGCACGGACTACGATCAGTTCCTATTTAATATGCAAGCGTCTAACGCTGCGATAGCATATAAGATTGAGAGTGATTTAGGAAAAATGAACCTATTCGGATTTGTACCTCATGTAGAAGTGACTATTTTGGAAGGTACTCAGAACGATATTATCCTTTGCAAGATAGGTCTATCACGCAATGAGGAGTATTATGAAAAAACATACAAGATACAGTAATGAAGATATTCGACGCCATAGAGATGAGCTACATGTCTTATTCGCATGCAGTGAAGAATTATCTATCCAAGACATTTTCTAATTTTGGGCAGAAATATAACAACAGCACGGTGTTTGGTCAGATCATCACGGTCATGGAAACTACTGTGCAAAACCTCCTTTTGTATATAGAGGATGCGTTCACTGAGCAGAATAAGTTCACCGCTACCCGTAAAAAGTCTATCTACGGACTCGCACAATTGTCTGGTTACAATCCATCCTTAGGCAAGGCAGCAGGCATGCAGGTCAAGCTTTCTTATATACCCACCAACGAACAGAATCTGAACGTGATATTGGACAACCATACCAGCGTAGTATGTGGTCAGAACGGCTTGGAATATCAGATCATCCTTCCACAAGACGCCATTGTATTATCAGTAGACAAGGATAACTCCAGCAAGTACTTGTATATAGTAGAGGGTGTGTTCGAGACTCAGAAGTACGTATCTACCGGAGGTAAGCTTTATCTGCAACACGTGGATTTCAGTGGAGATGTGGACGAGGATTACATCACTGTCAAAGTGAATAACGAAAAATGGGAGCGAGCATCTAGCCTGTATGATATGGAGCCCGATGGCAAACAGTGGTTCTACAAGACATCTATTATATCCGGTATCATCCTAGGATTCGGTAATGATGTGTACGGTCGTTCACTCAAGGATGGAGACACCATTGAAGTAACCTATCTCAAGCATGACGGAGAGTACGGTAATATAAACACTGCCGAATACACCAGATTTGCGTTCGTTAAACCACTGCATGATATATCTGGTAAAGAGATTGACGGTAACGCTGTGTTTAATATATCACTAGCTACCAACGATAGTGTGACTAGTGGCACATACAGTGAGGATATCGATCAAGTTAAGCAGATGACAGGTTATACTTCTCGCGCTCTGGTACTAGCCAGCCCTGAGAACTACAAAGCGTTCATCAATAGATTCTCATTCTGTGGATACAATCGTACCTGGTCTGAAACAGGCTCATTGGTGGTTAATTCGCTCATCATGAGAAACTACAAGTCACAACTGAAGGATGGTACCGATTACTTCAATCTAAAAGAGAGTGACTTCTACCTCACACAAGCACAAAAAGACTCCATTGCGCACTGTATAACAAACAGCGGTCGTCAGTTGGCTGGTGTATCCTATAACATATTCGATCCTGAAATCAAAAAGTATGCACTGTATTTGTATCTCAAACTCAAAAGCAGCACATACGACAAAGATTTTGTATCAGGTAAGATTCGTAAACTGATTGGAGAATTTTTCTCTGATCTGAATAGTGACATATACATACCAAAATCTGATATCATCCAGTTGATTAAAGATAACTGCGACGAAGTGGATGGTGTGGACTTGTATTTCCTGAGCGAGGCTAATGAAACAGCTATCAAAACCGGTCGTTACACGGAGAGGACATCTACCTTCGACCCTTCTACTGGTACGTACAAAAAGACAGAGCGAACCGTTCGTCTATATGAAGGCGAGGATCCGGGTCTAGGTTTGGACGAACATGGAAACATCTTCCTGGAGAGTGATGAGCAGTACCCAGTATTGATGGGTGGATGGTCGTATATCAGCTCCAAAGATCGTGAAGAACTGACTACTGTAACTGACCCACTAATCATAACCTTTGAATAATGATATCTTTATACGAATACATATTAGAAGATGCAATCGGTAACCTCGGAATAACTTTTGAGGAGTTCTGTGATTATGTGAATGAAGTGGGATCTGGCAAAGGAGTATCAAAAGCATTCCGTAAAAGATTCGGTGCTAAACGCGATTACAAACTCATCCAAGCGCTGGACGATACTGTTACCAATTTTATAGCAGATCTCAACAAAATGAACGTGGAAGTAGATGAAACCATGCTGAGATTCCTTTACAACCAACTATGTTCATTACCTAGTTCGAAAATAGATAAAATTTTGGGTATCGGCGAAGACGGAATAGCCTACGGTGTAAATGACAAGGTCATCAAATGCTTCAAACGAGGAAACATCCCTGCTCACTTGCTGAAGTTCTACGAACTATGTAAGACTGGTAAGTACAATGTACTACCACGTGTTTATCGCATCGGTAAAGGGTATGTGGTGATGGAGCGTCTAGCCATCCGAACCAAGAAATGCCAGGATATCATTCATACTCTTCATAAGGATGCTGGAGATGATACTCTCTATCACTTGATTCAAGACAATAAGTTAGAAGGAGTCAAATTAAACAGCAAACAACAAGAAGCTGTTGCTTTTATGCGTGCTATTCGTGAACCTCTTGATGAACTTGGTTATGAGGCCACGGATTACGGAGACCTTCATTCAGATAACCTCGGAGAGCGGGCTGATGGTACAATAGTATATTTCGATATTTAATATATATCACATGATTAGATTTATCAACATAGATAATGGTCGAGTGTACAATGGGGATGCCCCTTATGTACACTGGTTTGATGACCAACAAAGCATTGATTTGATATACGTTAAAAGACTCTGCGTACTAAGCGATTCAGAGTCCTTACACGTATCTATGCCGGGCAATCCAGTATTTCGTTTATTGGATGTCAGCAGGATATGTGACCGAAACGTTGTCGAAATGAACCAGATCAAATATCAGGATCTGACGACTATGTACTGCAACGAACTAGATATCGAAGGTGTACAGTACGACAAATACTATATATACATGATATATGTGGTCGGGTCTAGTGATACTGCTATTGAAGCACGCCAAGAGTTCACTATCAACGATGAGACATTTATAGTTGGTGCAGACTTCTATGAGGAACGCGAAGAGCTTAAAATCAACCTAGGAAACTTTGGTGTAGAATTACCTGAGTCTGTTCAACGTGCTATATATCCATCCAACGTACACGAAGAGGCCAAAGACAATATCTTGCTCAATCGCAAGTACAAGGAATTGTTGATGGACTATATCGATGTACTGGGTAATAAAGGATCCTATTCATCGCTCATCAACTCACTCCATTGGTTTGAGTACGGAGACTTGCTCACTATCAAAGAGTTCTGGAAGCACAAGGAATGGGAGCGTATCATTTACAACGATCAGGAGTTCACACAGATACTGGCGAACCGGGCTAAACACATGCTCACCAATTTTGCCAAGACGACCTATATCGGTATCTATCTGGCTATGCAACAGGAAGTCCGTAGTAAAGACGGAGATGGAGGCATTCAGTATGACAAAGAGGTGTATCCAGAGTATGCAAAATACGATATGATATACAATGCCTTGCTGGATAAAAGCTTACCACAAGATCAAGTATCCACACAAAGCGTTGACAAAGATACACTCTCTCAAATAGGTGTAGGCACAGCATACGTTACCGATCATCCAGATGAACATACAGATATGGCTGGTGCCAACTGGCGCCGTTATTCAGAGTACTACAGTGCACAAGAACGTATATTAGCCGAACCAGTACCGGCTTTGGAGAATGTAGCTTATATGTGGAGCCGAACAGAACTGTCTATCAAGATGGCTTTATTGGGTAACTTCTACGAAACATATTTCATGTCTATCCATCTGGATCTTATACACTCTACTATCGAAGACTTGGTATATACCAATGCTATCAAGGTTATTCCTTTAGGATACATGTCCCGTACAGATCATTTTGAATCATTGGGCGATATTGATTGTAATATCAGGAACGGGCAGACTTTCCTATTGGGTGACGTGACTGCTAACGTCAACAAGGAGACTGTGTTCTATACACCATGGACGGATACGAAAACTGGTCCGGGTACATACGATTACGACATACATCAGACCTTTGGAGTGGATGAGGTTAATCCGAAATCAACTGCCTTCGGCGACGATGTAGATGCACTCAAAAATTTCATGGTCAATTATTATACTGGTCCTGGCGCGATTGTTCCTTTCGAATTTGTTATAACAGCCGACGAAGGAGACTTCATTCATAAATCCATCATATCTATCAAGGACGAAGATGAGGATAGATGGATCACCAGGTCTTTTGGCAAGGTGTTCGCAGCGGATGACTCGGGACACATACATGTTAAGTTCAACTTGTTATTTACCAAAGATCACAAGTATGATATTCTCGTTCAATTTGTGGGAGCGAATAGCCAGATCTATATCAAGAAAGTAGCCTTCGAAGTGATTGATACCCGTCGAGTAGGGCTTACCGTATATAAATTGAAAGCTATTCCTGAAGGACAAACGTTCGCGAATATACAGAATGAAAGGACACGAGAAGCGGGTAATCATATATTCACACACACACTTATAGACATCAAGAAGTTTGATCCTGAAAATATTCAAGCATACTACACTCAGTTTGTCCCTTCGTACATTAAAGGACATGGTGCTCGTTTGAGTAATGTATTGGTATTAGTAGGACACGTGTTGGTTGGAGATCAAACCCTGGATTTTATGCAGTACTTGTCCGAACATGGTGGATCCGAAATTTGTGATTATCTGAGATACAATTATTATGAGGTTCCTAGAAAACAGTTTACACTGAACAACGGAATCGATGCTAAAGACGGTGTAAATCTGATAGATGATGTCAATTATTATGTGTTCGTAAGCAAATCATATGATTTCGTTTTGGGTCCAGAATATATCACTTTGATCAACCAATTGAACCCAGACAAATCTCAACCAGTGATCATTCGAAATGACCAGGTGTTCATTCCGCAATTCCATTACTTGGAACCAATATCGTCTGGCACTTTGGACGACTTCAAAATAGCACGTGATGAAACTATATGCGTGGTGCCTGATATCAATTTTCTGGAACGCATTTCATCGTATGAATGGGTATTTCGTAATGCCAGTCGGCTGGAAGACATAAATCTAGGATCTATTAAAGAGCCTATTGTCGCCTACACCGATAAGAGAAAACCCCTCGATACCGGATACTACGATGTGATATTCCGATACAAACTGGTGGATAGACCCGATGGTGATAATACTATTCATGAGGTGACGCTGAAAAGTGCATTTATCCAGACAGATGAAGTTAGAGAATAAATTTCGAATATAAACAAAGATCTCCATTTGGGTTTAGAGTTATTCACCTGAATGGAGATCTTTTGTTATATCGCAGATATGACGCGTTTATTCGAGTTCTATATAGAATGGCTCGTATACGTATTTGTAGTTCTCGTCTTTGATAGACACATTGTAACACATAGTATTGCCGATCTTCTCACCAGCATGGAGGCCTGAATGAATATGTCCTGCAAACGACAGTTTGATTTGACAACCTTCCTCTTCTAGTACTTTACGGAGAGCAATGCTACCGTAGTTGCTACGATAGTTCCAACACTTTTGTAGGACGGTACCCACCTCTCCGTAAGCTGGCGCGTGAGTGATAAGTATATCCGTGTCCTGTGGAATCTTATTGAAGTACGTAGCTTGCGTTTCGGTGTTGAAGGCCCAACATGGTAGTCCATCAACCCAAGGAGAACCCCAGAACTTGTACCCGTTGAACTCGTATCCTGAATCGCGCAAATAGATAATCTTGCTATCTTTATTCGGACTCAATAGACTGTACGTTATACAAGGTGTATGTGGATATAACCCCCTCCATCTTTCAGTCTCCATCCAGAAATCATGATTACCGGCCACCAGGATCACTTTATGACAAGGCAAACCGTTAGCCCACTTGATAAAGACTTCTTTAAACCACTTGGCTGAAGCGGGGATGTTTCGTTGGATGTCCAGTGGCATGATGTCACCAGCGATCACTACTACATCGCACTTCTGAACCTCAACTGGAAGCTCGCCGTGCATATCACTCATCGCTACTATTCTTAACATGATTGTAATTGTTTAATGGTTTCTTTGTAAAATTGTTCGTGATCACGAATCTCTTCGTGCCAAAGGGTGGTCAGAGCACCAATCTGAGTATTGGCATGCTCCAATTCTTTTCGGAGTCTAGCGTTTTCTTTTAACGCTTCATCGTACTTTTTCTTGGAAACAAACCACATACTCATTTCAGTTTAGTTAGGAGATTATTCCTCATTACCATAACGCTCCTGCATCTCGATATCGGCCTCACCACTATCGATTGCTTTTGCCTCCTTGTTACGGAACTTCATAGTTTTCAACTTGAAGGCTTCCTTAACTGGATCGTTGTCCTTACGAAGCACTAGACCCTCACGAGGTACGTGGTTCCGACATAGAGGCTCTTCCTCCTCCATATAGAACTTCTTCTCGTTTGCCAGTGCGCGAACAACGTTCGCTGCCCAGTTCTCGTCTTCAGCGATCTCAGGATACAAATCACGAAGGGTGCCGTGGTACACAATGTCGATTGGGTGGATCATTCCGGCGAGCTTGTCCTCCCCAATCTCTTCCAATTCATGGATGAGTTTCACGGTCCAGTCGTGAACATCAGTTACGTTCCACTCAACCTTATGGCCGTCTTCAGTTTCTTGAGAGATACGATAGATCATCAACTTGGACTCACCGTTACGACAGCCGTAATCGAAATCCTTTTGGATATAAGATCCTTGTCCTACAAATCCTACAATCTCTCCGTAGATGGTCCATCCCTTAGGAATGTACTTACTGATGAGACTGTTCCAGACACCCCACAGATCGGTACCATAGAATCCATCAGTAACACCTTCATTGATGTACTGATTCTTGATCACGGAACGTGAGGAATAGATGTTACCCCACTCGGTAAGAGGTACATCGGCGCCGAAGAACTTCTTGATCTTCTCCCAGACACTCAACTTGCGATTGACACGAACGTTGCCAAAGATTGCTGACGTACCGTGCAACTTGACAGACAAGGTCACAACGTCTTCTGGGTGGATGCGATCCAAATTCTTCTCCAACAGATCAGTGTCGTAGTGGAAAGAGAACTGACCAGGAATCATTCGATCGAAACGTTTGATTTTGCGATTGCGCTTACCTTCGTGTAGCCCGTTAGTGCGCTCTGCTTTCTTGACAGGGACATAGGCTTGTACGAACAGCTTGCCGTCTACCGTATCGAACTCCTCTCCGACCATAGTACTCAAGTCGAGTCCAGCCACCTCCGGACAGAACTTCGCCATAGTTGCTTGACCAAACAAGAATCCTAGTGACTCCTGGCCACGCATACGTTTCATACGAACACGTCCATTGCTACCAAAGTAACCTTTGTTCGCTTTGAGGTACTCTTGAATCTGATCCGGCGTTGCACCTTTGGCTTGCATTTGAGCGGCGGTTTCTTGAATCTCTTCGTAGTTGTCGTTCAGTTTTGCATCCTCGTACATGTTGTTCACAGCCAGGAAGCGATCGTTCAATTGACACTCCATATCCACGTAGAACATGATGTCACCTTCCTTTACCTCATCCCGTCTTACAACGATTGGGGTATTAGGACGGATCTCAGTCTTGGAAAGGAAATCTGAACCCTCTACTGGAGTCACAGCTCCGATCTTAACGATTGAGCAAGTATACTCCTTGTTGATGTTTGCAGATTGTGAAAAAATCTTACTCATAAATGTTTGTTTGTTTTGAAGATTGTTAATAAAAAATCTCCCACCACCTCGTTCTTTATAGTCTAACGAGGAATCGACTCTCTATTTAATATATAGAGTGTTTTCCGATTCTTTAGAAGAAGAAACTAAATGGAATCATAAACAATGCCCAAGCAATAAGCAGTACTACACATCCAGCGTAGATAGCGAATGGCATCCAAAGCGGGGATGTCACCCACCACCAGGACCAAGATACCACTCCAGTCATCTTTAATGCGGTGAATACTGCGAATAGAATAATGAGAAATAATCCTCCCATATCTTTACTGTTTTCATTCATATTGTTGTTTGTGTTTGTGTTTGCGGCTGTACACCTTTCTATTACGTACTATGTTCGACCAACAGATAGGTTTGCCATAAAGGTGAATTTCCACCTCTCTTGAGTTACGACGCGCGGCCTTTAGTGCTTCTATTTCTATTGACTTTACCATAGTATTTTCTTTTGTTGTTTATATATATGAAATAATATAGATATATTTAGTGAATATCCATAAAAAAATGAGGAATCAATCCTCATTTTTATTGTGTTGAAGTAATGTCTTTACAGCATTATCAACGTTGAACTTGTTTACCACCCTTCGGAAATTGTCGTAGGTTTCTTCAAAATCAACATCAAAGTACTCCATACTGTTATTGAAGTCAGTACTTACCAGAACGTGGTCTGGAATCTCTATCATTGGAATCCTATTCTTGTCTGCACAGATAAAATCCAGTGCCTTCCAAGAGATATCCAACCAAAGGTTGGTATGTTTACCCTGCAAATAGTTAGCCTTTAGGAATGTCTTGTACGGATCATCCAACTCATTGATGCCGCAATGACACAGAATGAACTGAGTGTTCTTAAAGGTATCCAGGAGGAGCTCCAGTTCTTTGTCGTGTTTGCCATTCAGATCCCAATGGATAAAGATAGGTAATCCGTAGTCACCTATTCCATTGATGATACTGGTGTCGAAATGTTCGTGTTCGACATCTTTGCTATCCTTGTAGTGCTTGTGGCACAGCACCTCCCCGATGAACGCGAAGTTATCAGGCCAAGTTTCGAGTATCTTTTTAGTCTCGTCCAGGTCTTTACCTACTACAGCAACATATCCAGGAAGAACGTGCTTGCCGTTGTCTTTGAAGTACTCTTTGAAATAAGGCAAAAGATCCTCGTCCTTGTATTTGAGAGGATTATCTACCATGCTGATGAAATGAGAGTGTTTACCAACCGTAACGGGATAGGTGCCTATCCCATCCCGTCCGAATATGTGAACTTGGCAGTCCCATACTTCCATCATGTCCTTTATGTGCTGTTCCAGACTTCTCATAAACCTAATGCTGTCATTGTTATTATAAATAATAATGCAGATTGTAATACTAGGTACAAGATCAATCCGGTTATTTCATCGCGATTCATTTCTGCTTATTATGTTTCCTAAACTAATAATAAACACAGGCTTGTCTTCAGGTGCACCCCATTCAGGCTTACCGTAACCGATGCGGATTCCCTTACATTCGACTAACATGGATGACTTGCCACCCTGTCCTCTATGGAAACGAACGGCGTCGTAAGGAAAGGCGAAAAATTTCTGACATCCGACACATTTTTTAGGGTCGATTTTGAAATCTTCACACCCTTTGTAACAGCCCTGTTCAAGATGTAAGTGCCAATCAGTATTCAGACGTTTGAAGTAAAACTCCTTCATCTCCCGGTACTCTTCTTTTTTGACTCCGGAAGCGATCATGTCGTACCAGTGATAGGTCAGCGACAGATCCAGTATTCTTAACTCTTTTTGCATATTACTCTTCGATTAAAGACCAACTATAGATAATCGTTGGCAGGTTTTTGTCTCTATCCACATGCCAACATCTGACGAGCCATCTGAAAGTTTCTTCATTTGCTTTTCGAGTGGTGGCGAAAGTCTGTGTACCTTCCTCCCCGTTGTATTTGTAGTGGACCAAAAATTTTCTTTGATTCATATTGTTTTGTGTTTGGTTTGTTTGCTAATCTGTGTAGCTTTTCAGGGGTGATCTCCAAGTATTTTCCGTGACTAATCCGCATAAAGATTGGTTTCTTGGTCTTTTCATACTGTTCTATTGCTTCGTTCACATCTGTAAACCAAGTAGTATCTGAGTCCAAGATTTTACCCGAACTCGAACACCCCAATCCGATGCGAAACACTAACTTAGGAGTAGTATGTGAAGCAGTCATTGTGGTAACAATCTTTCAGGGCATCCCATTGTGCATCAGTGAGATCGTCCCACTCAAAATCCTGGTCTTCTTCAAGAGGCACACCTGTTTCTGCGAGAACCTGACAGATGTCACTTTCGAACATATCACCATCCGCTCCAGGGATGAACCCAAGGAAGTTCAACCGACGAATCTCTTCAGCAGTACAAGATGCTACGTCGATATAGTTCACCACGACCATATCGCGTTCTCCGTGGGCGTCAGCCCATTCCTCGTTCTTGACATGTTTCTTGAGAATCTCAAGACCCTCAATAAATTTGTCTAGCATATATAGTTATAGATTGTTGATTGCGTATTGTGCGATTACGTTCGCCAGATAGTTGTGGACAACAGTAAAGCTAGACTTAGATCCAGCTTCGATTTTGTCACTCCGTTCGAGTGATTTGATAACGCGAAACGCTGTTCGGTAATCTTGGAAATCGTCCTCGCTCAATCGCTCAAAATTGTCTTCCATAAAATATTGATGTTTTGTGTTAAATCGACATCGTCGAACACACCTTTCTTGATAAGACGACGTGACGTGTGACTGATACCTTTGTTTTTCTTATAGCGACAGGGTTCCGCGTGTTGTCCTTTCCATGTACCTCTGCGATGGATATGGATACGCTCCGCAATTTCCCACGTCTGTTTTGTGCAATAGTAGCACTTCATGTTAGATACTTTCATATGCTTCTTGATTTGTTTCACAAATCTGAAGCACATTCGATATTTACCATTTGTTTATTCATTGCTTTTCTGAAATTTACGTGCCGCTCTGTGCAGTTTGGCTACCTCCTGGCGCTCTTCGTTAACGTATGTGTGATTGCTTTTGAAACCGTAATCTGGTTTCCTTTCTATATAGTATTTATACTGACTCATGCGTATAATTCGTCAATCAGTTTTCGAGCTTCGTTTTTGATAATGGAACGTCTCGTACGCATGGCACCTCTCTTAACCAAATGACGCATAGAAGAACGTTCGTAAATCTCCCCACAGGAATTTCGAATATATGCCTCTGGACTACAAGGTCCTAATGCTAAATAAAGTTCCTTTCGGAGACTAGACTTTTTCGATGTCTTATTTGGATGTCTGCAGAGTTTTTCCTCTACTAGCGCTATACTAATAGCGTTCTGACGAAAGTATGCGTTACCGTCTACAGGGCGACCAAATCCATGACTGATATTGTGTTCGATCCACTTTTGCTTTTTAGAATATGTCTTGCTCATATGTTACTTGTCTGATTATTAGTTATAGAGTGACTGTCCACAAACGGGACAATGAATACAATTCGTTATAGTCATATTAACTCCACTCCGATAAAGCGATATTCCAATCACTATCTATTTTATACGGGCATTCACCCATATAAGCGTGTAAACCATCTGCTTTTACTACCCAACCTGTAATTTTCTCTTCCATAAAATGTTAATGTTTTTAATTGATAGAAAGTTCTTTCCAAAGCTTCTTTCTGAAGTCAATCTGTACAAATCTTATAGTACTCGAATCACCTGAAATTCATAATTGTTGTTCTTAAGCATTGCGCTGATGAGCTCCATCTGCTTCTCTGTCATCGAATGGGCTTCGTTCTCTATAGACACTCCCCACCACTCAGGATACTTACGTCCTCGTCCCCAATCAAAGTGAAACCAACCTTCTAATGCTTTTCCTCTCTGTGCTGTGATTCTAATGATGTAACTCATATCTTCTAATGTTATATTGTTCTTTTATGTATATATATCTGAAAAAGAGAGAAAATATTTAATGAAAACTTAAAGTTTTTTTATGATTTTGTCAGTCTGTTCCTACTTTTTTAATGTATAATGTGGTGCGAATACTTCCCCAATGATTCCAAGATACATAGGCATGGATGTTCTCATTGTAGTTTTCAGGCACTCGATACGAGGTGCATGTCTTATGGAAGGTGTCTCCAGGATGTAGTGCTATGTGTTTTAAGGCGCGTGCCGCCTGCCAATAAGATTCATACTCTTTCTTGACACCTTCGTACAGTACATCTTTGGTAATGATGTTGGTAGCTTTGGAAATGATCTGATACATATTACTGTTTGGGTTGTAATGGTATGATAACCTGTTCTTGAGCTTCTGGTACAGGCTCGCCGCCTCCTTCGTTGCTATTCAGGACAGGAAACTTTGATTGTCTTACTTTGGGTTTTTCTTGAACAGTCATCAATCCGGTGACAGTCATATAATTCTGAACCTCATGAATGAACGCGGCTGCTCCGTCCATATTTGCTTTAGGACCTTGGATGCGTATGTGCCATATGCCTTCCTGCTGGGTCGGTGTCAACATGATCCATTGTTGTTTGTTTTTCTGGATCACGAATACTTTTTGGGTACCAGGCATACTAGAAGAAACATCTACGAATCCTATGAGTCGGAGGAGGTTCTCTGTGATAGGGATGAGTTTTAGCTCACTGGCATGCACCCATTTCATTCGATCAGGGCGTTCGTGAAAACCGATCTTACGCTTATGAACTGCTGTTACCGCAATAACGTTACCTTTGTATACGGCCAGGTTGCCGTACATCATCTCTGTGATTTTCATGATAGTACAATGAATTGTTGATCAGGATACATAATAGATGAACTGATTTTTGCGTCTACAACATCGTAACTGCATCCGTCTTCGAATCGAAGTCTTGCGTGCTCCATGTTGTGTTCACGTGCATAGTCGTACAGCTGTTGCACAGTTAGTAGTTTGGGTTTTTCCATATTATTTTATCTTTTGCAGTTTTTCTATGCTATCTAACTGTTCTTCGAGTTTTTCTAATTGCTTGCGTATTTGTTTGTACTCGAAACATCCCGCTGGGTCGTTATGTTTAGGACTCGCGAGTATGAATGCACATTTGAGTGCAGCACTGATCCTGCCTCTTAGTATGTGATGCAATTCATCTAAAGGAAGATCAATTAAATTTCTAAAGTCTGTTATCTCATCCATATTCTTTATTCGTCTGGGTAAAATCCTTTTTCGTTTGCGTAATCAATAAGATCTTGTAATGTCATGATACTTATTCCTTTTTACTATGCGAGATATGGTCTGATGTATTTACTCAGTGGTCCATATTGCTCAATGTCTGAAGCACGCATCAGCTGCTTACTTTGTTCTACCATTCTGCTGGCTTCATTTTTCATGTCATTTATGTAGATGAACATCTCGGTAGCAGTTTTCCCTTTGTCTTTCTCAATGCATTCTCTTTCAAGGAGATCGAGCATGCTATGTAGACGTAAAACTGCTTCACCGACCGTTTTTACATCATCATAAAAATTGAATGTCATTTTAAGACTTTCCATTTATCCGAACATTTTGCGATTGAGTTCTCTACGAAGGTTCTCGAAGGTGTCCATAAGAGACCAATCTCCGACAGACTCTGCTAGGTCTTGACAGTCACAACAGTGTTGATAAATTGCTCGCAGTGCAGTGTAGGTTTTGTCTTCCATATGATTATATCATTTTTGTTTGTAATACTTCAGGGTTGATTGGGAGTGGAATCTCAGTGTAACACTTACCTTCATCGGTTAATACACCCCGGATTCGTGACACCCAAGAATCGGTGTACTCTACTACCAGGATCTGCTGTTTACGATAGAACTCGTAAAACTCAGGTTTGGAAATACTCTTCAGCTTAGCTATCCGTCTTTGTGCGTACTCGATTGCCTCTCTGATAGTCTTGAAATTTTTTCTTGGATGTCCGTCATATAGACTTAAACCTCCTGCCTTGTAAAGATACAAGCTGTAATTAGGGATGCATTCACTCATAGTCTTTCCTCCTCGATTGTAATACCTTTTTCTCCTCGCCAGTGCTTGGATTCGTACCAACTGTAAACTGTGGTAACATATTTGCCATTTCGATAAATGCGATAAGCTATACTTGGCATATATTGATGTTTTTAATAGTCGCGATCTTCGTACATGTGCCAGTTGTGCATAGCGTATCTGTGTATGTACTCGTATTCTTCTTCGAACTCTTTTGCACGCGGATCATCAGTACAGTGCCATTCCTGAAGTGCGTATTCTAACTCGAATGTCGGCCAAACCCATTGTGGTCCAACGATACGCGTCTTGTTATTCATGTATTCGCGCACTTGACGAGCCGCTTCTTTTGCTAATTCGTACGTGATAGTTTCCATTGGATTATATTCAAATGCCATATCCTATAAATTGTTATATGTATATATATAAGAAAAAAGAGAAAATCTTTAGTGTTTGCTATTGATTTTCTCTCCAAAATTTATGGGTAATGTCTATCCAATCTACATGTCTGTAATTGTTATCGTCTGTCGGACGTGGATTATAATACATCCTTTGATTGGTATTGGGGTTGTCCAACGGGCCGCGTTCTGGTATGTACGGGCCGTACTTGACGTACGTGAACATCTCTGTATACATGTCGTACGGACGAGCCTCGCGACCACTGTACCATCCGAGTTTGAGATGAGGATACTTTTTGAATAAGTAACGGGCTATGCGTTCTACCATCTGATAGTAACCATCTCCGCCCATCAACCCGATACAAGTGATCATTGGATTCTCTTTGATGAGTTTGTCCAGCAATTCTGGTGTGACATCTTCACCAACATACTCTCGAAGGTATGGAGAATGACAATCCTTACAATGAAAAGGACATCCAGAAAGGTTGATCGCTAGAGTCACTTCATCAGGAAACTCCCGGAACACCACTTCGCTATTAGTCATCTTCGGCCACATGACTCATCTCCTCCTTATAACGTTCAAGATTCATTTCAAAATAACATGGACAAGCATACATCCAATGCACGTTCTTAGGATCACTCAGATCTTGTTTATCTACACAGAAACCAGATCTGTGTTTACATTTGACACACACAGTATCACGGAACTCTTCTGCTGTTACGTACTGTTTCATATTAGATAGGGCACTTAGATAAGCTTGTGACAACTTCCCATTGAGAACACCAGTTCGTATCATGCCATTCGAGGTTACCAATATGGTGTCCTTGGAACGCTGTTTTCACTAGGATCTTAACCAATGAGGCGTCGTTTGATTCGCCTTTATGGTAGTCAGTTATTTCGACTTCCATGTATCCATCGCGTTCCCCATACCATCGGTCGTCATAATATCTACGACGGAGGATGAAGGTAGCACCTATCACACCATGGGAACTTTCAAAAATGATTTCTTTTAAGGTCATACTGAAATGATTTTGATATAATATATAATGTTGATTCTGGATCTTTAGTTTTTCTTTCTATACTGTGCCCAGTACTTAAGGATGGCATCACGTGTTTTCTTTTTGAACACACCATCGGTAAACACGGCCTTCACCCACAACTTAGGAGGCACGACTCGTATGGCGCCTGTAAGGTTAGGTATGTACATACGAACACCAAAACCTAATCCTGCGTTCTCCAACTGCATCTGCAACCATTTGTAGTCGAAGTGTGTAAGGTCGCCTTTCAATCCGTTTTCCCAAACTTTCAAATACATTGGTTTCCAAATCTCGAATATACGATCCAGGATCTGGTAACGGATGCGCGGTGGATAGTAATGAATGTTGAATCCCATGATGCGCTGTCCCTGATCTGTATTAAACACACCGAAGAAGATAGTAACAGGCATAGCATCATAGTACTCCAGTTCTTCCATGGTTTTTGGCTGGAGGTAGTTGAATGATATCAACTGGCCCGGCATGACCTTGGAGGGACCAGATATCTCGCATTGTTCGTTAATCTCTTGACGTGCTTTGGAGTTTCGCCGTCCTACATTACTCTTATATAGATTATCCTTACGTATCTCTCGTATGAGAGAATAGTTTTTATTGGGTTTCTTATCAGTTGCCATAGTTTAATATATATGTTTATCGCAGACCATTTAGTCGATTTATATTGCTGCGCTGCAATTCCTTCATCATTTCATACGGACTGACGAACGGTAGTCTTTCGGTAGGCATGCTCATAGCTACTTTCATGTTTTCCTGAGTATCGTACGGATTGTATATCTTATCGTTTTCTGCCCAAGACACACCTGACGTATAGTCGTCCAACAGATTTTTGAATTGGAGTGTCTGTTTGGCGAATACCAATTGCATCTGGGACATGACCACGTCATCATGACCGAATGATGAGGAGTACGTTCCTGTTCCTTTAGAATCACAGAAGTTTTCGATCTCTCCTAAGAACATAGTGGAGTTGTTGATGATACGTCCGCGCTCGTAATCCTGTTTGAACAGTACACAACCTTTTGGTTTGTTGCTAGGTGTGATTTTCAGACCGTACGTATATTCAGTCATGTTCTTGTTCCAGTACTTAATCAGCACACCGGGATCAAAGACGGCTCCGAGGGTACCTTCGTACTTGTCCATGTTCTCGAACAACTGTTTGATGAACAGCTCTCCATATAGATTAGTCTCCAAGGACACCAGTGTATGTTCGGCATTCATATGGAAGCATATTAGTTCTTGCAATGATCGGGTGCACTGTTCTGTATCCAAGTCATTGGCATGGAAGATACCTACGCACTTGGTGTTTCCATCATTATCGATTATCTTGTTGAAGCAGTACGTAGTAAAGTCTCCTCCTATACCTTCAGCAATATCGATAGTGATGACCATATGGGATGCGCGCAAGTCTGTCTCAGGTTCGAAAGACGGATCCCAGAAGTAATGATCACTATATTCCACACCCGGAATAACCTGATTGGCGAATTCAACTGCTTGTGGACGTATCTTTCTGATATACTTGGCACTGATAAGTGTGTTCGCATTGATATCGAAGTTGGTACCGAACTGCTTGTTGAACGCTTCTTCTGAACCGTAGTTGGCCACCTGAAGCTGGTGCCATTTCTCATCACGAACCTCCCAGGTATGTGTATCCGGATTCCATTCAGGTACCTCGTACCAGTCAGTCTTAAACGGTTTGTACTCATTGACACCCAGTTCTGCGTATTTGTACAAACGATAAAACAGGTTGTATCCGTTTTGAGTGGATGTGATGATAAAACGAGCCTTACCCGCTGTAATAGTAGGGAACAAGTTGTTATAAAATGGTTCAAGGATTGTAGGTGGAACGTGAGCGAACTCATCTGCTAATACACAATGGAAAGTGAAGGAGATACCCGAGTTAATGGTTGTTGCCTCAGACATACAGCGGCACCCATTGTCTAAAACAATCTCACTCTCATTCCATTTATAGATACCAGGTTTCAAATAGTATGGTAGTTCCAAATAAATCTTCTTGACCTTGTCCAAAATTTCGTTAGCAGTCTTGGCTTTGTTACCCAGTACCAGAGCATTTTTGTCCGTATTAAATAATATATACCACAGTAGGAAGATGGCGGAAGTGGTCGTTTTACCACACTGACGGCACGCCAAATATATACTCAAACGATTTTCTTGTAAGTGTTTGAGATAACGCTTCTGGTACTCACGCAGTTTGACGAACTTGATACCTTCCGGAGTCATCAGTTTACACTTACGAGCAAAATAAAGAATATCCTTTCGACAACGGCGCCATTCGAGTGTTTCTTCTTCGGTACGCTCGAACACCAGATCACCTTTAGTCAGATGTGTATTGTTTTCATAAAATGGATTCGCTATAAGTTTGCGTCCTTGCTCCAATCCCTTGAGTGCTAATCCCAAAGACTCTGTCGACCAGATGACTCGATGTGCCTTCTTTCCATCTATTTCTTCCTTTATCGGATTGAACTTAACAGGCATAAATATTCGTTTTGTTGTATATATAATAATGATAGGACAGGTTTTTCTAGGCATTTTTCTTGACAAACGCATGTTTTTCGTGTTATAATATATGCAAATAAATTCAATTAGCAGATGGCTAAAAAAGACAAGTACGAGCAAGTAGCCGAGCAGATTGGTGATCTTGGTGCAGAAGGTACCACCCAAGAACATGGTCTCGGTAAACTAAAAAATGAAAAAGCATACAATCCAATGGCTCTATCTCCTGAGGAAGAGGCTTCAAAAAACGCTTTTCTTGAGCGTGAGCGTCGAATGAAAGAACGTCTGTCCAAACAGGCTGAACCAGTAGAGGAGATACCTGGATACGAACCGCGTACCATCGGTGTGTCCGAAGACACCTCTATCTCCGAAGGATGGGTGCCTATTGTTCGTGAACAAATGGGAGTTCGTTCAGAGTTCTACCCAGAAGACTGGGAGTTCTATATTCGTCCTGCTACTGTACAGGCTATCAAGAACTGGATTGGCATCGATGAGAAGAACGCTCTCCAGATGAACAACACCTTCGATGAAATCATCAAGATGTGTGTTCGTATTAAGGACGGACAACAAGTCATTTCCTGGAGTCATATCAATACCTGGGATCGCTTCTGGTTTATTCTCAAGGTACGTGAACTAACCTTCGCATCCAACAAGCAAACCATTACCTTCGAAGACAACTGCCAAGAGTGTGGCGAAGAGATCACATTCGAACTCCGCTCCAGTTCATTACACTATGAGTTTCCGGACGAGGATGTCGTTAAGAAACACTGGAACTCTGATGCAATGGAATGGAACATCGACCCAGCTGAATATGGTGTAGAAGATGAAGGACCTATTACTCTTTGGGTTCCGACATTAGCAAAGCAACAAGCTATCATCGATTGGGCTCAACGTCAGTACCAACGCAAAAAGAAACTGGATGAGACTTTCGTTTCTACTTTCCTCCCATGGATGATCAACAAAGCATCCCGTGATGAAGTGCAGTTTGATCGTCAGGTTCAAAAGATTGAGAAGATATACAACGCCTGGAGTGTTCCTATGTATGAATTGATGACCGATATCATTCGTAATATCACTATCAATCCAAAGGAGACTCTCAAAGCTGTATGTCCGCACTGTGGGGAGGAAGTGATCTCTAACGTTCAGTTTCCCAACGGTATCAAAGTTCTCTTCGCGACTGAAACCCGAGTTCAGAAGTTTGGTTCTAGATGATAAGGCTACCTACTTTGAAGAGGCGATTTATCACCTCTTCATGGTAGATCCTATGGATCTTATATCGATCAAGGCACAACTTTGTAAGGCGTTTAGCATCCAACCTTCTGAAATAGACAAGATGGCCTTTTGGGAGTTCGAGTTATTTACCAAAGAACTAGAACGTCTGGTTAAAGATGAAAACGAACAACAAAAGAGTGAACTGGACAAGTCTGGCGCAAAAGACGCTATGAAGATGACTAAACCCGGGGCTATGCAGAAGATGATGAGTAACAGTATGCCTAAGATGCCTAAGATGCCTGATTTCAAAATGCCTTCCACAATAAAGATGCCTACCACAGGCAAATTCTAAACAGATGATCGGGTCTCCACACCAGGGACCCGATCTTATTATATTATCATATGAGTTGTGTAATAAAACGAATACTACAGTTTAATGAAGCAGTCAGTTATGGACCTATTCAGGTGTTCAATTGTGATGGTATAGACATTACAAAAAACTGCATGTACAGTTGGTCGAATGATCTGGTTTGTTGGACCACCTGGACAGACTATGCTCATTATTTGAGTATTTGTAAAAATATAGAAGAAGAGTTCTATCTCCGCATACTACTGTTTGATTCGTTCGAGAAGGTATCCATCAACAATCTGTTTACCAATTGTTACAGTATATGTGTAGACGCTACCAATCCGTTCCTGGAGACGTTCTGTGGGAACGCTAACTTATTTAAGCCTTACAACAATCTGGATTGCGCCTTACTACTCCAACAACAACTGGCAGACAGCATCATCTGTATGTTTGGTATACCTGTATACTACTTCAAGGTAAAACCTAACGCAGATACTGCTGATTACACATTTAAAGAATACATCCTTCATGAAGTAGAAACAGTCAAGCAGATCAATCTAATGATTCCAGACGGTACCATGCCTTCTTCCAACCCTAAGTTTACTGCACTTGATTTCGATTGGCAAAATGATTGGGATGTGGAGGTAGGTAAGACCGAGTTCGCCACGGCGTTCGGCGATACTGCGTTTCCCAAACAACGTGATTTCATATATATACCTATGATGAAACGTATGTGGACTGTGAACACAGCTTACGATGAGAAGAACGAGGGATTGATGTGGAGACCCACCACTTGGAAACTTTCTCTCATCAAGTACGAGGATTCTACCAATATCAATATACCGGATGAAATAAACGGTCTCATTGATAATCTCAACCTCAATACTTATGAAGAGGTGTTCGGTCAACAAGAACGTAATGAACAGGATAGATTGACAGGAGCCACTCCACTTACCTCTCCATCATATGCTGCTACAAATTTATACGACATTTCTATGCAAGATGCTGTAAGACAAAAATATTCGAAAGAAGACGTATCTGTTATCGATTACCAGTACAACCATCACAGCAACGTAGTCGCTCGAACCATATACAAATTTAAGAATCCTGGCGCTGTCATTACATATCAAAATGGATATTGTGGCGCGGACGGTACTCTGTCCTTTATATTACAGACACAGGGTCAGCCCACCGAAGGACAAAACATTATCAACTTTGGACCTATACAAGTTAGCATGTCACAAGACGCTCATACAGGTATGTACACCATGGTATTCAATGGGATGAGTGTGGAGATACCACAATTCACCACCAGCCTGGTTATCCTTCGTTGGAATCGTAAGTTATATACTGTTAGTATGGAACTGTACAAGTACGTCCATCAAGAAGATGTGCCTAAATACATGCTCCGTCCAGAGATGTACTGGTTTGAGGAAGAACCGTACTACTCCGAAACAAGCAAATATGATTTGGATATGGAAGTAGGCGTGAAACAAGAATGTTACATTCAACCATATCCATGTATGATAACCAATATCAAACTGTACAACAGGGACCTCGGTACAACTGATGCTATCAAAGAATCTATCAAGTACACTACCCAACACCCTAACTGCGTGATTAACGACTTGGCACGACACTTCTATTCAGGTCACGGATATGCTGCTCATTAAAAAATCGATTTATTGCGCGATTATTTCGAGTATAACAAAAGATCTCCTCCAGGCTTTACACTTTATTACCTGAAAGGAGATCTTTCTTTATATCAAAGATTTTTGATTACTTGTGAGAGATCTCAATCTTCATCGCAGTCTCAACTATCTTGATTCGTTCTTCAACAGATCCGGTCACCTTGATGTATGGGAGACCTACACGTTCCAACAGATCAAGGATGTATGCGTCTACCTTGGTGCGGAATGCTTCGTCTGTGCTACGCACACCATCATTGACCACCGGGAACTCAATCGGGAAATAGAAATAGACCACATCCGGATTGTTTTCGGTGAATTGTTTGAGCGTCTTAATCTGATCGCGAACGAAATCCATAGATACTCGTCCGCTCTCTTGTAAGCAACATGAATATGAGATCACATCAGTCAGACCTCGATCGGAAATGTATGGATCTTTTTGACTTAATAGCTTGATGTACTCGTTGAATATGGTTTCTTGACCCTGTTGGGTGCCTTGCTCATTGATTTGTACCCCTTGTTTGGAGAGGTTGCGAACCACTTCGGTAATCACATTCATACCGCATTCCTTAAAGTGATTCAGGATAGTTGTCTTACCCGTTCCTTGTGCACCGGTGAATATAAATCTTGACATATACTTTTGATTTGATATAATATATAAGAATTCGAACCTTACTTTATAGCTTCTTCCACCATCTTAAATTTCTTTTTAAGATGTTTAGGAATCATGCTTCGGCAAATCTCATCAATGTCATACGACGCGAGTTCTTCGCTCTCATCCAAGCTAGGTCTGATGATGGGGATGACCCAGATGTTCTTGTATATCTTAGCCAACTCGGATATTCTATTAGCGTATTCGGGATTCTGCATGTTGAGTTGATCGACATACAGTTCGTAGTAGTCTTTTGACGTACCAGGAATATTGAAAATCTCATCATTGTACAAGCGCCAGAATCGAATGCTCGACTCATTAGCAACAGGATTTAAGTGCTGTCCGTCGTATACGTACCAGAATCGTGGATGATTATAGTCTGCGAAGTTCAGTGCATAGCAAGATCCGAGATTGTACAGACCCTGGCTCGCATCTATCTGGGGTATATGAATGTGTCCTGAAAATACCTTGACTCCGAGTTTGTATTTGTCTTCTCCGAAAATGTCTGCGTGCGTGTATATGTTTTTGACCTCAGGATGAGCTAATCTTAACTCCAACACTTCTTTCTGTTTCTTAAACTCGTACCACGGAACAAACATGTCCTCTCCTTCGATTACACATTCATCTATGACCAATCTGATGTCGCAGTCTTTGAACACCAGATTCAAAGAGTCAATATCATCCCGCTCTGGTGAATAAAAGTCATGGTTGCCTGCCACGATATAGAACTCTTTTACCAAGGATCTTAACTCGAGGAACTTTTCGCGAACCCTTTTGGCTACCATGGGAGATATGCTGGAACGTGAATCAAATACATCTCCGAGGTGTATTAAACGAATCTCTTCGTCCTGATGCGACTCCAACCATGGGATGAGCTCGTTATCCAGGAAAGCCATCTGGGATTCCAACCAGGTGATCGAGTTCTGACGCACCCCGAAGTGTGTATCGGTGAATAGTACTCTCAGCATTTCCGCACCCATTTGGTTTTTTTGATGAAATTACGATTGGGTGTACCGACTGGTGCTGTGGCCTCGCACCAGGTTGTACGTACAAAAGGCAGATCGCGAATATCGATATGCAACCAGCAAGTAGAATCTTCTCGTGGATTGCAGCACTCAAAATCCATGCAACACTCATCCCGGAACGGATTGTGCACTGCTATTCCAAAGAACTGTAGTAAACACTGAATGTTACAAGATGGGGGAAGGCTCCATTTCATAGCCTTGAGATAACGGAGATGAAAAATTTTCATATATTATAGTGCCATTTGAATGGCGTTTATATTTTCTACAGCAACGAATAACATACCATGTTGATCATTGATTTGTAGGATCCCGGCTTCTTCGTTCAACCCGTACTCTCGAGCACCCTGACTTTTTTCTTTGAAAAACGAGAGTCGTTCACCGCTTACTACTATGGATTGAATAGCTCCGCCTTCTGCGAAGTCAAGGATGTTTTTAATTACAGCTGTTGTCATTATCTTGTTAATTTATTTTTTAATCTTGTTTTCAGACGTTCGAACCAATTCATCTTGCTGTAAGCGACTTGATTGGTGATGATGTCTTTTACTTGGTAGAAGTTGATAGGCATGTAACCGTTGTTATCTACACCCACATCGTACTGAGTAGGAAGCAGGTAGCGGAGACGTGATGTGTCTTTACCGAGGATTTCTTTGACCTCCAGGTCTAGGATATGATTGAATCCGTACTGATGTTTCTGAGAGTGTACGTGGCCGAACAGTTGCCATACCGGCTGGTCGCGATAGGCACCACCGAACGCGAGGAATGGATAGTGATTGAGGATAATCGTCTGTCCTTCTACCAGGATCTGCATTTGAAATGTGATTGCGTCAAAGTACTTTGAATAGTTGGCTCGTAGGTTCTTGATGTCGTGGTTGCCAATAATCAGAATCTTGTGTCCGTTCAGACGAGAAAGGACATCAGTCCATACTGCGGACCCACCCCAGGCGAAATCCCCTAAGTGGAAAACGGTGTCGTCAGGTCCGATTACCTTGTTCCATTCGTTGATGATAAACTCATTCATCTCTTGGATGTTTGCAAATGGACGTTTACAAAAACGAATGATATTTGCGTGCGAGAAGTGAGTGTCTGAAGTAAACCACACCTTGGAACCGTCCTTGAACTCAAATCTTTTTATCCCGTCTTCTGTTTGCATCTTTGTTAATTCCATATTGTTCTTGTTATGTATAAATATATGAAAAGGCGCCCCAGATTTTAGTGAAAATTATAGGAGGTACACTTGCTATACAATTCTGATATCCTGGTAGTGCTATCTATCTTGTTATATAGACGTTGTAAGGACTCTTCGTAATGTGGATTGCTGGCGTATCGATGTCCGTTCTTATTGACGAAACATGTCATCAAGTCTTGTGTTGTCTTACCACCTACCATGTAGTCATTACGAATCAGACGTATATAGGGTTCTACAGATTGATCTGGATGTGTGTAACCGTGTCCACGGGACAGTATTTCATCCGCGGAACGATCATCGTAAGACATCACGTTGAACACCGAGTTTGTCTTTCGCGCTACACCAACTGTGCCAAAATGCGATTCCTTCTGTCCTTGTGCTAGTACAAACACGATGTCCATGTTATGTTTGAGACAGGCATCTACTACAGCATAACCTGATAAATCCGAACCAGGCGCGACTGTCTGTATATAAGAATCTACCTCTGATACAAGTGAGTCCAGTGACACGGTGTCTTGGGTGATTTCTACTTGTTGTTTTTGAGGTTCTGAACCCTTAGGACCTATAACAGTATAGGCAGTGATGAAAAAGAACCAGATAAAAATGAAATAGAATGCCTTGTTATTCATATTGAAAATCATTTGAAATGTGTAATTAAAATATAAAAAACCCCAGAAATCTTTAACGGAGTCCCGCTGCGCGATTTCCGCGACTGCGTTAGTGATTTCTAGGGTTGTACAAATCGTCCCAGTAAGGATCTACCTTGAGGCTTTCGTAAGGAAAGTGCTCCATATCCACTTGAGACACCTTTATCTTGTTAGAATTCGGTTTCATCACTTAGATCAAACCTGACATGACTCCCATCTTTGGATATGTATATACCTTTCAACCCAGCCGTACCAGTGCGATTAAGTATTCTCATGATACCCCTCATTCGGATAGTATCTGTGATGTATTGTCCAGAAGTAGTATCCATATCAAGCGAGTTTATTTTTGAAAATGTTTGAGTTAGTTGTTTTCTTCGTCAGACAGATCCAGAGCCATCTTTGTTCCACAGGGACACGTAGGCAGTCCATTGTTGTACTTCTCCAGAGTCTTACGAGAAATTTTGAGCTCGTAACCACATTCAGGACAGAACGCCACCAGCACGTTCTTCTTACCCTGCTTGGACTCTTCTTTTGGGAACACAACCGGGACACCTGGGAACTTGCCATAGTTCTTTACCAAGTGCTCATAGGAGGTCTGAATCAATTCCTTAAGATAGTCGCTAGCATGGACTTCTTTGTAAGGTGCTTCGAAATAGTACGTCTCGGCTAGTTTCTTGAATGCCTTACCAGACCCCTTCACATTAAAAAAGGCATGGATACACTCGTAAGCCAGTGTCGTAAGTATCTCGATAGGATCCTTAATAGTGAAGTTGACACTGATTGTGGTTGGGAAGAAGTCATCCAAGCTCACGTCCTCACCTTCGTATGGTTGGATCGTTTCTGTAGGTTTAGAACCGCGAACTCGTCCGCAGGCAATCTGGAAGTCATGATTGAGCAAATCCAAGTCACCTTTGAAGACAGTAGCGTTCAGCTCTTCAACTGCATGTCTTAACCATTCTTCTCTTGTCATAATTTGTTATTTTTTTTAACATAGAACAACCTTTGCCCAATCAATATTTGGATTTTGTTCTAGAAGTTCATTTATTCGTTTTTCTTTCTTTGGAAATTTGATGCTGTTAATCATTTGCTGGTTCTATTTCGTGTTCGTAGAAAAACTTACCAAAGCATTCACCATCTAGTTGATACAACGCTTTGTCGTCCCGGTAGTATATACTCAACACCTTGCGCGGACCAATTATGTTCTGCGGTAATTTGTTTATGGTGTCATCCTTGTAATACCCAGATAGTTCAACGCCGAGCTTGACCAACGTTTCACGTGTAAACTGAATCTTGTCCCCCACTCCGTATTTAGGACACAACAAGTCCTCTTCAGTGAAGTGATAGGTGTTGACAAATCCCATCAGAGTATAGAAGTTTATACCACCAAACGTATCCACGCTGTTTATAGTATGGAAATTATGATCACACACCCAGTCGTAACTGTGTCCCGTAGCAGTTATACCGTCTATACGGACTTTTGCCAGACCTCGTTTGGAGAGCATCACATATGAGCCAGGTTTCAACACAGATTTTTCGTGATTGTCTGTGGATTCTACCGCGTGTTTGATAGCAGATTCATCCGATACAGCATCAAGTCTCATCTGATAACTGTACATATGAGCTTTGAAAGACTTGAATACTACCAGATAACGAACGCGGCCGTCACCTTCCAGGGCGCTTCGAACGGTACCTCTCATGCCTTTGTGTATACCTTTGATAACGAGAATGTTATCTCCTTTTTTGAATTTCTGTTTGCTCATTTCGAAATGATATATTGTGATTTGACTTGATTTTTGCAACCCCGATACATCTCTTCAGATGCTCTTACCAAACGTTCTGTGATCGGAATATATACCGCGCGAACGAACATGGCACCTAGCTTACCAAAGAAACCACTTCGTTCCAATTCGTCTGCCGAATCGTACATCTGTTGAAGCGCAGCTTTGTTTTCCTTGACCGCGTGGTTCATCTCAGCGAGAGATTTTTTGACACGTCTATTCTTTGCGGGTTTCATATATACCCGCCCATCTACGTTGCGGTAGTGATGTTCTGGTTTATTCATCGTGCATTATGGATTTCGTAAAACTTTCTGATCTCTTCTGGTGTGAACAACTTTCTTGCTGCATCCTCTTGAAACTGAAATAGAAGTCGGTCGTCCGCTTCTTCCTTACAAACCTCATCCATGTTGTGATAGAGGCGATAGGTCATCCATTCATTCCAATGAAACCATTTCCCATCGTTATTAAACTTGCGCACTCGGCCTGTCTCATCAACACAGGAAACGTACTTGTCTGTGACCGTCTTGACTATCATGTACAATATCGGTTCTCGTCTATTACCTGGATGTGCGATAACTGTTTCTCCTTTTTTGAATGTGGTGTTGTTCATATAGTATATTATCTTTGTGTTGTATAAATATATGAAAAATGGAAGAAACCTTTAGTGAATTCTTCCATATTTTTTTAATCATAGTCACTGCGAACTAGATCCAATTGATAACTGTATGTACTTTTGGAAAACTTCTTTCCTTCGAATACTACCCAATATCTTAATCGACCAGGTACTTTCTCAGCCTCCATGACGGTTCCTGTACTGTCGCCTATTCCATTATATATGGTTTGCCAACGTCGATTAAGGATGACTGTGTCTCCCGGAAAAAACTTTTGTCTGCTCATATTCCATTTGGATATATAAAAGGTAAATTAGAATCTACATAAATAGCAACATGCATCTTACCATCAGGATAATCATCTGTTTTCGGTACATCGTACATCATTGTACCACCCATATGTAAATCCATATTTGAATATGGTGCTTCTTCTACAGGCTCAGGCATAGAAAAAGTAAAATGAGGATTTGTTTGCATCATTAGAGCAGTGCTCATAGACACTATCATGAAATGCTTATAGTCTGTGAATTTCATATGTTATCGGATTTGTTTTTCTTTTAGTTCTATTCTTATTGTATAAATTTGTGGGTACTCAAGGACTGAGTCTAATGCGTCTCGTTCAGTTTTTACCCATCTATCTCGGGTACCATAGGTGTGGTAAAGGTTAATCAATCCTTTATTATAACAATCCATTATAAAATCCTTCATTGCACCCCCATGTGATTTGCTGATGTCTAATATATCTTCGATTGTGTAATGTTTTGTCTCCATCATTTTATTGTTTATTTGAGTCTACTGTTTTCCTCATCCATCAATAAGTGTGCGAACTTTTTCCGAAGTACGATACGTCTGCGTTCTTTGAGGAAAGCATTCATATCCGTGTCCTCAGGTAATCGATACACCTTACGAAGGATTGCTGCATCGATCCTGTTCAACAGTTCTTCCTGGTGTCCAGACTCCTCGTATTCTTTCTTGTGCAGGATCAGGAACTGTTGTTCAGACAAAGATAAAAGAATGTTTGCGTCTTTTTTGGCTAGGATGTAATCGTAGCGTTTTAGTTCTTTATTAGTCATGTTTGTTCAGTTTACTTATTTTTTTTTCGCGAGTTTTTTGTG